TCATATCTAATACATATCCTTTATCTTATCTAATACATATCCTTTATCATATCTAATACATATCCTTTATCATATCTAATACATATCCTTTATCTTATCTAATACATATCCTTTATCATATCTAATACATATCCTTTATCTTATCTAATACATATCTTTTATCATATCTAATACATATCCTTTATCATATCTAATATCATACCTATAATTCTTTTTATATCAACATCTAAAAAATGATATTACATAGAGTGATAAGATGATATACAAAGGCTAGACAAAATTTATATAAATAATTACGCCTATATTTAACTACGCCGCTACGCCGCTACGCTGCTACGCTGCTACGCTGTTTAGATAAAAGGCAATTATGGTAGATGATAGAAACGCACAGCGTGGCGCTACCGTCTCTAAGAAAATGAATAAGCCTAGTCCCATCACTCGCTCCGCTCGCACGCCTTGCTCCGCTCGCACCACACGGACAGGCTACTACGCCTCCAATTATTTTGAGTGTATAGATAGCGTATGTGCTCGTATCTCTAGCGAAAAGCAGAAGTATTACCTAAATATCGCCGCAAAAGTCGCCATCAAGTCGCCTATGTTTAACCACAAGCACGGAGCAATAATAGTATATAAGGACAGGATAATAGGCTCGGGATATAATTATTATATGGCGGATTTTAGTATTCACGCAGAAGTAGCTGCAATATCTAGTATTCACAAGAAACGCAGGCATATACTTAGCGAATGTGATATATATGTTGTTAGGATTGGTCCAGACCGCTTTAACAATCCTTTAAAATACTCTCGTCCTTGTACTAACTGTAGTAATACAATTATTAAAAATAATATTAAAACCGCATTCTATTCTACCAATTACGAGTATGATACCATTAGGGAATGTGCGGATACCCATAAGTGTAGCAGGGTGTCTAAAAGAGATAAATGTATATTACAATAGACGAACATCGCTAAATCGTTAGACGAACATCGCTAAATCGTTAGCGATACCTTGGGGATTATTCTCTTAATATTCTTCTTCATTACTGTCTGTCTATCTTCTTCAAAAATCCGCTTCAGCAATTCCTCACCAGACAACTCCTTATATTGGATTATTTTTGTCTTTATGTCGTTCATCTTGATAGGAACGATACATTCTTTAACATTCGTTTTAATACGCCCGTGTGCCGTGTTTAGGTCGTTGTATTTAAAGTTAAACATAAATTCCTCAATCTTGTTATTGAGGACACGCTGGTAGTTCTTGCGTTCTTTCATCGCAATCATCAATTTCCTAATCTGGTCGTCATATTTAAACCAGTCATTCACTAGGTTCTTAAATGTCTCTAGTTCTTCTTCGGTAGGCTCCGTCTTCCCCTGATTTATAATGCTATCTACAATATTATCGGCAGCGGCACTAGCGTTAGCAGCGACATCAGTCATTCTTATTCGTATTTTTGTATATATTATATATATCTTGTAATATTTATATATATTTCGCATTCTAACTTAACCTTTAACAAACATATCAAGTTTCTTTAAAACCCTTTCGTCTTCGTATTCGCCTTCTTTTTTTCCCTTCTTATACTTCACAATTGCAGGGAACCCATTAATACCCTTCTTATACTTTGCGGGCAGATGATTAATATGCGTCGCCTCTATATTTAATATATCGCAATCGCTAGCATTCTTATATTTTTTACATACCTTTTCCCAAGTAGGTTTTAGAGCAGCACAGTGACCGCACATATCCCAGTAATATAATATAGTGATGTTAGGTGATGTCTTTAGCACATCCCCAATCTGCTTTTTGTTTGCGGCTCCTAGAATATACAACATTCACTCCTTATATATTAAAATATATTTATAATTTATAAGAAAGATGAAAGAATATGCTGAGTTAGATTATGATACCAATTATAACCCAAAGGTGCTGAGTGCTAACATATCGTGTAAGAGTATGTCGTCGCTATCTAGTGCCTATACGCTACAGCAAAACAACCTATTTGCCGACCGAATAAATATGGATATCTTCAACTATCATAATAATTACAATAGGGATATATACGCACTTAAGGAGAGTGAATATGAATTGCTGAGCGGGTTCTCTATAAATAAAAAGAGTTGTCTATTTAAACGCCCTGAATATAACGACGGGGCTTGGAAGCAACAATATCAGGCTACGCTTCCCGTCCTACAACAGACCCTAGAGAGCGAGAAAGACAAATACAAACTATTTGATTACCAGACTAAAAATAAGACAAAGGTCATTCGCAGGTAAGGAAAAAATGATTTTGGCTACCTTAATATAGATAGCCATACCCTCATATCTTTAATGTGGTATATACAATTGATAGACGCGCCGTATTCGCCGGCTTCGCCGCTGTCGCAGCATTCGCATTACGACTTTATGGGATACCAGATGCACGAGAGGCATATAGCGGCGATTTATGATACCTTTCCTCGGCATTCTTGCGAAGATTACAAAGAGTTGAATAGGGTTATTGAAGAACATATTCTAGAATATATAAGGGGACTGGCTAAGAATACTATAGACTTATATGTGTATAACTATGGGTTAGATAATGCTATAGTATTACTAAACCAGTTTAATAATAATTTAGGAACTAGCAAATATACCAACACAACTTCTAAAACCCTACTATTTGCTATATTTTACAGCAGGTTTGTTATTGAATATATACCGAGCACCCTAGATTACAGAAAATATAAATACCCTTTGTCAAGCATTATAAAAATACAAAGAGTATGGCGTAAAACGCTAGCATATAGAAAGAGTATAAAAAGAGAAACAATTGAGAATGATTTTTCTAATCTTATTGAGAAGATAAACAAAGAGATTACTGGAGAACCTGCTAAGAAGGTTCTGGTATATCTGGTAAATAAATTTAGGAGACGGCTGAGTAAGTCATTATGAAGCCGGTAGAATAATATTTATATTATGAAGCCGTAATATACAAAGCATACCACCTATCAATATATTCGCAAACATACTTCAATACAAAGATGCCGAAAATAATCTTAAACATATTTATTATAGATAGACAATATTATAATTCAATTTTTATATTCCTAGAAAGAACACATCGTATCTTCGTATCCTTAAAACCTATTTTTATGTATATATAATAGATTATTTCCCCACCACTTCATATTCATATTATTTCTTTTTAACAGATTTACAAACTTATAGTTGCCGAAATAGGGCACATTATTACCCTTGTGTATTCCACAAGGTGCCCTACTGTCATAAAGTTCGTAATCGCATTTAACAAAACAGATGATATTGTAGGGCTTTAAACTATGGAACATCATATTATATTTTTGCTGTTCTTCTAGTAATCCCTTAAATTGCGGGCTATCTCTATCTATCACCTTCTCATTAATAAGAACCTTCTTTAATTCTACAATAAATTCTTTGTGTTTTGCTAGAGTTCTAGGTAATGGCGTGGGACTATTTATTATAACTTTAGCGGGAACTTGATAGTTTGACGGAGGCCAGAAAGGAGTTGCGTAAGGGTCTGTTCTGTCTTTTTTAGGTGGAGAGGCGGCTCTTATGGTTGGTATGGGGGCTCTTGCTCTTGCTGCTGTTCTTGCTACAGGGGCTCTTGCTGCTGGCGAGGCTGCTCTTGCTGTCGCTAAGGGGACGAAGGTTCTTGCTCTTGCTCTCGCTGTTGCGGCTCTTGTTCTAACAGGCGAAGGCGTCCTAGGCGACCTTGGCGACTTTAACATATCTTTCTACTTCTATTATAACATCTATAAAAAAGATTAAAAATTGATTTGTCGCTATTTATGTATATAAGGCATAGACGCACTAAGTAATGTCCCAGATATATCTAGGAGCCCATATCAATCGCGAGAAGACCATCTTAAAGACTATGGAAGCCATCGCAAAGAATGGCGGCAACTGCCTCCAACTGTTCGCATCTAATCCTCGTAGCACCGCCTTAGTATCGCTAGATAATTATCTGAGTATCGCCGATGATATAAGGGAATATTCGGCAAAACACAACTTCCGCACAGTAATACACGCCTCATATACAATCAATCTCGCACGGGACTTTAAGAATGGGAAGCGTGCTGTTCCTATTGAAGATTGTGCGTGGATACAATTGCTATTACACGAGTTGTATATTTCGCATCTTATCGGGTCTTCTGGCGTTGTAGTGCATGTAGGGAAACATACCACGCTTACCCCCGAATATGGATTAGAAAATATGAGAATAGCACTAGAATATGTTATAGCCGAATTACAGAAAAATAAAATAAACGCTAAGATACTTCTAGAGACACCCGCAGGACAAGGCACCGAACTTTTAACAGACCTTCACGAATTTCTAGAGTTCTTTAACCAATTCTCAGCGGAACAGAAAAGGCACTTAGGTATATGTCTAGACACCGCTCATATCTGGGCGGCAGGTTATGGATTGAGAGAAGCCCTAACTATGATTACCAGCAGAAACGCCGCCGATTTAATTGCTATACACCTTAATAATAGCAAGGTAGCAAAAGGTAGCCGTGTAGATAGACACGCAACCCTGTTTGATAACGCAGGCACAATACCTCATAACTCTATAATAGAATTCTTGGAATTGTTAGCGAAGCCTATAAAGACACAGATGCCTATTATAATCCTAGAGACACCGTCAGCGAATTATGCTGAAGAACTTATGGTGGTCGCTGCTCGCTTTAGCGTCGCTGCTCGCTTTAGCGTCGCTGCTGTCGCCGCTAGCCTATCTTAAGCCAACTGTCAGGGAACAAATCGTCTGTAATAGTCCCTTTGTAGTGTTCGCCAAACCATTCATTCGGGTAGCAGATAACCGGATTTAGTGAAGACGACAGATAGGCACCGAACCACGAGAAGGTGCTGTTGCCTATGATATAATGCTTAGAAGATGTCATAATTAGCAATTGTTCCCAATCAGGGATACTATCTGCTACTTTTTTATATTTTAAATCTTTACCATATAGTTTCTTGAGAGCCTCATTAATTATCCTATTATAATCATTCACCATCATCCTATCATTCTCTTCGCAGAAATAGAGGATTTCGTAGTCATATATATCAACGCCTTTGCTAACTAGTGCTTTAAAGGCATCTATGTAATACTGTGGCTTCTGGATGGGGTGATACGCACTAAGGTTCTTATAGTCGCCAATACGATAATGGACGGTTATGGTTTTGTTGGCGGTGTATTCGGGATACTTTGTTAAAGTCCTGTTAATATGGTCGTCAATACCTATAATCCTCCTAATCTTGTTGATATTATGCTGGAAATACTTATGACTTTGGAAATAGCCTTCCAATAATGTATCGCCAGTATATACTGGTATTTCCTTGTAATGAAAATAAGGGGCTACATATTTGCTGGTAATCTCTTTCTTGTCGGCTACTTTGTGGCTAATATTGCTAAACAAGGTGTCCCAGTAATATTTACGATACCCCATATCAGTTGCCGTATATAGTATGTAATTATTGGTATTATCTATGTAATACGAGATGGTCGCAAAAATCTTAAACAGTTGATTACCAATCCCGCCATTCACCTCAATCCCTACAAAATTCATTATTTCTATTAGTATTGTATGTGAAGTTATATTTATATATGTTCTATTACTAGTAAAAAATGATTGGTGAAAGTATTTATACTTATATTACAAAAGAAGCGATGATGACCCGTAGCCAAATGAAAAACGCTCTCGTTGCTACTGCTGCCGCTACTGTCCCTCTTGCTTCACCAGTTCCAGCAGCCGCTCCTCCAGCGGTAGCCGTCCCAGTATTCTATCCTAGTATGTTTGACAGATGGGCGATACCTTTCTAAGTTATATCATATATATCTGTATCTATTTTATATTTTTTATTTTTATAGGAACCGATATAGGTATGGGTCTAATGTGTCCTATTTTACAAAGGTTATGATAAAAATTGATTGGTTGGATTAAAAACAATATTACAGCCAACCACAGAAGCAAGGATAAACAAAGCCAAGTTCTACAAAGCAACTAGCAAAAGCCAGCAAAAGCCGTCTTAAAGCCTAACCTTTAGTTCTACAAAATGTCCCTTAATGTCAATCTTCTTATCAAGGAGGCTATCGCTAATATGCCTGACAGTCTCAATACCAAGAAAGAGATTGACGAGTATTACAAGGTTGCGATGAAAGAGATTAATGAGAAGTTGAAGGAAGAGAAGAAGGCGAATAAGAAAACCCAGACGAAAGATAAAGCGGCTCCTAAGAAGCGTGTTAAGAAGACAGCGAAGCCTGTTGAGGTTGATGATGATGGAAATGAGATTGTGAAGGTGAAGAAGCCTCTTAATAAATACCAGATGTTTATCCAGCAGCAGCGTCCTAAGGTGAAAGAGGATTACCCTGAATTGTCTGGTGAAGAAATCTTCAAAAAGATTGCTGAATTGTGGAAGCAGCATAAGGAAGACATTAATAATGGCGATGGCGAGCCTAAGAAGAGCGATAGCGAAGCAGAAGCGGACGAAGCCAAGGCAGCCGAACTAGCCAAAGCAGCCGAAGCGTATATCAATAGTGATGACGAGGATGACAAGGATAACGAAGCAGCCGAAGCAGCCGAAGCGGATGTTAAGACTACTGTGGTAGTTGAGGAAAAGAAAGAAAAGCCTAAGGAGAAGAAAGAAAAGAAGCCGAAGAAGGAAACTTCGTAAATGCTAGAAGACCAGTAAGGGTGGATGGTGTAATATAGGGTAATGTATATGAATGTCTATGAATGTATATGATATATATTTTTTATATTTTGATGATAATCACGGAGAAAATCTTGTAAATATGCCTTAAAAATATAAAAATTGATTATGTCTCCTACAATAGGTAATGTTTAAACATAAACACAAGATGACTACTACTATCGCTATGAAAATCAAGGAGGCGATGGCTAATATGCCTGATACCTATAATACCAAGAAGGAGATTGACGACTATTACAAGGAGGCTATGAAAAAGGCAGCGGAAAATAGCAAGGCTAAGAAAGTCGCTAAGACAGGCGATGATACTGATAAACCTAAAAAGGAACTTAATGGATACCAACTGTTTATGAAAGAACACATTAAAATTGTTAAAGAAGAGAACCCGTCTTTAACAGGACCTGAAGTGTTCTCTAAGATTGCTGAGTTATGGAAGAAGAAGAAAGAAGAGGCTGGAGAAGCGGCGGGAGCAGTGGGAACTAGTGAAACATCTGTTCCTGTAATAGAGGCTGCTGCTACTGTAGTTGCTACGACGGTTCCGGTAGTTGAAGTAGTTGTTAAAGAAGACGCTAAGGCGACTGACGCTAAGGCTGACGATGAAACTGTTGCTAAAACAGAAGTGAAGAAGAAGAAAGCGAAGTAAGCGAAGCGGCGAAGCGGCGAAGCGGCATAGCCGATGTGCTAATATGATGTCTTAGTATATGTATGTATCTATATTATATATTTTTAAATTGTCAAATGCGTATCCTCTTTTATACCTCGCCTATTCTATATAGGCGTTATGCTTATATCCTTTTCTAGGGTATATGTTTTTATTTTTTTATATAATATACTATATATTATAGAAGAGGGGGGGTATAAATAATATGAATGGAAAGAATTGTAAATCTAAAATAAAGGTTAGTAAATATGGTAAAAAGAAAGGAGGAGGCGATGAAGAAGATGTAGTAGAGCAAATAAAGAAAGCAGAACAATTATTTAACGCCGCTTATGATAATAATAAAGAAACGAAACAAAAATTAGAAATATCAAAGGCAGTATTAAAAGAAATAGAAAGAAAAATAGAATTAGAAAAAGAAAGGCTAGTAAGTAGTGTAGTTGCTAATGGAAAACACTTAAGAATAAAAGAAGCAAGGGAACAAGCAATAAATAATTTATCAAAAACTCAAAAATCCAAAATAAATATGCTTTTAAATGAACTAGAAGCAGCAGAAAAAGAGTTAGGAAAAGCAAAAAAAGAAGCAGATAATGCTGAAGAAGTAGAAAAAAAATTATATAATGAATACATAGCAATAATAGAAGCAAATAAACAAGCTATACCGATTGATATTGAAGACAAAGACGCAGATGAAGGTATTTATTCATTTGCCGACGATTACGAGGTATTTTGTTTCTCAGACCTTGAAGGTAATATGCCTGAAAAAATAAAAGAAATAATGTTTGATAAGCAATTTAATTATATAATGCTTAATCAACATAAAAGGGCTATTGTTTTTACCGGCGACTTAATTGACAGAGGACAATATTGTATAAGAAATCTATTAGTAATGTTAAATCTTAAAAAATTTAATAAATTGAATGTTATACTTGCTTGCGGTAATAGAGACCTCAATAAAATAAGGATGTATCACGAATGCTGTATAAAATCAATTGAAGAATTCCTATTAAATAAGACTACCGAGCTAGATATAACTGATATTATTAGACACCTTAAATCTTTGGATAAGATAGAATTTTTAAGCTCTATGGAAACTATAGCAAAAAATATAAATATTAAAGGTATTGTTACTGATAAGGGAAATGTCAAGGCTTTAAATGATGGTACTGTTGATGAAGCTTTTAAACTATCATATTCTGATGAGATAGACCGAATTCCAAAAATGTATGCAAATACATTAGGTTCTCCAAACCAGATTGAGTTTTTTAAAGAAGAATATATAGGGTTATTTAACTTGAATAAAACCATATTTAATGACGATATCACATTATTATATAAGTTTATTGCGATGATGAATATGGTTATGGGAAAAATTTGGTATAATTTACCTGATGTTTTACGACCATATAATGGGTTATATATAAAATATCTACAAAATTGTCATATTATAGCGTCATTTACGATAGGAAATAAACTGTGTTTTGCTTCGCATTCTGGAGTGCCATATTATGAGGATAAAGATGAAGGATATACGCCGCATTTTTATATCCCTAGTAAGATTGGTGAAGAAAATAAAGACTTAAGAGCAGATAATAATATAGATAATATTAGAGGTTTAAACAAGCATTTTAATAAATTTATTCAAAATCCAGATGGAATTGATTATAATAGCCCTGAATATAAAAAATATATAACTATGACGGCTGGTTGTGAGAAAACGGTTAAGCCATATTCGTCTAATGCTTCTCCTATTGTTTCTTCTGTAAATTTAAGTCTTATTCAAGATAAAAGTAAAAAGAGTTTAGAGATTTTTAAAAGAGATGGTGTAGACAAAATTTATAATATTTTCGGGCATCAACCATCAGGATTTTTGCCTTATATTAACAGGGTTGCTAGTGACTATGACGATGCTAGATACGATGCTATATCCTATCATATAGATTTAGATATTTCTAAGGCTGAAAACGCAGGAGGCATATCTAATAAAAAGTCATTTGTTTATCTTAAGATTACTGAAAATGATGATAGATTATATGGAAAGACTGTGTCATCTGTAAAATACATAGCAGCAATAAAAACTATACCAAATAACAAAGACAATACTATAAATTTAAAAAAAATTAGCGACAAAGAGGGTATTATAATTGAATATAGCAAGGTAGGAATTAATTTGGATAATTATTGTCAAAATGGAATAAACGCTATTTATGATGGTATTCCTATTGTCATTTTTACAGTTGATGGTATAAAGCATTATGGAATAAACGCAAGATATTCATTAGTTGAATATAAGGATGAGATATCGGGATTACAACTTACCAAATCAACATCTTCTATACCGCATTCTGCTAACAAGAGTTCTCTTGTAGGCGGCAAAAAGAAGATATACGCAAAGTCTGTAAAACGGTTTATGAATGGTAAAAGGCAAATGGTGATATATCTAGGGAAGCGTGGTTGCGAATATCTCAAGGTTAATGGTGAATATATAAGTCTTGCTAAGTATATAAAGACGGTGAATAAGAAGAAATAAGGTACCAAATCACGCTAAACTATTCTATATATCCTCCTAAAATTACCTAGTATTGCTAAGGATACGACATAAGATAAGAGGTATTGTAAGAAGATGCTTATTATAAGATTATAGAAGCATCTAAGGGGGTGTCTTAACTTAACTTTTATATTCTAAAAACTTTTACAACTTTATATTTTTCTAAAAGTTTCTAACTTATCTAATCTTCCCTAAATATACCTAAGTATTATTCTTTTTAATCTTTATAATACCATTACTAGTAAGAGTGGAATGATATGAGGTGTTATGCGAGAGGATACTAGGTTATGTTATAGAAGATACCTATAATTATTACTTAACTTTTATATTTATAAAACTATTTTATATTTCTAAAAACCTTTACAACTTTATATTTTTCTAAAATACCTAGTATTATACTTTATGGACCCATAAGAGGTTCTAATATACCTAATCACGCTAAACCTAAAATCACCTAGTAATACTAAGGATACAACATAGAGAACATCATTAATGGTAATATAAGTCTCCAACTAATATTCTTGACTTAACCTTTTTTTTAATCTCTCTAACAAAAAATGATTATGTCTTCTACATTTATATAAAGTAGATACCTATCATATACAAAGTATGACTGATACATCAGCATCCGTCGCCGCTACCGCACCATACAAATACACCTTTGAAGACCCCGTCTCGTATTTCACGCCAGTATATGAGAAGGCAGGACATATCTATAAAAACGCCGAGGACAAGCCAGCAACATTTATGGGCTCCCTTAACGCCGGCGACGAACAACTGTATATTGGCGGCGGAGCCATTAACAAAGCATTCAACATCGCAATTAGAACCGACGACTATGACACGACATTATATGATTTGTCTGTAAAGATGCATCTATCCTGCTATATGGATTGCTATAATGTTGAGGAGGAAGAAGACTTAGTCCCTGATATATACTCTAGAACCAAGTATTTAAATAAAGTAAATACTGCGTATTTCAATACTGCGTATTTCAATAATACTAACAAAGCAGGTGCCCTACATCACTTTAACGCCTTTAAGAAGGGCGGCAAATTCGCCGATAACCCATATATCGCAGATATGTATCTGTATGTTAGCGAGAGCCGTCTTACAGACTTTATTAGCAACGGCTTATATCCTGCCGACATCTTCATAGATATTCTTAAAAAGGCTCCTTATAATAATGAGGCAAATAAAGCGATGATATACTGCGTGGGACCGAAAGGGCTGAGAGGGTTGAATGGAATTAAAGGAAAGCACGCTAGCACCACAGACGACTTTAAAGACGCTGTGTATATTGTCGGCAAGAATATAGCGAACGCGATATATCTTTACAATAATAACAATAACACGCCAGATACCGAGAAGATTGACTATGTCCGCATCTGTCTAATATCTGGCGGCAGTTTTAAACACGAAGGCGTCAGCCATATTGAGGTCGCTGAGAGCCTTATTAAAGGGATACACGAAGTTAATGTAATGAAGAAGATTACGAATGTGGTATATAACTTTGCCTACGATAATGACGCTTTTAAACAAGCCTACGATAACTTAGGACTTAAGGACTAGGGCGATATATCTTAGATACGCATCATATTCTTTATCTTTATTTTTATATTCTAGATACTCTTTATAACTTCTAAATATGTGGCGAAGCCGTCGGCAATATTAACTTGATTATTATAACTAGATAAGCGGACATCAAAGTGTATCCAGTTTTTTCTATATTTCACAGGGATAAAGTTCATTAAGAATAGCGAAGCCATCATACCATCGCTATTAACGCATTTATATCCCGAGTTTTTAACATCAGCAATATTAGATTTTATGTAATACATATACTCAACCCACGGAGGCAGCCTTATACTTTTCTCAGCATACTCTTTGTTATACATTTCAATATCCTTAGACAACTTGTCATTCAGGGTAAAATATGTAAAACTGGTATGACAGTGTATCCGCTCAGACCACCCTGTTAAAGTCGCATAGTCAAAGATATAATCAGGCTCATAAGTCTTACAAGCATACGCCAGAGCATCCGCTAGTATCAATCGTCCTTCCGCATCAGTATTCACAATCTCCACGCTAGTCCCATTATAGGATTTAATAACATCATTAGGCTTCACAGCACTACTTGACACTATATTTTCTACTAAAGGACACAAGCAGACTATCCGGTGCTCGCTCTTGCTATCCACAAGATACTTAAACAACCCTAAAGCCAGCGAAGCACCCTCCTTATCCATATACATTTTTTCCATATTCTTTTCTCGCTTCATAGAATACCCTCCAGTATCTATGGTGACGCCTTTGCCTACTAGACAGATTGTTTTCTTGCTATTAGCCGGCTTATAATCTAGCACCAAGAAATGCGGCTTATTACTAGAAGAGCCGCCAACCGCATCAATAAGCCGCAAGCCCATCCGCTTAATATCTGCGTGCCTATAGTTGTTTATTTTAACAGAAGGCGTCTTGCTAAAGAGCCCGCAAGCATACGCTGCGAGCCTTTCGGGCGTAAATATATTAGAAGGCTCGTTTATGATATTACGGGATATATTAGAATAGTTAAGAACATCAAACAGACTGACAATATCTGCTTTGGATAATTGCGGGGCATAAAATGAGATGCTAGTAATGTCATTATTATTACTTTTATATTTAGAGAATACATATAGCCCCTGAATAATCCTATAAATAAATCCCTTAACAAAAGCCTTGGCTAACTTCTGTAAATTAAAAAGAACCTCCTTCTTATTATTTAAAATATCCTTGATACTTATTGAATTTAGTAATATATCTAGATGGTTATTTATTATTATGTCTGCTCCTACTGCCGCCGTCTTCTTCGCTTCGCTCACCGCTTCCGTCCCTACAGTAATGGTGCTATGTTTGTAATTCCCTATCTTTTTATCAATACTATTTATAATATTGATACTCATTCTAATATAAGGGTATTTTATATTATATATCTGTCAATACGAGTTGAGACCCTTTCAATTCATAGACCTTGTCAGCGATTTCTAGTGCCGACTTACGATGTGCTATGATTATCACGGTGCTATTCTGCGTCTTATAGCATTCCTTTATTGTCTGCTGAACCAGTTCTTCGCAATACGGGTCAAGCGCCGATGTCGCCTCGTCAAATATCAGGATTTGCGGCTTTCTAATTACTGCTCTAGCAATTGCTATACGCTGCTTTTGTCCTCCCGAAAGCGAACTAAGTTCGGTGCCTTCAAGGATTGTCTGGTATTGTTTAGGCAGTTTGGATATAAACTCGTGTGCGTTGGCGTTCTTGGCGGCTTCTATGATGCGGCTCTCAAGGTCAGTGGTGCCCGCGCCATCATCGCATATACCAAATGCTATATTATTAGCAATAGTATCCGTAAATAATATGCTATCTTGTGCGACATATCCTATGCGTCTTTTTAGCCATTCGCTATCATAATGGCGAATATCAACCCCGTCAATCGTTATGCTACCGCTAGTGGGTGCCAAGATATTCACTAACAATTTAGAGAGAGTGCTCTTACCGCATCCTGACGCACCCATAATCGCTATCTTCTCTCCTCTGTCAATTCTAAAATTAAAATCAGTTAAGACAGGTTCCGTCGCCTTATCGTATTTAAACGACAGCGAATTAAAGACGATATCGCCTTCCATCCGGTTATCAGCAGGTATATAGTAGCCCTTAGTATATTCAGGCGTATCTAGTATTTTCGTGATACGGAGATAAGGCTCTTTACACTTAAGGAATTCGTTTCGCATATCAAACAAGGTTTTAATGGTAGAATATAGCCCCTGATTATGTAGAATAAAGATAGTTAGCCCTTCAACAGTCCCCAAGTAGTTCGCCGATAATATGATGATTATTGTGGTGATGGTCGGTATATTACAGACCACTAATAGGTTGCTGCCGTATAGCAGGCATTCCTTGTAGTTGTAGTCGGCGATTACATTAGAAAGCAAATTGAATTTATCCTCAGCGTGCCGCTCATTCGCATAAGTTTTCATAATAGATATGTGCGAGATTGTCTCGTGCGTATAGGTGTTGAGTTCCTTATTCAACTCTTCGTGGTTCGCCATTATCTTCTTGTGTATATGCTCGTAGCACGCTGATATCAAATAATTGATTGGGATTAGAATTATAGCGATTGCGGTAAGTTTCCAAGATATGTTAGACAATAGCCAGAAGGTTATAACGACCTCTATGAGAGAGCGAGAGAACACATTAATATTTAGAGAGATGATGTCAGACACCACTCTAGCATCGCTATTCACCCTCTCTAGCAGCCCATTAACAGGCTCTGTCTCATAAAACTTCAAAGGCTGGTTTAATATACGGCGATATATGATACACCTCAGTTTATGGTTCATGGATTTTTGCGAATATACGAACAAGCCGCCACGCAGCGAGATGGCTATCATAGATATCAGGTTCGTATAAAAAAGCATAGATAGGCGTTCGTTCGTAAAATCGCCTATCATCATACGGCTCGTATGTTCGCTCGCTATGACATTATAATAGGAACCTATGCAGCCGCAAAATAACCCTAGGATGCTGTATCTAATGTCATTCCCACACAACTCTATATATCTCTTGAATATTAGCATTTTTATTTAGTATATATGCGGTATGTATTTATATGTATAGGATGATATATGGTTATTTAGATTTGGCTGCTGTTTTGGGTCTTTTAGGTTTAGGCTTTGCTGCTGTTTTGGGTCTTTTAGGTTTAGGCTTGGGTCTTTTGGGTTTGCCTCCTCCCGTTGGTTTATCCACAACATCATACTTTAACTCTTTTTTAAGTAGAAATAGTAAGAAATGTTTTCTATCTTCATCGCATAATAAAGATATATAATTATCGTATTTATCGTCTTTATGTATATATCTTTTAACGGATATGCCTGCTGTTGCCGCTTCTTGTCTAGTTTTAAAGCGATATTTATTTAGAACCCTTGTAAATCTCGTATCTGTTCGTAATTCTAGATATTCTTTTTCGTTTGGCGGTCTTCCTAAATTACCGTGCCCTTTTTTTGCATTCACAACCTCTAACCAAAACCTAGGAATGTTTTTACCATTAGCATATTTTATCTTCTTAAATAGTATTTTCTTAAACATACTTATTAATATTTCGTTAGCAAAAAATGCGTCTTTTGTCATATATTCAAGCACATATTGATATACAAAATTATTATTATTGGAATCATCTGGTTTATAGTGGTTTATTAAATTATCAGACCAATCAGTAGGGAATGCGTTATCGTTAGATATTAACACAAGATTTATATTTTCAATAAATTTCTTTTTTCCATAAGATAATATATACAAGGCTACTATATATTTCATAGATTTCGCAAAGATTAATCGCCGCTTATCGTATTGTTCTTTTGTGTCTTTTCCCTTAGGATGTCCTAAATGCTCTACTTTTTTAGCCCTATCTGTATAAAAGAGTTGGTGATATTCATTCATATCCCCTACTTCTTTTATTCCATCTAATTTAATTAATTGTCCTTCTTCTTTTTTTACTTCTAAAACACTATCCTTACCTATAGCAGTTTCTATAAGCAATTCTTCTAAAGGGTCATATTCCTTTGTAATACCTATCTTTTTAAAAGCAACATCTCTTATTTGTTGGATATAAAAAATGTCGTTTTTATATTTATCTTGCTTAAGAATTAACTCTTCAATCGCCGACAATCGTTCATACATAATTGACAATTTGTCGCTATATAATAGGTAGTCAAATATAGCATTTAGAAAGCATAAACCGTCATCTTTATTGTCAATTAGATATACTTCAGGAGGGTTTCTCACATCTCCTTCTATATCAATTACTACTTCTTCTCTATCATCGGGAGAATTACTCTTAAATGAATGGCTTCCTCTTCTAGCAGACAGGACAGGGGGTGATATTTGGAGTTTATCAACAGCAACAACATTCTTAGGTAGAAGGCTTGGATAAACTCCTCGTTCATATTGTCCTTCCATTGTCTTTTCGCCTAGTATTATTGGAGGTCTATATGCTTGAGGTTGTGCTATGATTGTTTGAGGTAGTTTGTTGGATGCGGCGGATGCTGCGGATGCGGCGGCTGATGTTCTCCTATATAATGTTGAATATGGCGGAGGAGGAGGAAGCGGTGTCTCACTTGGAACAAAACCTCTATTTCTGGGTGCGCCGCTTGCCGGACGAATACCTGCTGATGCTTTAGCAGATTGACGAGGACGAGGACTTATTCCTGCTTCTGCTGCTTCTGCTGCTTCTGCTGCTTCTGCTGCTTGTGCTGCTTGTGCTTCGCGATACCTTCCTATATCTTTCCTTAAAACTGCTGGTTCTATATGTGCTTGCTGTTGTGCGGCTACTTTTGCTGACAGCATTTGCAACCTACTTCCTCTATTTGTAGTGTGTGGTGGTAGTTTATCTTTTGATGCATGTTGTTGATAGAGAGGAATGTCATCAGCCCTTAATATTCTAAGAAGGAATATTTTCTGTGATGATAATCTTGTATCTTTAAAATTTTTCAGTTCAATAAGCCTAGTATTAATATCATCATTATAGTCTTCTGGACGCATTCCTTTTCTCCGGTCTATAAAAAATAATGCATTAGTAACAAGGTCTTCAAACCTCTTTAAACTAGTAAAATATGCCTCGTAATTCTTATAATCTTTCATCTTTATTATTTGTGTTCTTATTTGGGTAATACCCATATATATTCTCACAATTGACATTTTTATAATATTAAAGTCATTTAAACTTCCTTTTAATTGTTCTCTTGTTAGTTTGTCTCTTCTTTCTGCGTTTGCTTTATATTTAATGAGTTCATCATAGTAGTCTTCTACCTTTCTATGATACAAAACTAATAATTCAATAATGTTTAAGTTATCCAACCCCTCAAGTATTCTCATACCATCTTTATCTTTATTAATTGCATCAATTGCCGTCTTTATATTTATATTTATATTTATATTAGGTATTTTAAGTATATTAAAGGCATCACCCCTTCACTCTATATTAAATAAATATATATAAAAATTGAATACCCATTATAACTATTTATATATTATATATAGAATGACCGAAATATACATCTTCATATTTCGCAGAGACTTTCGCATTCACGATAACTTGGCGTTGAATAGGCTGATAGCCGCCGCTAACGCTAATGGGAACAAAGGGATATACCCTATGTTTATATTCAATCCTAAACAGATATACGCCAAGAACAACGAGTATTTTAGCAATAATTGCGTCCAGTTTATGATAGAGAGCCTAGATGATTTGGATAAACATATCCACATAAACTACTATGAGGCTGCGGACATAGATATTTTAACAAAACTTTCTAAGAAATACAAGATAAAGGCTATCGCATATAACAAGGATTATTCGCCATTCGCCATAAAACGAGACAAGGCTATCGCTGATTGGGCGGCGACCGCAGATATCGCTATAATAACCGAAGAAGACTACACGCTATATCCTATGGGAACCATCCTCAATAACAAAGGCGACCCTTATCAAGTATTCACACCATTCTATAAAAAGTCCCTGACAATCAAGGTGCCTGCTCCGGAACCGCTAGATGTTAAGACCATTAATGTAATAAAACATATCAAGAAATTTGACAAGCATAAATATTATGTTGCTAATCCTGATTTGGCGGTAAGAGGCGGGCGAGAGAAGGCTCTAGAGCGATTTAAGAAGATTATGACGGACTATGCGACAACCCGTGATTATCCGGCGATGGATAATACGACCCGACTGAGTGCCTACATCAAGTTCGGCTGCGTTAGCATTAGAGAGGTCTATTTTAACTATAGCAAGGTTAAGGAATTACAACGGGAACTATTGTGGCGTGAGTTTTACGCCAACATCCTCTATTATTTCCCGAATGTGCTAGGGAACTCATTTAAGGAGCAGTATGATAATGTGAAATGGACGAATAACAAAGAATGGTTTAAACGCTGGTGTAATGGGACTACTGGGTATCTATTGGTGGATGCTGGAATGGCACAACTTAACAAGACGGGCTGGATGCATAATAGGTTGCGTATGATAACCGCTATGTTTTTAACAAAAGACCTGCTTATTGATTGGCGGTGGGGCGAGAAATACTTTGCGACACGCTTAGTTGATTACGACCCTGCGAGCAATAATGGCGGGTGGCAGTGGTCGGCTAGCACAGGAACTGACGCACAACCATATTTCCGCATATTTAACCCTGAATTACAGTTAAAGAGATACGACAAGAACTACGAGTATATAAGGACTTGGATGCCTAATTACGAGATAGATGCTGTAGAAAAAATAGTAGAACACAAGGAACGCTCGGCAATTGCTATAAGCGAATTTAAGCGGGCTGCGAGCACTTAAGGAACATCTTCAGTTGGTTATTAACATTCCAGATGTGTCTTATAACATTATTACAAAATTCGTGATTAGGCAGATGTTCGGGATGTAGAGTGCTACCTAGTGTTATATCAGTAATTGCTACAGGATATGTTATAACAAATGAATTAACGGCGGCATATATTATGTTATCGGCGGCAGTCCAAGAGTAATACGATAAATCGTAGCGGTCGCTGCCTCCGTCGCTGCCGTCGGCTAACACATATTTATCTAGTATTTTTCTAGCACCTTCACGAGAAACCATATAATAGACAGCACCTGGATACGCCTCGTGTCTCTTTGCTATTATGTCGCCGCCGCTAATGCTACCGCCGCATTCGCTGCCGTCCTTCAAAAAATGCCCGTTATATAACTGTATGACTACAGGATGGCTGCTAGTATATAACTGTAATATCTCAACAACCTCATTATTTTTATTTTGTGCCTCTTCAACATATTTTAGCATCTTTTTAAAGTCTATATTGATAAACTCTATATCATCTTCTAATACGCAGAAATACGGGTCTCCGTCAGCGTATCCTCGTGCTATTGCTTTTAAATGCGACAATATACACGCTATCTCGCAAGGTGTCGTGGTATTGATTGATTCCTCGTTGCGTTTAATGGTATAGTTGTTATCCCTGATGGTTTCAGGGGTCTCCGCTGATATACGATAATTATCTATCTCTTTTTTGTGAAACTGGGCTTCCATATATTTTCTACGGTCAGCGCATTTATCTAGGTTAATCCAGTAATGTTTTAAGTTCATAAGTGTTTATATTGATTTCTTTGTAAATGCTTAAATACTTTATAATCTAAGCATCAATATAAGCAGGGCTTATTAGCGTCCAATTATTTCCATTAAGGTCAGATTTTAAAACATACGATGTGCCTCCGTTTAATTGAGGCAAAGTAATTCCTTGGAAATTAGTAGTATTACTAAGGGTTGAATTACCACTATATTTCATAGTGTCGTTTGCTTTTGCTTCTATATATTGATAAGTACTATCTCTATAAAACTTAATCTCAAATCTTAAATCGCTGCTTGATTCATCTGTTGCCCCGTAGGCATAACCATGCCAACATACAATTCGCAAATGATTACCAATAGCACTATTAAGATATTCATAATTTATTTGATATCCATATCTGTCAGTCCATGCATAATTAAACCGATTGCTAGTATCAAAATCTATCCAACAGTTAGCACTAATCCTTATATTTGTAACTGCGTTTCCAGCCATATTAAATGGAATCACATTTCTATTTAAAGCAAAAGTATAATCAGTATCATCAACTTTAGTATTCAGCAAAACATTAGAAGGTAATGAGGTAACATTAACAGATGTTCTGTTAAGCAGGAACTATAATTGGAGGAAAATCAACTCTTGCTGGCGATACCCCTGTAAAATTACTTGGTATCTTAAATATATTAGTCTTTGTATAACCTAGAGCATTATCATTCCCAAAGTTAAATAGACCACCATCATCGTGTCCCCAATCAACAAAATAGGCATAGCCGTCCCCAGCATCTATTGATGTTAAAATATCCATACCTGTTTGTGTATCTAGTGTTCCTATTGAAGTAACAGAGTTTCCTGTAGTAGCACCATCTAAAAACGACCAAGTATTTACAGTTCTACTAGAGTAATAGAAGTTTAGATTTCTATAATAACTTATAGAACCATCAATTGCGAACAGTTGATTTCCTACGGCATCTTCTTCTGTTCCATTATAACGAGTGAAAGTATCTACAAATGTAACGCTTGTTGCTGATATCATTACACCTGTCGTTAAATTAAAGGTTAGATACATTCCTGTTGTAACACCTGAACCTTTTATAACTAGAACAGAATTAACGCCGTCTGATACAGTTGTTAAGCCATTAGTGATATCCAATCCTGACATAAAGGTTGTTACTGTGCTATTCCAAGCCTGTATCGTTAGCCCATTTATAAGGTAATTTGATGCGGAGAAATACAAGGTTCTTGATGTAGCAGGAAAAGCAACTACAGTTCCGTAATTGAAACTAGACCCTACAGAACCTTGTGGCTGATTATTACCTGCATTAAAAGAAAATATGCTGTTTGTAAATGTGAATTTACCAAATCCATTAGCATCATACAAATTATTTGTATTAGTCCTTGAAATATATCCAAAAAATCCTGTCCCATCCATAAATAGCGTATCGTGGTCGTCATTTGAAATCCAATCGTATCGTTGGGGTGTTCCAAATGTTAGCGTTGAACCATTTAAAGAAAAGCAACTTTGGGCTATTCTACTAATTCTTGTAGAGTTCCTACACGATACCACGATTGTCTGTGCTCCATCGCTTGTTGAAATAGTGTATTTTAGATAAAAAGCAACTCCTGTAAGGCTGCTAAACGAAGCATAAGGTATTTCGTCAATATGTGCTACAGTCGGTAAATATGTAGCCATTATTGCCCCTGAAGCAAGCGTAGTAGTTATGAAAGCCGACTTCTGTTTCCCTCTAAAAGCCGACATACTAATCGTTGTGCCTGTCGCAGGTAATCCCGCAATTCCCGTTGTGAAACCTGTGCCTGAGTTAGTGTAATACTCAGCCATACTGATAGGATTTGTGCCGCCAAACTCCGTTTGTATTTGAGATAGCGATATAGTCCCTGTGCTTGCTAGCGGCATCTTACTTTATTATAATAATTTATAATATAAATAATAAACTTACAATTCTTTCTTTATATAAAAAAATGACACACAGAGTATATTAATACATAACTATATTATATGGCTCTATTTATTGACACAGAGACATCGGGATTACCAGATACCCGCAATCTACGCTGGGGAGTTTATCCTGATTACAAGGATTTAGAGAAGTATGATAGTGCTCGTATAGTTCAGTTCTCTATGTTAATTACAGATACCAAGTTTAAATATGAGGACATCAAGGATTATACCATTAAACGAGAAGGGTTTGACATTACTAATGGGGAGTTCCACGGTATCACCAACGAGATATCTGACACCGTCGGCGTAGATTTTAATATAATAGCCGAAGAGATATTCTACGAGATGTTAAAGAAGACCACGCATATTGTCGCGCATAATGTGGGATTTGATGTGGGTGTCATTAAAGCCGAACTACATCGGCGGAAACTCCAGTATATTATAGATGAGTTAGACAAGAAGACTTTGCTATGTACTATGAAGCACATGAAGCCTATCTTAAAAATCATCAATCAATATGGTAATTACAAGAACCCGTCGCTTAACGAAATATACAGGTTTAATTTTAAAAAAGATGTAGAGAACGCTCACAATTCGCTATACGATGTTAAAAATCTTCATCAGGTCGTAGAATATATGTATAAAAATAAGACGCTAAAATATGAGATACCGAAGGGTAAGGATATTGAGGCGACGCCTAAGGCTACTATGTCTAAGACTATGTCTGCTGATACTAAGGATACCACGGAAACCACAGAGCCGCCAGCATCGCAAGCGTCCCTAGCATCGCAAGCGTCCCTAGCATCGCTCACGACCTAATCCTAGCAGCCCAGAAAGGGTGTTCTTTAGCCATCGCACTATCAAAACTTCCCTCAAAGTATGTCTCGTCTTCTATTATTATTGTTTTGTATAACTTAGATAGAACACTAAGCACGCTTTGGTCGTGCCGGTTATCAATAAAGATGTCGCTTTGTCCGTTCTTATTGTAATGGTCGGTAAATAATAGCGGATTATAATATAATGTGTTTAACCACGAAGATACTAGATTGGTGCTATTAGAATTCTTTTTAAACATCCGGACAGTCGCTATAATCTGTCCGCTTTCTATGATATCGCTACTGTCATTATGTATATTCAAATATTCAAAGATTTCTTTAATAGTCCATTTCTTCTCTATATGCTGGGACATCTGGAATGATATAGCACCTTCCTCGCTATTTTTTAGCATCTCTATATATTCGTTAAATCTCTTGACGCCGTTAGGATTTATATGACACCCAGCATCTAAATATATCAATATGTCGTCATCCTCCATCTTCTCCAGATGTTTATTGATAATATATGGTTTCCATATCCAATACCCACCGCCTCTAGGCTGTTCTAATATGTTTTTAAATCTTTCCTTAAAATCTTCGTCCAAATCTTCGGTTCCATAAGAGGCTACTGTGTCAAACCACCCGCAACTCACAGCCTCATTATGTAGCCTCCTTTTTGTATTAGCGTATTTGCTGTCTCCAAATGTAATAAGATGTATCATAGTGTATCTAAGTATTTATAGAATATAATATTTATATAATATTGTGTATATAGTAATAGTAAAGTTAATGGCTACGATGGAAGAACTGAGACGACACCGCTTTCTTAACTTAACCTTGATAGACCTAGTGCCTACGCTAATAGTTGGGCTAATAATACATTCGTATTTATGGTTATATCCGCTAGAATTGAGCGAAGACCAACAAACCAACCGAACATTCGTTCAATACGCCGCATCATTAGTCCTTATATTAACCACGCTGCTAGGGTTAGGCGTGATAATACATAGAATATTTGGTATTAAGTCGGGATTGTCAGCACATCTAGGATTGAACGGGCTACCTAATAAAAAATAATTTAGTATTGTAGTATTGTAAAGTATGGAACACGACGCAGCGAGAGCAAGCGAAGCAGCGAGAGCAAGCGAAGCGGAGCGCGTAATAACCCCTGGCCGCTTCTTGTCTATCTGGATATTCCTGTATTCGCTAGCATACCTCTTCAATCTTGTCCCTTACAACCCGATAATACTGATTTGTATAGCCTTAACATTCTTCGTATTCAGCCTGTTTATCATTATACCTAGGTTGAACGAGCGTTCTCTTCTATTATACTATATAACCATAAATACATTAGGTAAGATGCTACCGTTGCTACTGATTATAAATCACAAATTAACAAATAGCGATATCGTATTCACCGTATCGTTTATCTTAATATATGTAGCATATATGTTGATTGTTAAAGACGATGTCGTGTGCGTCTATCTAGATTATGTGGAGTTCATTATAAATCGTGATAGTTCCCGTGAAGGGGCGATTTATCACTATATAAATCATGTGCTTCCTAATCTAGTATCTTATCGTATCTTAATATTGCCTTAATAAAAGGTGGGTTTTTACTACCAGCAGGATTTGAACCTGCGAGTGCTGAGCACGTGACAGCTTAAGTGTCATGCCTTGGACCAAACTCGGCCATGGTAGCAAAACTCGTAAATGCGAGCAATATTAATTGTAAAAATAAGTTAAAATACGATGGTATATATAACTGAATATATATATTATTTTTTTGGAGTTTTTTAGTTAGATAATTATATATATCCTGTTATTCTTATATGGTTTTATGCGGGGATGCGTGGAGAAAATACCATATAAAAATTATACGCACATATATAAATAATCCTTTATTATGTATATTTACAAAAGTATCTTAGCACTTCTAGTGGTCGCATTTAATACCGCATCGGCATTCTCGTATATCACTAGAAGTTGTAATATAATTAGTAGCGGCAGCAGCAGCAGTAGCAACAACATCAGTCTCTTTAATAAACGCAAGATGATACAGGCAGGCAATCTACAAATTGCGGCTGCGGCAGCATTAGGAGACAGCGGCATCGGCGACGATGTGAATATTATGAAGTTGCTAAATTCTAAATTAGACGCCGCCGCCGCTGACGCCGCTGACACTTACTACACATATAATAACACAGTTAGCACAAAGACTAAGGCAAAGATTGATGTGATTGTAGATAATATTATGAAGAATTGTAAGAAGAATGGAAAGAGCACACCAGAAGTTGCTGTTAGAAACTTACAAAAATACTGCTCGCCTACTAATGTAATTAAAAATAAGAGCACAGCGGCTCTGGTATTTTGTTTTCGCAAATGTAAATATTCTTTGTTGCTAGGTGATTTTAGCAACTACGAGACGATAGGATATACGAAGCACGCAGACGAAGCAACGAATAATAGATATTATTATGTTGATATCAAGGTATCCGCCCCATATAAAACTATGCTCCGTAATGGTATTCAATTTAACGATATGTATTATCCAAAGTTAAGAGATTACAATAATACCTGCTATGTAATCTACAAACTGTCGTTCAAGGATTACGAAGATGGTAGCCTATATATTGAAGGACACACCCTCGTTCCGCCACGAACGCAAATCTAATACCATAGCATTCTCTTTTTATTTTTATAGATGGATTTACAAAAAATGATTTTATATAACACATTATTACAGATACAATACAATACAATACAATACAATATGAGTAGGTTAGAACTATTAGAAAGGTGTAAAAGCCTTTCTATTGTTAATTGTAAATCTAAAAATAAAAAACAATTACTAGAACTTATAATTATGAAGATATCACAAGAAGAGATAATAGATACATCAATATCATCGCCATCGCAGACGACCGCCTTAAATGTAATAGACCTATTTTGCGGATGCGGTGGAATGTCTAAAGGCTTAACAGACGCAGGGTTAAATGTAATAGCAGGTATAGATGTATGGGATAAAGCAGTATTAAGTTATAATAAGAATTTTACACACAAAGCATACTGCGAAGACTTAACCCAACTATCTCCTGAAAAGTTTGCCGAATTATACAATAAGGATAATAAGGCTGTTGATGTTTTGGTAGGCGGTCCTCCGTGTCAAAGTTTTAGTATTGCTGGAAAGAGAGACAAAGACGACCCTCGTAATGCTCTATTTATGGAATATGTTAAATACCTAGATTACTTCAAACCGAGGGCATTTATTATGGAGAATGTTATAGGTATGCTTTCTAAAAAAACTGCGACCAGCGTAAGCGGCGATAGCGGCGAGAAGGTTATAGATATTATAATGGAACTGCTTAATAAAGAATACAACTGTATAATTACTAAATTATATGCTAGCGATTTTGAGGTTCCGCAGAATAGACGGCGTGTTATCATTATAGGTGTAAGAAATGATTTAGATATTTACCCAAAAGAACCTGAACCAATCATAAAATCTGTAGAAGCCCGAATACCTGTAGGAACTGTATTGCTAAGAAAAGAGGATGTTGATATAAAAAACTTCCTAAGCGAAAAGGCACTAGCAGGAATAGCAAATAAAAAGGCTGTAAGTAAAGAGAAGGGCTTTGGCTTTGGAGCACAAATACTAGATGTTAATAAACCATCCTATACAATCCCTGCGAGATATTGGAAAGACGGCTATGATGCGTTGGTTAAATATGATGATAAAGAGATTAGAAGATTAACAATACTAGAACTAAAGAGAATACAAAGTTTCCCTGATAATTATGTTATAGAAGGCTCCAAAAAAGATATAATAATACAGATAGGAAATGCGGTTGCTTGTAAGTTTGCTTATTATCTTGGTAAATATTTGATTAGAACTCTTAGTCATAATACCTAATCTTTTTTATTTTTATACATTCTATTACATATCATAAAAATTGAATAGAATATATATAATATTTATAGACATACTATATAATTAGAAGATGAATAAGGAAAAAAGATGTCCCGAAGGGAAGGTAGTAAATCCTCTAACAGGGCGTTGTATTGACATAAAGGCTCTTGAGAAGAAGATGAAAAAGATTGAGAAAGACGCTGCCGCCGCCGCTGCTGCTGCTAAGGCTCAAGACGAAGACAGTCCTATTACCGCACAGCCAGAGAATAACAAGAAGTTAATAGACAACCTGAGGATATTAGCAGATTATGAAAGGATTAACAAAGAACCCTTTAAGGTGAAAGCATACGAGAAGGTTATCGGCTCTATAGAACTTCTTGATAAAAATATAGAGAGCCTAGAAGACATTAAACTACTTAAGGGAGTGGGTAAGAAGATAGAGGACAAGATAATAGAGTTTCTAAATACAGGGAATATTAGCGAGGTTGTAAGTGTTCTTAATGACCCCAAGTATATTCTAGGTAATAAACTGAAGGGTATCTATGGAGTTGGACCCGCTAAGATAGCCGAACTGATGACGAAAATAGAGAACTTTGAGGAGTTGAAGGAGCACCCTGAGTTGCTGAACGACAAACAGAAGATTGGTTTAAAATACTACGATGATATGAACTTGAGGATACCTATGGCGGAAGGCAAGCAACACCTGAAGGTCGTAGGTAAGATACTGAATAACTTGCATAGCGACGGTATAGAATTTGAATTCGTAGGCAGTTTTAGGAGAAAGAATAAGGATATGGGAGATATTGATATATTGATTAAAAATCGTAAAGGGTTGGTTTTAAAGGATATTATAAAGCAACTAGAAGACAAGTCATACATTATTGAGAAGTTGGCTCAGGGTAATAATAAGTTTATGGGAATATGTAGATTGTCGCCTGAATTACCAGCAAGACGCATAGACATATTGATAGCCGAACCCTCGTATTATTACTTTGCGTTGCTATACTTCACAGGCTCATATAACTTTAATATTTATATGAGAAAAATAGCATTAACTAAGGGACTATCGCTGTCTGAATATGGATTTAAGGCTGCTACTGGAGCGAATGCTGCGGCGGGAGATGCAGGAGTTGCTACAAATAAAAACATCATAGATACGAGTGATACTATTAATAGCGAAGAAGACATATTTAAATACTTAGGGATGACTTATGTTGAGCCTCATAAGCGATGAGGCTGAGCCTCATAAGCGATGAAAGGATATAAGAGTATCTAGCACCTAATATAGGCGTGGATATGCGTTGGGATATTATAAATATATGTATAAGATATGATACCTACTGTTATAGATATGTATAGTATATGATACCTAGTGTTATAGATATGTATAGTATATGATACCTAGTAATATATATTACCTTATGATATTAGATATGTATAGTATATGATACCTAGTAATATCTTATGATACTTTTTATTTTTATTTATATAATACCATATTACCACTATCATTACCATAACGATATAAGGTTTATCAGTATAATATATATAACCTCGTCCGCTCACGCCGCTGCCGCCGCTCCCGCCGCTATCGCATAACACAAAAATGTCTATCACTATGTATTCCTATAAGGATGATGCACGCATCATTCTAACGCATATATATGATATCCTTACAAAGGATGCTGATAATGAGATTGATTGTGAATGCGGAGGAATAGACAGGAAGCATTTTAGAGATTACAAGAAAGAGAACTCAGATTATATGTTTATACATCATTTTATTCCGCAGAACGGCAAGTATAATATCAACGATATTGAGATTGAAGTGAGCGATTTTATCTTGAATAACATTATACAGACCTTCACTTTTAAAGATGAGTATTATCATGTTAAAAAGATTGTATTTAAGGCGTCGTCTAAGGACAAGATAACCGCCTTTTTTGAAGAGGCGATTAATAAGAAGTTTAAGGAGAAGAAGGAGAAGTTCGCAGAGGTATCTGGAGACAAGATTATTAAGAAGAAATGGACGGGCTATGGTTGGGTTTATGAATCGTCAATCCCTAAAAGAAGTTTTGACAGTATCTTCTTGAAAGACCAGCATCTAACCAAAATCAAGGAGCCTATTAAGAAGTTCATAAATAAGGAGACATACAAGGCTTATTGTAAGCACGGGATACCTTATAAGATGAATATTATGCTACACGGACCACCTGGTGCCGGCAAGACTTCGCTTATCCACACTATAGCGTCAGAGTGTGAAGCGAACATCTGCGTTCTCAATATTAACGCTGAACTAAAAGAGGAGGCGATGATTGAGGCTATTTCGCAGGTTAATGAGGACGACAAGAAATCTATTCTCGTCCTTGAGGATATTGATTGTATCTTCGTTGATAGAAAGCCTAACGACGGGCTCAAGAATAATATCACGATGAATGGTATCCTCAATTGTCTAGACGGCTTTAACAACCCTGAAGGACTGATTGTTATTATGACAACTAACTTTCCAAAGAATTTAGACGATGCTCTTATGCGATGCGGGAGGATTGACCTAGATATTGAACTGTCTAACCTTGACAAACACCAAGCGAACAAGATGTTTATGTCGTTCTTTAACAACGAGGAATACTTTGAACTTATGTGGGCGAATATCCAGAAATATAATATTGAGCCTGCGACCCTTATACAGTTCTTATTTAATAACAGAGACGAAGAGAATATTTCCACGAAGTTTGAGGACTTCTACAAGTTTCTTTCTAGAAAGTATTCCAAAGATAAGAGCGATATTTATATGTAATCGCTTGTATTATAACACTTATTACTTATTTTTATTATAAGATTACAATATTAGAAGAAGGATGGGCTCGGATGCTAGTAAGGATTACAAAGGTCCCGCTAATCCCGAAACAGATAATAATATATATGTGGTTGAAAAGTTTAAGGATTATATGAATGGAACACAGATTAACCTGTATGATATATGGGTATTAATGGTTGTCTGTATAACAGCGTTGATACTCTTTCTGTCTATTATGGAACTGCTATGGAATATATCATATTATATGAAACGAAGAAAGCGATAATGTGAATAGATATATATATAAGTAATATTTGCTATATCTAATATAATATGAGCGACGCTGCTCTCGCTATCGCTGCTACCAATAACCTAATAATCACCATAGACGCTAGGGAGACCACGCTATATAATGATATTACAGGGCGAGACCTAGATAATTACGCAGAAAAGATAGAGATAGTTAGCGAGAATTTGACGCAAGGCGATATCCATATAACATACAAGAGTTTAAACTATATATTTGAGAGAAAGACGCTAGCCGACCTACAAGCATCCATAGTGGATGGTAGGTATAAAGAGCAGAAAGCCCGTCTATTGTCTAACATCTCACAGAAATACATAACATACATTATTGAAGGCGACACAGTCCTATCATCTAATACTTATTCTAAAAATAAATCTATGATACAAGGTGCCTATTTACATACTATGTTTAGAGACAATATCCGCATTCTATATACTAAGAATATTGAGGAGACGGCTACGCTAATCCTATTGATATCCACGAAAATACTTGACAAACCGGAGAAGTTCTTGTGTGAAGAATACACCGCTGACAAATGCTATACGGATTTTGTGAAACTGAAAAAGAAGAAGATGGATAACATAGATACTAAGTCATGTTTTGTAATGCAACTGTCGCAGATACCTATGATATCTAATGTTATCGCCAAGCATATTCACGCTAAATATGCGTCTATGAGCGTCATCATTAGGGCTCTAGATGTATTAGAGACGCCAGAGCAAAAGATTAAAGAACTGTGTAAAATTGAAGGGGTAGGCAAAGAGAAGGCTTCGCATATTGTTAAATACCTCTTCGCTGTAGATTAATTATCTTTTTTTTATATATAAGATTAAAAAATAAATAATATTAAAAAATAAATGAAAAAAGGATGCAAAGGATATGAACGAAGAGAACGAAAGGATATTAAGGATATTATAAAAGGGTATATTAAGGAATACGCAGAAGCCACTAGCGGTACCGGAGCGTCCATCGCTCCAGACGAACCATTCTATATTGTCAATTTAGATAAGGTTGAAGACCAGTTTAATAAGTGGGTTGAATATTTGCCGAATGTGAAGCCGTATTTTGCGGTTAAGTCTAATCCCGACGACAAGATAATAAGGCTGCTAGCGAAACTCGGCTGCGGATTTGATTGTGCTTCTAAGAGTGAGTTGAAGAATGTGCTAGGCGTCGTCTATAACCCTGACAGGATAATATTTGCGAACCCTTGTAAAGTTTCGTCGCACTTAATGTATGCTCGTGATAATGATATAGCGATGATGACATTTGACAGTATTGAGGAGTTAGAAAAAATCCATAATATATATCCTGAAGCCCAGATATTACTTAGAATAAGCGTAGATGACACGAATAGCCTTTGTAAGTTTAATTCTAAGTTCGGGTGTCCGCAAAGTAATATTATAAAAATATTTGAGAGAGCCAAGAGTTTGCGAATGAACTTAGTGGGTTTCAGTTTCCATGTAGGTAGCGGCTGTAGCGATGCTCGCAGTTTCTACAAGGCTATTGAGGATTGTGCGACGACTTACAAGGCATCTCAAGAATTCGGGTTTAACATAGGCATTATAGATATTGGCGGGGGCTTTCCTGGGGTTGATAGAGGCATCAAGTTCGCCGACATTTGCGATAATATTAATATGGCGATTGCCGACTTTTTCCTATATGAAACCAGCAATAATATCATCAGGTTTATCGCAGAACCAGGACGATACTTCACGGAGGCTACGCATACGCTAGTAATTAATGTTATCGCCAAGAAAAAAGAGGCAGGTGTAATAAAATACTATTTGAGCGACGGTATATACGGGTCGTTCAATTGTATCAACTACGACCACCAGAAGCCCGTGTTAATCCCTTTATTATCCCGTGACGAATATGACCTGTTATATAATAGCACCTTCTTCGGTCCTACTTGCGATAGCCTAGATTGTATATATAAAGATGTGCCTTTTGTGGAACTTAATGTGGGCGAGTGGATATATGTAGAAGACTTCGGCTCATACACGATATCACCTAGTTCGGCTTTTAACGGCTTCTCGGTGACAAATAAAAAATATATCAGCAAATCACGCTAAACCTAGGGAGGATACTAAAATATAAAAATATATACATATATACATATTCATCCCGTGCCTCACGGCTCCCTCTATTAACTGCGTCTAATCCTTAAGTCCTCTTTTAGGTTCTTTAGATAATCTTCACAATTTCTTCTAATAAATCGTCTAGCAGCGGAGGAACTAATTCTTCGTATTTTATGTTAAGCGTCTTATCGCCATAATTTTGCGGCTGTAATCCATTAACTTTAACAGGATAAGCCCAGTGTGATGTTGTTCTTTTATCTGTGAAATACTTCTGTCTTTTTTCTAGCATCTTAGGTGTTAGATTACAGCGAGGCAAATAACTGACATATTGAACTATGCGTTCTTCTTTATTAACACAGCGATTTTTATCGCCATTTCCATATTGATTTTGATGAAATGTTCTTGAATCCCATAATACTAAAGAACCTGCCTTAATAGCAAGAATACGCTTGCTGTCGCTAATCTTATCCAAATATTCCTGCTCTATTAGCAGCCAATCTTTAGTAGATGTTAAATTATATTCTTTCGCATATTCTTCGTGTAATTTGTGGCTACCTTCATACACTACTAGCGTCCTATTAATATTATCTGTGAGAGCCACAAAACCCTGAATACATTTTAAGCCTTTTTTACTAGGCGCTTGGTCTGTATGCGTCCATACACCATCTTTCTTTTTACAATCCGCCGGTATATAACAGGTGCTATCATAACTAACCACCACATCATCTGTCTTCCAAATTTCTTTAAACACATTTTGAACGCTAGGGCGTGTCCTAATAAACCACGAATGCCTTTGGTGTCCTACTTCGTGATATTTAATAATCCCGTGCGGACTGATTTTATTATGCGTCGCCTCTATTTGCGGATGAGACGAAAACCATTCCCGAAAATGTTTTAATGCTGTTTCTACCTCTTCTGTCTCCAGAATACCCTCAATAACACAATAGCCTTTCTCAGCAAGTTCTGCGATATTATCCTGATAACCTGACATATTTGAAGTTGTTAAAGTTGTTGAAGGTGTTGAAGTTGTTGAAGTTGTTAAACTTGCTTGTTTGAATTGCTTGCTAGTTGTTTTTTGAGATGTCGCTGAGAACCTTGTATATAAAAAGCATTACATATAGTCAATTTTTACATATATAAAAAATAATAGAACATATTGTATCATAAGGTATAATAAGGTATTACTAGGTATTACTAGGTATTGTTAGATATCATATCTTATACATCAGGTATCATATATTATACATATCTTATATATATCTAATACATATCCCACCGCATAACCTCGCCTATACTATATAGTATATACCCTTATATCCTAGCGTAGGATGAATATCCCCATTATAGGCATCTTCTATTACCATTATAGGCATCTTCTATTACCCAATCTAGTATTACCTAGTATAAAATGCGGGATATCGCATACTATATAAGGAAATATGCGTAGCATAAATACTCTTAATATATGATGCGCGCTTCGCTGACCCGCATAACACATCAAGAATACTTCTATTACCATTACTGGTATCATAAAGATAAAAAGAATAATACTAGGTATTTTAGCGAATGCTAGAGATACTTAGATAAGTTAGAAACTTTTAGAGAATTTTAGGAAAATAGAAAGTTGTAAAAGTTTTTAGAAATAGTAAAAAGTTTCTAAGTTTATAAAATATAATAAATAATAGTAATACTAGGTAATCTTCTATTACCATTTGTGGTGTTTTCTATGTTGTATCCCTCGCATAAAATAAAGATATACTTCTATTACCATTACTGGTGTCATAAAGAAGAAAAAGAATAATACTAGGTATTTTAGCGAATGCTAGAGAGACTTAGATAAGTTAGAAACTTTTAGGAAAATATAAAGTTGTAAAAATTTTTAGAAAAAGAATAATAGTTTCTAAGTTTATAAAAGATAATAAATAATAGTAATAATTATAGGCATCTTCTATTACCATTTGTGATGTTCTCTATGTCCTATCCCTAGCAATACTAGGCGTCCCCTAATGCTTATATGAATATCGCAGGGTTCTGTGTTAAAAAGTTCCAGTTAATCTTGTTTATTCTCACTATTTTTTTTAGTATATCAGCAGGTAATGCTTCTTCGTGTGCTATCCTTTTAATTAGCAACTTAATAGCAGCAGGCTCTAGAGATAAATTAGACCATCCTCTAATTTTAGAATTAACATAGCCGATGTCATCTTGCTCCGCCGTCTTACCCTGTAAATCAATAGGGTCGTGATTAAGTTTCACGGCATTCCATACGGGTTTAGGGTTCCAAGTGGTGCCTTGTATATTCTCAGGGGCTCTTAGTAATTCTTCGGCTTCAGGGTTATAATTGCTAGATAACTGAACCCAGTCTATTTTAAAGCGATTTTCAGGCAACTTTAATATATCCATAGCACAAGGATTGCTAGATAATACCCTCCAATCTAATTTGTCAAACAAAGGCAACGCCGCAGTTTCTTCAGGCGATAACTGTTCCTTGCTATATTTAGCCTTTATCAATTCAGTCGCCTCGGGATTACCAGATAATGTTCGCCAATCAATCTTCTTATCACGAGGCACCGATGCTAACTCTTCCTTAGATAACTTATTCTCCTCTTTATACTTCTCTTCTAATAACTGGATTGCTTTAGGATTACCCGACAAATTAGACCAACTTATTAAGTGAGGCATCTCTATTAAAAAATCAATCGCATTAATATTGCTAGATAAAGTATCCTTCTCTAACTTGTCAAATGGTATCCCTCTTCTTAATATATACTTCTTTTCTAACATACCCTCAAAAACCGCAACAATCTTCTTACGCATATCGTAAGGCAGTTTTAATATAGGCGCCTTCATCGCCGCAGCTTTCATCTTTCCCTTAATTGTTTCAGGCGATGAATTGATATTTTCCTTAAATACCGATAGATACTTACAAACCTTTCTTAGTTTTTCCTTATTAACATCTAAGAGGGTCGCTGTTATCTCTAGCATCCCGTCATCCTTACACATCAACTCATAGTTGGATATAGAAAGCCTAAGCATCGGGTTGTCTGTCTGTGCTCTATCCTTCATCTTTCTAATTATCTCAATATTGGGCGAAGAAGACGCCTTGTTTAATTCCTCAGCAAGATTAACCCCTAGTAGTTTAGACAAGGTTTTAGATTTATTCTCAGCCTGTTTCTGTAAATAGGTCATCTCTAATATATAAGAATAAAGAAAAAAAGGGCATCCTCTCTTGTAAAAGATTATTTATAGAAATATATATACTATATCTCTAAGTATCTAATGTTCTTATATTTGACATAAAGGTTTCCTTCCAACTTGGTTTAGGTTTTATATCATCCATATAAGAAACTTTTGTATATGGATTAATACTCGTTTTTTATGTATAATACTTATCAAATTAAGTATTTTATGATGATTATAATGATGTGCTATCTTTTTCAAATCCGTATTACTTAACATAATACGGCTTCTGTTGCGTATATTAAAAAATATACATAACATAGTCAATTTTTACCTAAATAGGGATATAAGGATATCCTCAACTATATATAGGGACGCCGCCGCTGCCGCTAAACAAATATAAACCTGCTATTAAGTTGTATCAGGTCATAGTATTTATAAACATTACTTATGTCCTTCAGTTTCCCTGTATCCTGAGAATTCACGATGCCTTTCATTATGTCTTCTATGGTATCTCCGCTAATATTACTGGTTTTTATTATATCATTATAGGTGTAATATGCCTTATTATATTCATCGGCGAACACCTTGTTATTTAAGGTGATATAATATATACTATTGCTATTATAGGCGATTATCTGTTTAACCAATTCAATCGTCTCTTGGTCTTTGTTTATACATTTGTCAGTCTTCTCTGTCTTTGTCTCCCACAACTTCTTTTTGTTGTTTTTGTCATTCTTAATATATGCGATAACCTCAATCGTATTTGTCTTGAGTTTCTTGGTGATTTTAATAGTTGCGTCTAGGTTCGTAGATGTCGCGCTAGCCGTATCGCTCGTCGTCGCAGTATCACTAGCAGTAGCCTTCTTAGGCTTTCTCGTTTTTGCTACAGGCGCTACAGATACTTCCGTTCCCTCCGCTATCACACCTAATGTCTTCGCCGCTACCGCTGCTTTCGCTCCCGTCTTCGCCTTAACCGCTCTAGGCACTTTAGGCTCTTGTAGGATATTGATGAACCTGTCAAACAGCAACTCTTTAACCATCGCCAGTTTTAGATTACCAATCCGGTTTTTCCTGCGTATATCATTTTGATACAAGGGTTTATCTAACAATCCTTTTTCTACATTATTCCAATATTCGTCTCCTTTGTCATATCCAGGAAGCCTCTCCAAGCATAATGCGTAGAGTTGTAATACAGGCTTCATAATCTGGTTGGTAATATAATGTAAATAATCAGGTGTTAAGTTGTTCTGTTCTATATAATCTGGATGTTCTATGCGGTCTCCTTGTAATGATGGTGCCGTCTTAGATACCGCCGATTTATCCGTCTTAATATACACAAAGGGAATACGCTCATTCACTACGGGTCTGTTTCCGGGGTCTCTAGCACCTATTCTGTCCGCTAACACTTTGTGGGCGATTTTAGAGGGGTCTTTATATGAACCTCTTAAACTCTTGGTGATTATTAGGTCTTTCATAGACGACTTGCCTTCCACCAGATTAGACAACTCTTCCTGTAGGAACTCTATGGAACCTTCCAAATCCTGCTTTTCTAATATGATATTTATGACGCCGCCATATATCTTCTTGACTATCTGTGCGTTATCACGGCGTTTCAATACGATACCCATAGACTTCTGCTTGTATTTTGTGGTATCCGTCTCGTATAAGTTGCCGACATATCGCTTCTTGCTGAAGAGAATAAACGGATATAGGCATTTCTCATAGTTCAGTTTCTGCGGACTAGGCATAATGTCAGGGACATTTATATTTCGCTCAACCTCCTTACCAATATCTATAGCAAATTGTAAAGCATCCGTCCCAAATACTGCGTTCCCTGCGGTATCGGCTAAAGGGAATTTACAGAATATAGAATCAGTATCTCCATAAATAACCTCAGCGTTGTATTCTCTTTCCACGAACTCCTTAGCCAACATAATCATATTTCTGCCGGTCGCCGTGGTACAAGCGGCAATCTCCTTTAAGTAGATAGAAGATGTCCTAGCGCCTATCTGCCCGTATAGCGAATTCGCCGTAACCTTGTAGGCGACTTGCATAGCATCCAAGACATCCCGTTCAAACACATTATAGGTATCCTTGATACTCTCTATATTCTCTTTTAATACTGTAATCTTGCTATTAGCCTCTATATTATATACTTCGTAATGGTCGCCACGGTCAGAGCAAATACCTGTGTATGACGCCTTGCCGCTGCCGCCGTCCTTCGTCCTAATCGTCTGGTATTCTATCTTCTTCCTAGTGTTCTTTCGCTGTTTTAGCAACATATCCAAGACATCCGCTATAATACCTTTGCGACCGTCCTTGTATTGGACGAATACACATTCCTTCTCTCCAGTCTTCTTCTTCTTATCTCCAGCACCTTCATACAAATCATAGGATATCGTCTTATACTCTATGTTCGGGTCTTCTACTCGGTATTTCTCGTCCATCAAGTAGCAATCGTGCGACAGATTACAGGATATCATAGAGGATGGATAAAGAGAACCGTAATCAAATACCACTATCGGCTCGTTCAAATATATCCCTTCTTTCGGCTCCAGCACAACGGCACCCTCGTATCCGCTATCGTCCAACTGCTCCTCCATATTCTCACGATAGGATTTAATGGTAGGTATCAGGTATTCACGCTCCATACACTCTTTGGCGATTAGAGAGAAAATCTTGATACCTTGCCCTCTGCGAAATAGGAAATTGAGAGGCACGAGACATACATTACCCATACCAATATTATTCTCTAGAATTTTCAATTTATGTATCAGCCTATTCACCAGACAGCAATCCTGAATACAGTATTTGGCGATTACGCATCTGTCCTCGCTACTTCCCTTAAACTTGTCAAAAATCTCTTGCGGCTTCAAGTCATTCTTGTTATCTCCTAAGAATATTGACGCTACATTATCCAGTTTATAACTGTCTAACTTCTGGTCTCTTTGCATAACCTTCAGCAAATCTATAAGCACCGTTCCGTCAAAATCTATGTATCTCAATATATTATCTCCTAGTGCCGAAGAAGACAACTTCAATTCCACTAGCGACGCTTTGCGTGTTATCAATCGCCCAAAGCCTACGGAAAACTCCTCCATAATATTCAGTTCCGTCGCCCTGTCCCAAATGTATTCCATATCAAAACCGAATATATTATAGCCAGTAATAATGTCGGAGTTCAACCTATTCATCAGTTCCTTCCATTTAAGAAGAACCTCCTTCTCGGTATCATAATGCTCCACATCGCATCCCTCAATCTTATCGCAACTGTTAAGCGATATGATGTTCTTATATACGATGTTGTCGGAGCCGTAGATATGGACGGTGGTTCCTATCTGGATTATCTTGTCTCCCTCAAGGGCTACCAGATTTTTAGTTAAAATCTCGGTAAGTTTTAACTCGTGGGCGTTCAATTCCCTAACGGTCATACGGGTTCCTTTCATATCGTCGGCGTCCGCGTCCGCGTCGCTATCACCGTCATCCGCTGCATCTCCGTCATCCACAGCATCGCCACTACCGCCGCTACTAGGCGTCTTCTTAATAGACGAAGCAATAATATCCAGTATCTCTAAGATTTTTGGTATATGCGGCTCTATCTTTCCCTGTATGGATGCTATATAGGTGCCTGTTATCCGGTTCTTAGCATATACACGGTTAATCTTCACATCCTTTGCGGCATCTATAATAGCGTCTTCGTAATAGATGGTTCTCAGCCAATCTACAATATTCTCAGGCGTATATTTATAGCCCTGCTTAGCAACCATAGCGAGGTCTTGAGCGACCTTGCTGTAATTCTTCTTAGGCACAGGGAAATCACCGTGGCTACTAGAACACTCAATATCAAAAGATGTTATCAGCAGCGGTGCGATTTTATTCACCTGTATAGGCATAATGTTCTTATACTCCGTCTCTATATTGTAATCACACCGGCTGATATCGTCGCCCATCTCGTAGGCACCTTTCTCTATTCTTACCCAATCGCACGGACGGATGTTCTGCGTATGGATGTATTTCAAGAATGGGTCAATATTGGTCTCATACATTTTAAAATCACTCTTCTCAAGGCTTTTAAAGTAATACTTGAGGCTGTTATATAACTTCAGCGATTTAACGGATACCTTCAAGAAACGGAATATCTTGTCGTTTGTAAAACCCCAGAAGTCCTTCTTTCGCACCACTTTCATACTAACAAAGTGCGTATCCAGAGCCCGTGGAATAATCTTCTTGTTATACTCGGTCTTCTTGCCGTTGCTGTTAAAGACGCACACATAACTCTCGTTCATCATAACCTCGTTTAACTCATCCACCTTAGCCTTAAAGGCATTCTTCCCAAGCCCCTCCCATTTCTCAGGCGGCTTAATGTAGAAATAAGGGACGAAGTTATTAACCTTCACGCAATATGTAGCGCCGACAGCAGAGGTGCCGTAAATGAGAAGAGAATAGAAGTCTGTAGCGTCCTTCTGGATGTTCGCTTTATCCGATTCGGGGTCATATATGTCGGTAATCTGGAACTCTATGGCGTCTTCGTGGTTATTTAGCGGTTCGTGTTCTTTTCTTGGAAATTCCATTATAATTGCTTATATGATTTAATTATTTAAATACAAATCATTTTTTAATTTATTCTAATAGAATAAAATATACTTGGTTATTATGGATATAAGTTTGGAAGGTATCATTATTTTAATAATAACAATCGCAGGTGTCTATTATATATATAATTATTACCTAAATGAAGGGCTAATAAAAGTTAAGAGTGCCGTAGATAACGAAGAATACACAGTTCAACTTAAAGACGATGCTAAGGAGGCTGCCGATTTAATCGCTACCATAAAAAACAAATTAAAGACGCTATTAGAGCATTTAGAGAAAACTTACGGGGCTAGCGATAATCGTGTGGAGATGCTAAAAGACAACTATAAACCTGACAGGTTGAGCGAGGGCGTTGATACACCGGGCTATACCAGTTATTCTGTCAATAAAGGCGAGCAGATTGTATTGTGCCTTAGGAACAGGGACAAACTGATGGATATTAACACGATGACCTTTGTGGTATTACACGAGTTCGCACATTTGGCGACGGAGAGCATCGGGCATACCGAGGAGTTTTGGACGAACTTTAAGTGGATACTAGAAGAAGCCGTGAATATCGGCATATATACACGACAGGACTTTAAAAATAAGAATGTGGATTATTGCGGTATTAAGATAACCTCGTCGCCTCTGTAAATATATAAATATATATAAGATATTGACAATTATTAAAATAATATGACGAATATGACGAATAATACTTGTGTCAATATGTCGGTCTTTGACGATGGCTTTAGCGACGAAGGCGGCTTTAGCGGCTTTAGCGGCTTTAGCGGCTTTAGCGGCACCTATGCTAAGCAGTCCTCCCTAGCAATACCGGCTTCGCCTGCTAATAACCATAACTACGACTACAATCAATTTGAGATGTTCTATATATTCTTTATAATGTTAATGCCTTTTAGTAAGAAATATGCGCCTCTCATTAAGAGTGATGTGGTTCGCCGGAAAATCAATCAATATACGAATTGGAATTTATTGATGATATTGGCGAATTACGCCTTATATAATGGGTGGGGCATAGATAACCACATAATATCAAGGTTTATCGCAATCAACTCTATACAGATTATGACATTATTTCATCTGTTTATTATGTATGATAGTAATGTGTTGTTTTGCGTGATGAACGATGAGCCCGTATTGCTAAAGCACTTTATATGCCGCCGAATTTCTGTTAGCAACTTGGTGCGTCTAGAATACCTCGTCGGTAATATAGTAGTCCATATATTACCTGTATATTTCTACAGGGATTATTTGTTTCTAGCCGCCGAATTGGATATGCTTCCTTATATAATAATGTTTAAATTTATGTGGGTTCTAAATATATTCGGCGACTTTAACATAACCTCAATCTATGTGCCGTCTTTTGACGGGTGTAATGTTAGACTGGTGAATATCGTGGTTATCGTGGATTTTATAACATACAAGGTTCTCAACTCGTTTATAAACTCGTACTCGTTTATATATAAATACAAATTGTATTAAATACATTAATGATACCTAGAATTATTCACCAAACTTGGAGGGACAAGAACCTCCCGCCAATCATCTATAAGTTAGTGAGCGAGAACATCGCTTTCTTAAAAGCGAATGGATATGAACTGATGTTTTGGACGGACGAGATGATATTAAAACTGATAGCCGAGGAATACCCGAATTTCTATAACATTTATAAATTAGCCCGCACAGGAGTACAGAAGGGCGACATCGCCCGCATCATCCTAGTATATCATTACGGCGGCATCTATATTGACCTAGATGTCCTCATATTAAGGGACTTCGCCGAGATACTAGATATGGACGCCGATAAACTCTATATTACCTACGAACCGTCCGGACAGACAAACGCCTTATATAATAGCGACAAATACCTTTGTAATGCGTTCTTTGCGGCGAACAAGAATAACAAGATGCTTAAAGTTATATTAAATAACATTCCAGAAAATATTAAGAATTATACTGAGAATATCTTTGCTAGATTTGATGTATTCGGCGGAGCCTATTTTAAGGAGATTATCACAGCCCCTATTAATACGATGTTTATAGACGATGTGTGTATCATTAATGATAGGGAACTCTTTTATCCTATAAACGACCCGAAGTTTGCCGATATGCCTTTTACCGTAGGCGACTGGACGAAGTTGAAGACAGGCAATTACGGAACCAATACTATTATGGTTCATTATTGGATACACGGAGACTTCGAGTCAAGGGCTCTGCTAACCACCTTTGTCCCTGAGATGAATAAGACGATACACGAGAATATGTATGGCTTTTTCTCTAGACTGTATCCGCATATAGCAAAAAAAATTGATAGTATATAATAGGATATACATTATTATACTTGAATGTATAAGTATAAGTATTTATTGCTAATACTTGTTAATATCAGTATGCGATTTGTAAGAGGCTTCACTTATATCAACATAGTTAAAAAAACCATACTCCACGATACCAAGATGCCTTCTATATATCTAGAGAATGGGTTCTTTGGAGACGCTTATCACGGCACCAGCGGCAGCGGCGACCCAAAGTTTAAGAATAAGTTTTTTTCTGCGGAGCACATATTCCCACAATCCCTACTTAATAATAAACACACAAACGACATGCACAATATAGTAAAGACCTTGAATACGCTAAATGTTAATCGGTCTAACTATATGTTCGTAGAAGATACCAAAATTAATATGAAAGATAAGAATTGGGCTGAGTTAGATTTCGGCAACTATGTTAATCACAAGAACAAAGTGTTTGTCCCCAACGACTATTCTCGTGGTTTTATATCCAGAGCAATCCTCTATATGTGCTGGGAGTATGATTACAGCCATAAGAAGGTTATAGATACGGACTTGCTGATTAAATGGTATTTCCAGTATCCGCCCCTAAAAGAAGAGCGATACCATAACGAGATTATACACAGGATACAGAGGAAACACAATATATTTATCACAAACTATAATAAGAAAAATAATGTTATCATTAAGTTCATAAATAAGTTATAAGAATAATATCTATAATATGTAGAATAGTATGGAAATTGCTAACATACTACTAAATGCTATCTTGGTGAATGAAGGTGTTCGCTCTGCGATGCTAATTCAACCCGCTGATTATAGCGAGCGAACAGGGAAGGATAAGAAGACATCTTCTTTTGTATCTAAAATTAAAAAACTATTTCCAGCATTACAATCAAGCGATACTTATGATATTTATCAAGGAACAATAATTTCCAAAAAGTCTTATGACGGCAAGGTTATATCACTAGGTAAGATGGGGGAAATACTAGGCTATCCTTGCTATGCTGATTTTGAAACATTAAATAGAGACGAACCGCTGTTTAATGTTAAACTAGTAGTATCATTTGGTAATGAAGAAATAGAATTGTTTAATAACATTTGTAAGGATAAAAAGACTGCGACGAGTGGAACGAGTGGAACGAAAGCGTTATCTAAGAAGGCTTTTGAAGCATTAACAAATGTTAAATACAAGGGTATCTTAGATGAACTTAAGATAAAGAAGATAGATAAGGTTTTTGTAGATATTGAAACTATAATCCCGACGCAACACATTATAAATAAGTTGATAAGTAAAAAGAAGATAGTAAGCGAGGAATTAGATGTAATTAGAAGTGTATTTTATAATATGGGATTTACTGAAAGATTATCAGCGTATGAATTCCAATTTGATAACCCAATCCATATAGGCATATTACTAGATGTATTGGTGAAAGAGAAATACGATTTATTATCTCCTTTTTATCCGCTACAAGACTATCCTAAACAATCAGGAGAGGTTGATAGGATAACTACCGAGTTAGAGAATGCTATGATAGATATCCTAGATAAAACCAAAACAAAAGCATCCTCTAAAACTAGAACAAGTTAAAATAAGTTTCTTATATAAAAATTGATACATTCTATATATTACAGAGTTATAACATAAGTATAATGAGCGATGTTAATGATGCTAGTAATGCTACTGAAGAACCTGTAGTAGTCGCTCTGGCTACGCCCGTCGTCGCCACAGAAGCCGACATCGCTCTTACACCGCTTACGCCGCCATCGCCGCTTACGCCGCTATCGCAGCCTACGCTTAACGCAAAGCAACAATTAGCAGTCTCCCAGACGATGAATGGGGGCAATATATTACTAACAGGTCCCGCAGGAACCGGCAAATCATTCACTATTAAATATATTATAGAGTTGCTAAAAGCCAATAATAAGAATGTGGGTCTCACAGCGACAACAGGGACGGCTGCTTTTATTATCGGCGGACAGACAATCCATTCTTATATGGGTATGGGGATAGGCGAAGAGAGCACCGCTGATATCTTTATAAAGATTAAGAAGAAGGCTGGTATATACAGGACGCTAGTAGAACTAGATGTGCTTATAATTGACGAGGTATCTATGCTGGACGCTGCGCTATTAGAGAAGATATCTAGCATCCTTTGCTATGTTAAATCGCACAGTTTGAAAGATACAGAGTTGCTTAATAAACCTTTTGGCGGGATACAAGTTATTTTTATCGGGGACTTCTGTCAGTTAGCACCTGTTAAGGGATTTTACTGTTTCCTATCTAAACTGTGGATTGAAGCGGACATTAAGGTAATTATGCTAGACGAACTGGTAAGACAGAATGACGACTTGCTATTCCAGCAAATACTACAAATAATCCGGAAAGGCAAATGCACCGACAATATCTTGAAGGTGCTAAATGCCCTGAAGGATACGCAATTTGAAGACGAAATAATACCTACAAAACTATACCCTAAAAATGTGAATGTTGATAAAATAAATGAGATGGAAATAGAGAAACTCAAGAAGGCTGGTAATAAAACTGTGATATACAAGGCAATCGCAGGCGGCGGCAGCAGCGCCGCACAGGCAACGGGTATCAATAAATACGATGTTGAGTTGGTGGAGAATTCGCAAGTAATCATCACTAGAAATATTGATATTACGGGAGGGCTCGTTAATGGAACACGAGGTATTGTTAAACATCTACACAAGGACTTTGTAATAATCAAGGATACGCAAGGTAATAACCATAGCATAGTGTATTACAAGGATATTTTAGAGGGCAGCGGCGGCGGCGGAGCGAAGAAGTCCGCTAAGGCTGCCGACAAATCGCATATTCTACATATGCCTTTAAAGGTATCCTATGCGTTGTCTATTCACAAATCACAGGGTATGACGATAGATGCTATGGAGATTGATTTGGGCGACAATATATTCACTTGCGGTCAAGGATATACCGCTCTATCACGAGCAAAAAGCCTAAGGAGCATTAGGGTTATAGATGTATCCAATCAATCCTTTAAAATAAATCCCTTTGTGAAAGCGTTCTACAATAATATTATAAAGTTATAAGATAAGATATATTTATGAAAATAACAAAGATAACTAGGATAGGCACCTATAAAACAGGCTTTAAATATTACAAGAACAAGGTGGAGATAACGAATGCCGACGATATAGAAAAGATAAAGTTGCTGAAGATACCGCCTGCTTATGAGAATGTATCTATATTAAATGACAAGAAGATTATAGCATACGGGTATGATAGCAAGAATAGAAAGCAGGTATTATATCAGCCTGCTTTTATCGCTAAACAGACAGCCAAGAAATACGATAAGATATCCACATCTATTAAATTTTTTTCCAAATTAAAGAAGAAGATAGCGACGGATTTAGGTAGCGGTAGCGGGGGCGACGAAAAGATACTAGCAATCGCCGTAATCATCACGCTTATATTAACTTGCGGCTTTAGGATAGGCAATAAGAAATACGAGAAGGACAATAATTCTGTAGGTTTAACTACTTTAAAATACAAGCATTTAAAGTTTGATAATGAAAAGCAAGGCGTCCTTTTAATAGATTTTATAGGTAAGAAAGGTGTTCGTAATGTAGCCGAATGTGATAACAAGATAATATATGAGTATATGTATAATAAATATATGAAAGCGACGGCGACGACTACGGCTGGAGCCGCTGGCGATGCTAGCAAAGAAGGCTATGTTTTTTGTTATGATGGGGCGAAAGTGATAACCTCTAGTGATGTTAATGAATATTTAAGAGTTATTAGTAGCCAGTATTCAGGGAAGGGGGCTGAGCCTATAATAATAACCACAAAGGATTTGCGAACTTGGAATGCTAATACGCTTTTTTTAATCTATTATAAGAAATTAAGGAAATCTAGAGGTCGCAGAAAGGACGCTAAGGACGCCGCTGACGCTGACGCCGCTGCTGATTTAAAAACCATCAATAAGGACATTAAAACCGCTATTGAGATGGTCTCCGCAAAACTACATAACAGTTATAGTATTTGTAAGAAGAGTTATATAGACCCGAAGATAATTGAGGATTTATTGAGGGACGCTAAGTAATAATAGTAAAAATTGATTTATTTTTATCATAATATAAGATTTATATAATATAGAATAAATATAGAATGGATATCAACATCGTTATCGCAAATCTAAAGGATATGCTTAAAAGCCGTGGAGATGACATCACATTATTTGAGGAACACGAGGCATCCATAGAAAAGGACAAGTATGAAAGGGATGCTAGTTGTATAGAGTATGAAACCTCTAATACCACGCTGATATTTGCTCTAACAAAGCAGACACGAAAAAATATCATACTGGAATTAAAAGAGGATTTGAAGGACGACACGGGCACGCAAGGCACACTAGGTTTTGTCAAGAAACACCGAGGAAAGCATAACATCATCCTTATATTCAATAATGATACTGTATCGCTGCCTCTAATATCGCAGTTAAACAAGTATGACAAGATATTCCAGAAAAACGGCGGAATGCTCCAGTATTTCCAAGTGAAACAACTTATGTTTAACCCCACGAAGCACGAGTATGTCCCGCAGCATATTAAACTAGCCGAGAGCGAAGTCGGCGACTTTATGAAAAAGTATATGATACGAAGCAAACTGGATATGTCCCGCATATACCCAAACGACCCTATCGCTAAATGGCTCGGGTTAAAATACGGAGACATCGTGAAAATAATTCGCTATAACGAGAATAGCGGACAATCGTTTTATTACAGGTCTTGCTTTTAACTAAAATAAAATATATATAGTAATAGAGGACATATTAAATGACAACAACATTAAAAAACAACTATATAGGCAAGTTTGACGAAAAACTGAAGATATATGATAGTATTTTTTTTAAGTCCATAGACGGGAGCGGAATATTACTAGCGGAGGCTAGCAAGATAACTGAGCCGAATGGTTTAAGAATACCGACAAATAAGAACGCTACCACATATAGTGCCGCGCAATTCACCAACTTCATAAGAAATATCGTTAATTTTAACATTAAGAACTTTAATATGCTAGACGATAGGGACAATAATATGGGATTTGTAAGCAGAACTATAGGGCGTAATGGAACGCCCGCTTACATTTTTAACGAGAATGTTAAAACCAATATTATAGAGACCCTGAAGGTTGTTAATGTCTTCGTGGATATACTAGAAGCCTACAAGTATTGTATAGATAACAAAGAGAAGGACGCTACAACCCCTTTTGACACAGGCTTCACAGTAGATACGCCAATAGACCGTATTGAAATAGTATCGGGAAAGACGAGGTTTTATGATGCCGCGGTAACACCATCAAGTATGATACCAGCGAGCACCGTATTAAACGCAGGGTATATAAGGCGTATTAAGGAATACGATGGAGCCGATAAAGATATCACGGTGCTATACCTGTCAATCCAAAGTTTTAATACTGGTATGGTTGATGCGAAATATAATTACAATAATCTCTTTAACAAAACAAAAGGGGATGTCGCATTTGACACCACGCCTGCTAATATATTAAATACGGCGGCTAAAGAAGGGCTGTCAACAGCACTCCCGCTAGCAACCCGTGAATATCCCCGACAAGTATATAGTGGAGTTATACACGACCCTAAGGCAATCTCTAACATAACTTTAGAGAACCGCAACAAGCAACTCATCACCTTATTATTGAAGACGCTGTATAACCTTGATATGAACTTTCGCACCCAGAGCGTCTATGCCTTATACTATTATTACAAGTTCGTCCAATTATATTCAGGACTTGTCATAAATGTCTCTAATGTTATGTATGCTGATTTAACTATTACGAGCCCGCTAAGGATTGATACACGGAATATGACGACTGGCAAAGCAAAACTTGGAGTATCAGGGATTGAGTTGGTGGGTTCCAATTATGTTTATAGTGCTGTTCCTACACTAGCACAATCGGGCTCAACAGGTGGCGGGACTATAACTGCTGCTGATATTACAGTAGTGAGTGCTAGCACAGCCGCTGGCGGTAGCGGTAGCGTAGTTAATATTGCGAAAGGAGGCACCGGATTTACTGAAGCACCTACTATAAATGTGTCTGGCGGGACACTTGCTAGCGGCGCAGCAGCAACGGCAAAAGCAACAATAGTCCCTATCGCTATAGAATATACATCACGAACAAACGAGGGAAATATAGACAAGTTGAGGGATGTTATGACAGAGATTAGCGATGCGCTGTCTGAACTCATTACAGATATCTCTAAATATACGGCAAATAGCGATACATCTCAAGTGATTTGCACCGCATATCCGGACGCTAACCCGACGACCGCATCATTCTCAACGGATAACAAGGTTATTATTAATATCACGAAGCCCTGTTTGATATCGGCGCTGAATAAGCGTAGTGAAAAAGATGATTTGGTGAATGACTTTACAGTTTATGACGATAATAACAAGATTTATTATAGTATTATAAGGATTAACAACGAAGATACCGCAAACTTTAAAATAGAGATTAATGCGGTTTTTACCGCTGACGATATTTTAGAAAAAGACATAGATACCAAGATATTTAAGAAAAGTGATGGGAGCATTATTACTAAGCCTGCTACGGCGGTTGCGACAGCAAGTATCACAACAGGTAATGCCGAGTTTCTTAAAATTCGCCGCAAGGACATTAACGCCTACAAGACCGAGTATATATATAACAGGAATGACCTTGAGAAGTTGAATGAGAATATAGGGTATAACAGTAGCAAGGTTACGCACCAGACCAACCAATACCAAGCCCAGTTCAATAAGAACCAGTTTTTAGAGAGGCAAATCCTAACATACAATATCATACTGGCGATTATATTGGTGGTATTGGTGGGTATTAATGTGGTGAATATTGACAGGCAACTAGTTAAGACGATATCGCTATCTTGCCTAGGAACCATCGTGCTGTTATTTATAATTTACTTTATATCCAATATAACATACATAGAGACCTTTGTAGCATCCACAGATGCTTTAATAGTTATAACGAAGGGGCACTATGACGACAAGATAAACAAGTTAAACCCTACCAGTTATAATAACCAGAAACTGAATACTCTAAAGAATGAAGTGGATAAGTTAAATGCTAAGTTTATCAGTTATTTTGAGAAGATAATCATTACGCTACCTTCCACGGATAACCTAGACTTTTACAGGGAGATTAAAGATGTCATCACGAATGACAGGGATAACAAGCAGTTCATCAACAAACGCCTAGAATACAATAAGTCGCAGAATAGTAATGACATTAACTCGCTAAAATACGAGTTAGAGAACAACAAGTTGTATATCAACACGCTCTTAATATCGGCTATCATATTCGTAGGGCTATATAACCTGTATATTAACTATGCGACGAGCGATAAATACCTGTCATTACTGCTATTCGTAAGCGTCATTATATTCATAGTCATCCTAGCATATTACATAATAACGGCAAATAGACGGGTTAAAACGGTCTTTAAGAATGTATATTGGGGTCCCGAGTTTTCCAAGCGTTTCTAAATGATATCCTATTTTATTTTTATTATAAATTATATAAAAAGGTTATAATCTATATTATCTATAATCTTAAATGACGATTGAGAGCGAAGACGATGAGAACGATGAATATACCGATAATGACGATTATAGCAGCGGAGAGGTCTATGAATGCGAAGCGTGCGAAGCGTGCGAGTGCGAAGATGAGGACGACGAGGACGACGAGGACGATGAGGACGACGAGGACTGCGAAGAGGACTGTGATGAACCCGCTGGTGGGTTTTTTAGTAAATACGCAGAAGCGGCAGCCGAGGCACCTAAGCAGCCTAAACCATCTAAACCATCTAAGGTAGCAAAGCCGCCTGAACCAGAGGAGCGAGAGCCCGTGGAGCAGCGAGAGCGTGGTATCTTCTTAATATTAAAGAAGGCACCTAAAAACGATATAAAGAAAGCGATTAAAAAGGTTAAATACAACTTCTATAAGAAATATAATAATGACGAGAAGAAATACTTTGATTTGTTATCAGCGAAGGAGCAAGAGAAGATAAGTATGCTAGAGGACAAGTTGGTAGCATCCAGTAAGAAGACCCTCGCCGTCCCTATGCGTTTTAAGATATTAGATTTAGATATTAACGAGCGAACTAAGCGCAGCATCATATATAAACTAGAGTGTTTAAGCCGTATGTCATCAACATCTGGCGAATTCCACAAAATATCCAACTGGCTCGGTATATTGAATGATATGCCTTTTAATAAATACTTTAGGGTGCCTGTAAAGAATACTGACGGGAACGACAAGATATGTGCCTTTCTTAGCGGTATTCGTGAGCGAATGAATAACAGTATATACGGACACAAGGAGGCTAAGGAGCAGATAATACGAGTATTAGCCCAATTAATATCATTCCCGAAAGCAAATGGGTATATCATCGGGATACAAGGTGCCGCAGGTATCGGTAAGACGAAGTTGATTAAGGAGGGCATCTGTAATGCCCTTGATTATCCTAATGCGTTTATATCGTTGAGCGGAACGGACGACGCCTCGTTTTTAAGGGGACACTCTTATACTTACGAGGGCGCCACTTATGGGAAGATATGCGAATCGCTTATTAAGACGGGTATTATGAACCCGCTTTTGTTATTTGACGAATTAGACAAGGTATCCGACACATATAAGGGGCAGGAAATCATAAACACCTTAATTCATATAACAGACCCCGTCCAGAACGACAAATTCACAGACAGATACTTTGAGGAGATTGATTTGGATATATCCCGTTCTATGATAGTATTTACCTTTAATGACGAGACGCTTATTAACCCTATTTTAAAAGATAGGATGATTGTGATAAATGTTAAGGGCTACAACAATCAGGAAAAGGTGGTGCTAGCGAAGGACTATCTAATACCTGAGATACTGGCTCAATACAATCTCAAGAAAGGTGATATAATATTCAGCGAAGAGGTGTTAGCACATATTATAGATAATGTTGAGAGGGAAGAAGGCGTCCGCAATTTGAAGCGGGCAATCAACAATCTAATATCGTGGATTAATATGATGCGATATGTGTCTATAGATAATGTTATGATAAGTATTCCCTTTGATATTGATATCAAGTTTTACGATAAATACTGCGGGGTGTCTAATAATACTATGCGAAAGGATGTCTTACACTCGCTATATTTATAAATATAATTATAATAATCTAGTGTATTTATTAAGAATTATGAGTGATACCGTGAAACCTAGGACAAGGACAAGGACAAGGGCTAGAATGGGAACAAATGCTGCTACTCTTGTTAGAGCCATTAGTGCGAAAGGGATTGAAAGAAGTGCCTTGAGCGGCTTGAGTGCGATGAGTTTGAGAAGCCCGATGAGCCCCTTAAGCCCGATGAGCCCTGCGAGCCCGTCAATAGGTGCCGTTAAAGCAAAGAGCAAATGTAATAATGATATTACAACGAGAAAGAAGCACAGTAGTTTTATATTTTTCGGCTGCTGGAATAATGTGAATTGCGAGAAGGAATTCATATATCGTGATATTGTGTTAGATTATATACACAGAAACGAGGCTGCTGTAAAGCAATTATATATAGCAGGGGACAACTGGTACACGAATGCTGCGAAGATAAACGCTAAGAACTTTAAGGTTTATCTTACTGATATTTTAACTAGAGGATATGACAAACTATATTCTATGAAAAAAGAGATATATATTGCTGTAGGGAACCATGACGAAGACAAAGACGCCACTATGACAAACCCTAGATTACAGAAGGATTGTAATATAAATACCCAGAAATACTACTTAAAGCAGATTAAGGAGAGGAGAGACGACGGGCGTCCGCCTCGTGGGGCAATAAGGGAGCCCACATTAGAAGGTTTAAATTTCCTAGCGTCCAAAGGGAGATTAACTGATAACTATTTGTGTAAAAATGGCGTCTATATCTATGTGGATGATATAGGCGTGCGTTATAACAAGGGCAACATAGTAATCATAATAAATACCAACAAGTTTGATAATTACGAAGAGGGACTAGCGTATTTAGAGCGTATCAGGTTATTTATAAATGATGTAGTAGCCTCTAGCACTACCGGCAGCGGCAGCGAGCAGATATTCGTGATGGGACACATACCCTTATTTAATTTTAAGAAGGACAAAATAAAGATACAAGATATAAATAAAAAGGAGCCTGTCTATAGGATAATAATACTAGGGTTGTTTAATATACTGGTAGAAAACCGCATCATATACATTTGTGCCGATACGCACAACTTTAGTATTATGAGAATTAAATGTAATGGCGATGATGCGAGGGTATTGATACAGATAACCGCAGGGAGCGGTGGTGCCGACCCTGATTTATTAAGCACCGAGTATGCGACGAGCCCTATGACTACCAAGGTAAAGGATGAGATTGATAATAACAAATTTGAAATAGTCGCATACGCTTTAAATTCTTATGGGTATGCGACGATTACCACGAGCGGCAGCGGCAGCAATAGCGTTTCCATTTGTTATAAGCAGATTATAAAGGACATAGACGATACTACGATGAAGGCTAGCAGCGGCACTAGCGGAAACACAACAATAACCGAGATAACCTATAATATTGATATGGCAAATAAGAATATAAATGTTGTTAATTCTACCAATCCTAGAGCCGCCATAAATACATATAAGAATAAGGAGGTATGTGATAAGATTAAGAAGCAGAAACGAGGTTATATAACCAGCCTAGACCATAAGACGGCGTGTTATATGAAAAAGGATAAGAAGGCTAAAGAATAATAAAAACCCTCCTTTAAGTAAGAAAGGATAATAAGAATATAATTATGAAATATAAAAATAAAAATACATTTACATTTACAAGCATACTATTCTGGATGCTAGCAATACTAGCCATCGTGCTTGCTATATACTTTGTATTCACGGTATATAACGAGAAGTTGATGTCGGGACTTAATGGCGATGAGACTAAGGAGACGAAAGCGACTAAGGAGAATTACAGTAATGATAATGGAGATGATGAGGGCAACGGCGACAGCACTAACATCCGTTTTATGACCTACAAGGATACTGCGAACTTTTTAGCCAAGGATAATGACGGGTATGTCCGCAATTTAACGGAGTTAGATTTACACGCAAGAAATGTCAAGACCCACATAGATTACCTTAATAACATAGATGATACCACAGTCTCTTTTACCGACGACGAAAAGAAGTTGCTAGTGAAGTGTGCTAATAACGCCGACAAGTATTTAAGGGATGAGAAGTTTGCCGAATTAAACTACGGTAAGCATCTGGACGGCAAGCAGATTGCGGGTATTAAATGGGTATTTGCGAATACCTATACCAACTATTCTAAAGATATTATTAAAGAATACGAGCAGGGGCTACCTCATACCCGTGAGAACATCATATTATTATCTAAGAATGTTTTAAAGTACAATGAACTAGACTTAACGAGCACCCTTATACACGAGAAGATACACATATATCAACGATATAACCCAGCCATTTTTGACAATATTATAAAAGAAATGGGGCTTAAGGAACTTGACAAGAAGTCCTTTAGGCACGCTAAGTATATCCGCTCTAACCCTGATACAAATAATAAACTGTATTATGTTAAGCCTGTCGCCGCTAGCGGCACCAAGGATTACGACGAAGATAAGGTGATGGTGTGCTTGTATCGTAATGACAAACCCAACAGTATTAATGATGTGAAGCATAAGAATTTCGCAGAGGAACACCCATACGAAAAGATAGCCTACGAGGTTGCTGAAAATTATAATAGTAAGAATAATAATAACAAAAACAAATATATAAATATATAAGGTTATAATAGTTTTAGGAAGAGAAGAGACAGAATGGAGGAAGTTATACAGCAAGCACCGGATTATTTTTCTAAAGAGGAGATTGAAGTTATATTTAAAAAGAATGAAGAAAATGTAATAAATACCTTAATTGATTTGTGGAACTTAGATGCTCCTAAGACAAAGAGTGCTACTGAAGCGGCACTAGAGGCAGACCAGAACATAGATATAAATAAGACAGACAAATGGGCTAGCATAAGAGACATTTGCGATACCTATGATTTAGAGATGCAGACCCAGATGAACCTGCTTAAGAACCGACAGAAATAATAATATATAGATAATATAAATATTATATAAGGAAACTAATATGGCTATAGAAACCTATAACTTTAATGTTTTAACAGTTGTGATAAAGGAGATGTTCCCTAAGAGAGCCTGTAATGGAGCCTATTGTAATTTTAACTATACTATGTTTAACAGCACCTACGCTCAGTCGTCAGGGTTCTTAACAGGAAATAATTATGTTCTCAAGCAACTTCGCAATTTCGCCGACGGCAAAGGGTATGGCTATGAAGAAGAAGGGACGGGTGGCGAATTTGACTTATCATCACCTTCTAACTACCTGTATTATAATACTGACAAGAAAGAGTATTAGATTGTTTTATTTTTATTTTTAATATCCCTCATATAATTAGATTTAAAATGTTTCTAAATTTTGAATTAGAGATATCTATAATGGTGTTGTTATTACTTATAGTGATATCTATGATACCTATAATACAATTGAAATATAATAGCGACCTCTATGAGAATATTGAGAAATTCAATAAGTATTGCCTGAATAACGACGCTAAGTTGCTGAGCGAACTGGATGTGAAAGATACCTATATGTGGAATATGTCCTCGTATATATATGATGTTGATAATCTGTCTAACTTCTTTTACAAAAGGAACGAGATAGGCACAGGCACTAACGATTATATAGGATTAAATCGTAATGCCGCTAAGGTATCTGTGAATAACAAGCAGGTTGATAACATTATGAAAATATACAACTACTACTTATATATGTCTCTAGGGTTCTTTATAGTCCTAATTCTATTTTTTATAAGTCAAGCAAATATATTAATAAACATAGGGGCTACTAGCGATTATAAGATATGTATGGAGGGTGAAGGCAGCGTAAGCAGCGGCGATAACAAGATATTTGAAGTATTTAAGAGTTATTTCTATGTCCTCTTCCTATATGTAGCGTTATTCATCGTGTTCTTCTCTTTGATATTAAAGAAACTTACCGAGTTATATGCGGATACCGATACATACGAATACATTATGTTAATGAAGGAGTTAGACATACTACTTAAGGAAAATAAACCGTCTAATGAGGTTATCACGAAAATCCTGAGGAAGTATTCTAAGAATAAGATTGACGACATATCGCATATCGCACTCAATAACAAGGCGGTTATTAACGAACTCCTCGCAAAACCATATAAGAATAAGGCGACGGCGGTCAAATACGACAACAACGAGAACTACAAGATAACATTAAAGAACATAGAGAAGATAGAGTATTACAACAGCAAGGAGGCGAAAGACAAGGTGAAGAACAAGGTTAGCGACATATTCCAATTTATCTATGTGTATATAATATTCTTAATAGTCCCTATATATATGCTGTCAATATCGCTACAAGGGAACTATATGTATCTGCTCTTCGCCATAATCGCCATAATAATATTCAGCGTATCCGTATATAACATCTATAATACTTTACAGTAAGTATGAGAGAGGGGGGGCTACTGTAATGTTATATCTTTTTTTCTTCCTAAGGTTTAAAGTGAAATTAAATTAAGTTAAATATAAAATATGTTTGCTTCCACTATAAATCTTACAATCTTTATAATGATGATTATAATCTATTTAAATGAGATGAAGAACATCAGCGGCTTTATCTTTAACTTCAACTATATAAAGGATTTGTCACGAATAATAATGAACGAAAAGTGTAATAATGTGTATTGCGAAGCCGAGACCGACCGATACCAGATAGCAAAGAACAGTTATAAACTGCTATTGCCTAACGACATCTTCAATTCCAAGACATATATAATATTCGTCTTCATAATCTCTATAATGATTTTTATATATTTTTATTTTAGCCTCTTCAATTATGGCGAGAGCAGCGAGAGCAGCGAAAGCGACAGCAATTACTATGTGCTTAATTTCCTATTGCTGGCAATAGTGCTAGGAATAATAATTTACAGATATGTCCCTAATGACGAGGCAGGATACTTGAACTATTTTGGAAAAATTAAAGACCCTGACAGTTTCTATGGAACTTTTAAATGGTATGTATTTGTGTTATTATTCATTATTACTCGTATTATATACTTAATAAAAAGCAAGCAACTCGCTAGCGGCGGAAGCGGCACCAGCGGCGACAAACTATTTATCGCATTAGTCAATTACCTTTGCTTCATATTCGCTATCATCCTATTATTTAATTTAATGAATATCGTTATGACTTTTCGCAATAACACGACGCCTATCTTGAAAACAAAGAATTTAATCTGGTCTCTTAAGAACTCCTTTAAAAGCCTTCAAGACAAATTCTCGCTAGCAGACATAGCGACACTAAATGCGAAGGTGTCTAGCGAATATGCGATTGTTAATGCGATGAGTTCTAGCGTATTAAAAGATAAAAGCGTGCTTAATACCACAACTATATTAGCGGCTATAAATATCTTAATAGCGTTTGATGAGTTGTCAAAGATAGTGCTAGGGGGATATGGGAATGATGACACAGACAATAACATAAATATCAAGTATATCCTTGACTTACAAAAGACCATTAAAGAGGATTATGACAAGATATCTTTAACTTTAGCGGCGGGAGAAGGCGAGCCACCAACGGTGTCTGACCTAGCCTTGATATATGACAGGATGGTTAAGATACCACATCACTATAACGAGGACGAGCATAGCACCAATAATAACAGCAATAACACCGACTATGTATATACTGCCGACATATCCTACGACAACGCTAATCTGTTTTATGAAAAATACTGGAATTTGAATAGCGACGCCTTCTTATACGACTACGACTACTTCACACCCACCTACTTATTTGGAGGATATAACCCGAACCTAATGAAGATTTTAATGGCTATCGTGATATTCATCGTCATCATCTATATAATCGGGGCATTTAGCGGGGGTGTTCTAATGAGATTTAAAACATCTGTTGAATTTACTAACTTATTCTCGCAATTATATTCTATATTATACCCGCTATTCCTACTCGTCATATTGATAACCTATATACTACTGTTTATTCGCTTTAATACGATGTTTAATTCTAGCGTTGTCTATAAGTGCCTTGACAGCAGTTATAAGAGGTCGCTGAATAAACTGAATAATGTTGTGGTGCCTTATATAAGGATGTATGATAACAAAATCATAAAAGGTAATAAGAACTACCTAGCACACTATATTATCACAAATGTCTTTTATTCAATATTGAGCGGTAATATAAAGTTGTGTCATTTGTCAGGCACCACAGCAACAACTAAGAGTATCATCAACGAGCAGACGGAGAACGAGAATTACTACGACATACCTAGGATTAAATCTACACGGCTGAAATTAACCACGATGAATAATAGCGTCCTCAGTAATGATAATGAGTTTCGTGAGTATTACAAGGTGAAGTTTGAAACCCTATATAAGGAAGGGTATAGTAAGAAGGAGGCTGATAGTATATACGGTGTGTTTAGGCATCTGTTTAGGTGTGGCGGGACTGACGCTATATTAACGAGCGAGACAGGGATTGACGAGTATTTTAAGAGTATCATTAATAGTGGTAATATTTTAAATATTTATCTTATCATAAAGAAGTGCTTTGTGTTGTTTAACGAAGAGACCTTTAATAATAACTTAATATACTATAATAATCACGAAAATAAGCAGAAGGGGGTTAATATAGACGCCTATAATAAGTTTAAATTTTATAAATACGGGGACAAGGTGATACCCTACAAGTTTATATTAAAACTGAATACATTTGCTGAACTTGAGGAATTTGTCAAAGACGATATCACAAAGGTTGTCGGCGAATTTAATACGAACATCTCAGGCTACTTTAAGACGCCGGCAGAAAAGGCAGCGGCAGCACTAGCACCTCTTACAAATATCCTAGAAGATGTAGATAATGGCGAGGAAGAACAATCAACGCAAGCGGCTGACATAGAGAAGATGAAGGATAAGAATTTAATAAAACTGATTGCGATGTATTTGCTAATTCTCGGGCATATCAATTATAACCGTATAGAATTTAATAGTGCTGGCGATGCTGCGGCTAAAAAAGAGATATACGAGAAGAAGACTACCTATCTATATAAGTTAATTTCCAATATATTATATGACGATACCTATGATATTGACGATACCTTTGTTACTAATAACAATACTAAAGGTATAGTAAGTATTAAAATTACAAATGCCGGAAAAGATTATACAAGCGTCCCTACAGTTAATATAATTTCAGTAGGAGGAGTGGGAACTGGAGCAACAGCCAAAGCGGTCTTAAAAGATAAAACCATAGATAGAATTGATATTGTAGTAGCAGGAACTGGTTATACCACCATTCCAACTGTTGAGATAACTGGCGGCGGGGGCAGCGGAGCCGTGGCGATAGCCCTTAATAGTCTTTTAATAAACGACGGCATCTACGAGAAATACAAGCATTTAACATACATATATAATTACTTAGAGAGTAGGTATGTTAATATATCCGCCAATAATAATAAGAATTATCTGGCGAATATCATTAAAGGTATCAATAACAAACTTAATGACGACGACAAAATAATGAATACCGAGAGCAAGTCTGCTAGGTATATGTTTAGTGATGATATAAACCGTATGAAAATCCCAAAAGATTATGACAACGAGGACGAGATATTGAATGTCGCTAATAATGTATCCACGAGTTCCCTAGCGGCTACCTATGTGTTTAATATAATACTGATAGTAGTTTATTTTAATGTGATATCGGCTAATATTAAATATAGATAATAAATAGTATATTATAAATATGACAGAAAAGAGCGAGACAGAAAAGGAACTTAAGTGTAGCGCAACAGATTGCGAGACAGATGCGATAGGAGATGCGTGCTGCTATAACCTTCCACGCAAGATGCACGAGTTCTTACACAAGGACGCCTATATGCTAGAGTATAAAGACACCATTAAGCGGGACGACAATATTGATAGGATGCGGGTGCTATATAGCAAATTCTTCCAGCCATACAGCGTATTACCGAATAAAAAGATGAATAAGGAGTATAAAGACACAAACCAGATATACAGGGAATATAACGAGAAATACTTTAACACATTTGGGATTATACCTTTGGAATTGATACCAGCCTCGTATATACCATTCAACTACAAGAATTACGATATGAATATGGATAGATTGACGAAAGGCGAGATATTTTACGAGGACGACTATAAGCGGATGTTTATAGATTACCACAAGCAGCCTGACCCCAACAACACGACCCACTTTAACGAAAAGGGCTTAAAGGAATATCTAGAGATTTGCCTTAAAGGCAGACTGGCTAGCCCGAAGGCAATCTTTAACGCCTTCTCTATAAATATGATGACGCAATTTATATGCGTCGCCTGGACTTTTATTATTGTAATGATGCTCTATATATTATTTTATTATTATAGGGATATATACTCGTATATCCTTTTGGGCGTTACTATTATCTTGGTATTGATAGCGATTATTATAAAGATGATGAATATATTGAGTATTGACTAGGCTAGCCGCCTAGCCGTGATTAAATATAATTTATTATCTATATTACGATTAAGGAAGGGTAATATATAATGGCTGCTACTACTACTGAAGAAGCATTAAAATCAATTTACAATTATAATATGATATTTAATAATCTTGGTAATACATCCGCCGAAGATGATGTTAAATTTAATACGAACTTAATAAGTGATTTTGATTTACAGAACTTTGACCCAAAACGCTATGAATATTATATGAATTTATTGAAGGTTTTTAATAATGACTATGATACCCTGAAAAACCTGTTAAACAAATATAACAGTATTAAAGGATTGAAAGTGAAAGAACGAAAAATAATTAGGGAGATTAGCGATTATGTTAATAAACTTAAAGATATTGAAAGTAATAATCCACAGCAACAGCAAGCGGGCGGCAGCGTAGGCGGAGGTAATAATAGCGAACTATTAAAAATAAAAAGAGATGCTGAGAAACTGTTAGGGAGTGCTGAGAAACTTTATAGCGATGCTAGCGATGCTAGTAGCGGAGACGACGACGATACTAATGAAATATTTAAAGCGTCTATAGACACTTTTAAAAATGCTATAGACACTTTTAAAACAGGTTTAATAGTAGAAGAAATTGGCTATAATAATAATAGTAATAATCGGGATACCATAAATACATTTAGAGAAGCAAGTAATGCTTTTAATATTGCTATAGAAAACTATAAGGAAATACCAAACATTAAACAATCTGGAGGACTTGATTTAATAGATATGTTAAGAGGAACAGTACCCGCAAATAAAGCCTCAAAGACTGACGCCGCTATTATAGCGACAGGGACAGCGGCGACCACAACCTTAGCGACAGGAACTCCTAAAGCATTATTACAATCATTAAAATCATTCGCTACACCCCTATTAATGAAACCAAGAGTATTATTACAAGAATACGCAGCAACTCCAGAAGAAACTCAAAAAAAAATAGCGAATGCAACAGACGCAACACCCACCGAAATTAAAGCATTATTTGCTTCATTCGCAAATATTAAGGATGGGCTGATAAAGGATGCCGAGATATTGGTAAAAAAAGCAAACATAATGGTAGATAGTGCTCTAAATGCCGACAAGGATATAATGACAAGAAATAAAGAAGGAAAGGAAAAGTTCCAAAAAGAATTATTAAAGGTATTAAATGATACAAGATACGAAAATATTATTAAAAAAGAAAGGAAGGAAGAGCAAAAGAAAGACGCTGATGCTGAAGATAAACAACGCAAAATACAAGCAGCGACAGACGCAGTAGCGGTGCGAGAGGAAAATAAAAAGAAAGAAAGAGAAGTTCCATCATCTGGAGAAGTACCACCACAAGCAGCACCAGCACAAGCACCAGCACAAGCACCAGCACAAGTAGCAGCACAAGCAGCACAAGCACCACCACAAGCAGCAGCAGCACCAGCAGAAGGAGCAGCAGCACAAGCACCAACACTACTAGCAGCACAAGCACCACCTCCGCCACCACTACTAGCAGCACCAGCACAAGCACCAACACTACTACTAGCAGCACCAACACTACTACTAGCAGCACCACCAGCACAAGCACAAGCACAAGCACCGCCACCACCTCCGCCACCACCACAAGCAGCACAAGCACCAACACCACAAGCAGCACAAGCACCAACACTACTAGCAGCACCACCAGCAGCACCAGCAACACCACCAGCAACACTACTAGCAGCACCAGCAGCAAACACAGATGCGGTTAGTAATCAATTACTAAATTTTCTTGAGAGTTCAATTATTGGTGGTTCAAAGCAGGCTGGCGGTGCTACGGGCGGAGCGGGCGACGACTTTAGCGACGATACATTAAAAGCAAGGTATTTAGAAACCAGACCTCAGCGATATAGTAAGATAGGGCTTGACGACGACCTAATAAGACAGTTTAGAAACGCCAACGAAGCAAATCGCAAGGGCAGCGGCAGCAGCGGCAGCGGCGGCATTATTAAAACCGAAAACAAAATAGAGCAGTTGTCTAATGATATTGATGTGTATAATGCGTTGCCTTCGGCTGCGAGGGATGATAATGATATAAACAACAAGATGATACAGAAAATAAAGAGATTTGAGGATGACCCTAAAAATCCCTTAGAAGAACTAGAACTAACCTTTGACGACCGCATAGTATTCATTATAGCGACCTTCTTTATCCGTTATATAACTATAATTATGGTACAGTGGTGTATTGACATTAATATTATAAAGACCTTCTATGAAGGCTTCATATATTACGCCGTAATCTATATTATATTATTTTGGTTTATTGTGTTATTCATTAATATAGATAATAGTTTTGATGTTAAATATATGAACTTTAATGGATTTCTTAATAGCGTCCGCACGCTCTTTTACTATTTTTATATGGGGACGAATGGGGTATCACGGCTACTCATTCACACCTCATTAATAATTATATTGATAGTAATCCCTATAATATTAAATATTAAAAAGAAGACCGAGTTCAAGCCCGATGGCGAGCAAGACGGAGTTAAAATACTGGACTTTGAGGAACGCAAACAACTATCTAAGGCACTATCGCTATTCACTATGTTTATCTGGTTATTCACTAGCATAATAGCGACGAAGTTCTAACCCTTCCTTATTCTTAAGTGCTCTTTTTTCTTTAATATATATATCTCTAATTATTTTAGAAGGATAACTGTTAATGAATGATAACTTACGCTATATATCTTTACAATATATCAAGGGAGACAATTATGAAGAAATAATCTGCTTTAAGTATGATGTTATTAGGGACATATTGAATAACAAAGAGAGTTTTAGAAAGGATATATCAACGGCTACTTTAAGAGAATTAGAGGGTGCTATAGACGAAGACAATAAGTGCTATATTGGCGAGAGTTTCTTAAATGACCTAGTTAATTACTATAATTTTAAGGATATTAAGGAGAAAATAAGGGAGGTTAGAGGGTTTGTTGAAGATTACAAGAAATCGCTTAATAGAGCCGAAGAAGACGCAGACGAAACTATAGGGGATACTAAAAAGACTAAAAGCGACATCATAAAATCGCTAAAGGAACTTGTAGAGGTTTTAGAGAAACTTAAGATTGACAATATTAGGGCACAGATAGGCGATGATAATGCTATGTCTAAAATGGCGGCTGACAAATATAAGAAGGTTAAAGAGTTGTTAGATAAAGAAGTCGGTATGACCCATTTAACCTCCCTAGATGAAGAAAGCGATGATAATGAAACGCAAATGGAAAAGATTACAGATAGCATAACAAACGCTATTAATAATGATAAAGATACGAAAGACCATATAGATATTAAAAACGCAATTATTGAAGGGATTAATAGTATTACAAAGAGCAACACGGGACAGAAGTATGATTTAATAAAACTGCTTTTAACATTAAGGAAACTATTCCTATACGAGAACGAGCAAGAGACTTTTAAAAGTCAAGCTGAAATAGAGAATGCCGATAAATTACTAGTATTGTTTAAGACCTATACTAAAATATGTAATAGGAATATAGGCAAGTTTGACAGGCTTTTTAAACAGAATGACATAGTTGATATTGATGAGGCGTTTATGATTGAATCGTATGCTACTTTTTTAAACAAATTAAAGAAGTTAAAAAAGAATTTAGAGAGCAAAGACAAGGGGAAATTAGAGAGGGCTTTGACAAATTCATTAACCAAGTTATTTAACCTATATGGTATTAATGATTACGAGAAGATACTTAATAGTGGCGATGAGACGGTGGAAACCGACGCACAGAAATATATTAAGAAACTGATAGATGATTATTAGTTATTCTTATATAAGGAAGGCTTATATAGGATACCGCAAATGTGAATAGATGTATCCTAGTATTATTCTTTTTATTCTTTATGACACAGGTAGTGGTAATAGAAGTATGCTAAGTATCACTATTATTTATTTTTATTTATTCTTAGAAACTTTTTACTATTTTCTAAAAACTTTTACAACTTTATATTTTCCTAAAATTCTCTAAAAGTTTCTAACATTCCCTAAAATACTTAGTATTATTCTTTTTATTCTTTATGATACCAGTAATGGTAATAGAAGTATGTTAGGTTGTCTTATGCGATATCCCGCATCATATATTAAGAGTATTTATGCTTCGCATATTTCCTTATATACTTATGCGATATCCCGCATCATATATTAAGAGTGTTTATGCTTCGCATATTTCCTTATATACTTATGCGATATCCCGCATCATATATTAAGAGTGTTTATGCTTCGCATATTTCCTTATATACTATGCGATATCCCGCATTATATACGAGAGGATACTAGGTTATGTTATAAAAGATGTCTATAATGGTTATAGAAGATGTCTATAATAGAAGATGTCTATAATTATTACTTAACTTTATTTATTATTATCTTTTATAAACTTAGAAACTTTTAACTATTTCTAAAAACTTTTACAACTTTATATTTTTCTAAAAAACTCTAAAAGTTTCTAAGTATCCTTACTTTCCTAAAAAATACCTAGTATTATTCTTTTTTATCTTTATGACACCAGTAATGATAATAGAAGAATTCTAGAAGTATAATGCGGGATATCGCATAGTATATAATGAAATATGCGAAGCATAAATACTCTTAATATACTATGCGATATCCCGCATTATATGCGAGAGGATACTCGGTTATGTTATAGAAGATGCCTATAATGGTAATAGAAGATGTCTATAATAGAAGATGTCTATAATTATTACTTAACTTTATTTATTATTATCTTTTATAAACTTAGAAACTTTTAACTATTTCTAAAAACTTTTACAACTTTATATTTTTCTAAAAAACTCTAAAAGTTTCTAACTTCTTCTAACCTTTGCTAAACATACCTAGTATTATTCTTTTTATTCTTTATGATACCAGTAATGATAATAGAAGTATGCTAGGTTGTGCTATGCGAGAGGATACTATGTTATGTAATAGAAGTGTCCTATAATTATTACTTAACATTATCTTTTATAAACTTAGAAACTTTTATCTTTTTTTAAAAACTTTTACAACTTTATATTTTTCTAAAAAACTCTAAAAGTTTCTAACTTATCTAAAAGTTTCTAAAAATACCTAGTAATATTCTTTTTATTCTTTATGATACCAGTAATGATAATAGAAGTATGCTAGGTTGTGATATGCGAGAGGATACTATGTTATGTAATAGAAGATGCCTATAATTATTACTTAACATTATCTTTTATAAACTTATAAACTTTTATCTTTTTTTAAAAACTTTTACAACTTTATATTTTCCTAAAATTCTCTAAAAGTTTCTAACTTATCTAAAAGTTTCTAAAAATACCTAGTATTATTCTTTTTATTCTTTATGATACCAGTAATGGTAATAGAAGTATGCTAGGTTGTGCTATGTGGGTAAGCGAAGCGCGCATCATATATTAAGAGTGTTTATGCTTCGCATATTTCCTTATATACTATGCGATATCTCGCATATAATGCGAGAGGATACTAGGTTATGTAATAGAAGATACCTATAATTATTACTTAACATTATCTTTTATAAACTTATAAACTTTTATCTTTTTCTAAAAACTTTTACAACTTTCTTTTTTTCTAAAAAACTCTAAAAGTTTCTAAGTATCCTAACTTATCTAAGCATTCGCTAGCATTCGCTAAGTAATATTCCTTTTAATCTTTATCACACAGGTAGTGGTAAGAGAATTATATGTATAATTTTTGTGAAGGATATAACATAGAAGATACCACAGATACTACGAACACCACGAATGGTAATAGAAGCACCTAGCAGTATTCTTTTTATTACACCAGTAATTATAATATACAATAAGATAGAAAAAAGAGACAGGAAAAGACCGTATAATATTTAGTTGGAATAAGCAAGTCCGCCCATACCCGAGAGGATACGAAGAACATTATAATTAACGGCGTATATGCTGATGATACCAGACATACTGGAAGATAGCGATAGGACAGCAGTATCAATACGGGACATATTGAGGGTGCCTGATGGCTGGTGCTCCTCGGGCTTGAGGGCAAATGAATATACATTAATGCCTTGATGGAACTTGTCAGGGGTATTCTCGTGGTGCTGATAAGGCTGGACGAGGGAGAAATAATCACCCTTGCGAGTAGCGAAGCGGTCATTACCGTTAAGCATTATCTTAGCGTTAGTAACCGGATTAGTGGAGTCTAGATGGTCGTTATTAACACCACCGCCAGCGGTTGAGTAATTGTTCCAATATACAGGAGCCGCAGTATTCTTGATAGTCCAGACAAGTTCCTTACACGGGTGGTTGAAGTTCATACGGATACTCTTCATCGAGTCACCAGATGAAGTTATGGAATCGGCACCGGTGAATTGAAGTTGTTCTATCAAGTATTCGTGGGACAACTGGGCGAAACGGCGGCGCTCATCGGTATCAAGGAAGATGTAATCAACCCACAGGGTAGCCTTGTCAAGGCGCAGAGCGACATTTGTAGCGAGAGTGTCGTTTGCGGCGAATGGTGCTCCGCCAGCCTTTGTCTCCTCCTCGTAGGTATAGTTTTTATCGCTAGTATCCTTCATACCTGCCTCGCTTTCGTATTCAATATTGATTTTAACTTCGTGGTATTGGAGAGCGATTAAAGGAAGTGCGAGACCGACATTACGGCAGAACCAGAACTCTAGGGGCACATAGAGTTCATATTCTTGTCCGGTGACAAGTTTGGAGGAGATATTGCGGGGATTAGCACCGACCATCACATTATAACCGTTGCGCTTTCCAATAGGGAGAGAAAGTTCATTCCAGATGTATAGCCACTCGGAGTAATGCTTATCTATACGCTGCCCGCCTATCTCAAGTTCAATCGTCTTTAATAGTTTATGACCGAAGTTAGGAACAAGGGCAATCGCAGTTCCAGCAGTGCCGCCTGAAGCAGCAAGAACACCGTAGAAATATACACGATGGATTAAATCACCGTTGCGGGTAATTTGGAAACTTACACGAGAACCTAGAGAATTGCTGCCCGTCGGGGTTTGCTCTATAGCCTCAATAGCGAAGTTAGTATGACGACGATAGACAACCTTGAAGAAGGTAATTTGCGGATTACCGGTTAAATAAACATCCTGTGCTCCGTAAGCTACTAATTGAAGAAGACCACCACCCATTTACGCTATATTCTTTATACTATTAGAGGAGAAAAAAAAAAGCCGATTATTCGCTATTCACTCATTACATTCATTATAACATTTTACCAATCTAACATTATCTTTTATGCGATACCAACGGGCTCTTACATTTAGTTAGAATAAGCAAGTCCGCCCATACCAGAAAGGATGCGAAGAACATTATAATTCACGGCATAAACATTAACAGTTGAAGACATACCGGCTTCAGTTAAGGTAGAGTTTAGGTCAAGAGAAAGGGTAGCGGTATCAATACGGGACATATTGAGGGTGCCTGATGGCTGGTGCTCCTCGGGCTTGAGGGCAAATGAATACACATTAATACCAGCATTTGTCGGGATATTCTCGTGATGCTGGAAAGGCTGAACGAGATTGAAGTATGAACCGTTGCGGACAGAGAAACGGTCGTTGCCGTTAAGGATAAGTTTAGCAGTAGTGATAGGGTTAGTTGAGCCGACCGCCGTGTTGTGTAGAAGGTTCTTGTTATAAGGGGCGTTAGTTGTTATGTTAATAACATTCTGTGCGGTAGTATAGTTAAACCAGTTGTTATTTTGGACTTGTTGGCTATCGCTAGTAGATTTCTTGGTAGCAAACCACACAAGTTCCTTACAGGGGTGATTGAAGGAGAGTTTGGAGTTTAACTTGGTGGATGATACTGATTCGGAGCCGGTGAATTGGAGTTGCTCTATGAGATACTCGTGAGACAACTGGGCGAAACGACGGCGCTCGTCGGTATCAAGGAATACATAATCAACCCAGAGAGTAGCGTTAGGGAAGGCTGAAATAGCACCCGAATTTCCTTGACATAAAACAGCAGTCTCAAACTGGATGTTAATCTTAACTTCGTGATATTGAAGAGCGATTAAAGGAAGGGCGAGACCAACATTACGGCAGAACCAGAACTCTAGAGGCACATAGAGGGTTTGGTCGGCAAGGGTGCCGCCAGTCTGTCCCACCATCTTATTATAGCCATCACGCTTAGACTTGGGTAAAGAAAGTTCGTTCCAGACATATAGCCAGTGTGAGTAATGCTTGTCTATCTTTTGTCCGCCAATCTCAATCTCAACGAAATTGACTAAGCGAAGACCATAGAAGGAGCATAAATCTTGAGTATTTCCCGCTGGTATCTTGAGAGACAGATACATACGATGAACTAAATCGCCATTACGAGATATCTGACAAGTCACACGGTTGCCGTATCCTGGGGTGCCGTTGAAGGTTTGCGCGATAGCCTCAATAGCGAAGTTAGTATGACGACGATAGACAACCTTGAAGAAGGTAATTTGAGGATTACCGGTTAAATAAACATCCTGTGCTCCGTAAGCTACTAATTGAAGAAGACCACCACCCATTTACGCTATATTCTTTATACTATTAGAGGAGAAAAAAAAAAGCCAATTATTCGCTATTCACTCATTACATTACATTCATTACATTCATTACAAAGTATTAAATAACTTGTATAATATTTAATTGGAATAAGCAAGGCCGCCCATACCCGACAGGATACGAAGAACATTATAATTCACAGCGTATATGTTGATGCCGTCATAGGTTAGAGCACCAGAGCCAGTTCCAGTTAAGGTAGTGGTTAAGTTAGGCTTGGTAGTAACCATAAGAGTTGCGGTATCAATACGGGACATATTGAGGGTGCCTGACGGTTGATGGTCTTCAGGCTTGAGTGCGAAGGAATACACATTAATACCAGGATTGCTAGGGATATTGGTGTGATGCTGATAGGGCTGGACGAATGAGAAGTAGGTGCCGTCACGAACGCTGAAACGGTCGTTGCCGTTAAGTTGGAGGATGGTATCGGCGAAAGGAGATGAAGCGGCGATTTGTCCTGAATTGTTGCTACCGAAGTTGAAACCAGCCATATAATTTGAAGCAGAGAAGTTGGTGATATTGGTGTTATTAATTACTGGAGCGGGGAGTTGCGCTGATACTATAGAAGAGGTTAAATCAACATTATCAACGCTAGTGTAGTTATACCAACAAGCCTTCTTGGCGAAGTTGTTAGGCTTAGCGACCCAGATTAGTTCCTTACAGGGGTGATTGAAGTTGAGTTTAACACGGTTAGTAGCGGCACCGTTAAGGGTCTCGGTTCCGGTGAATTGGAGTTGCTCTATCAGGTATTCGTGCGACAACTGGGCGAAACGGCGGCGCTCGTCGGTATCAAGGAAGATATAATCAACCCAGAGGGACATATCGGTAATATCGGCAACAGTTCCGGAGGGAGGGGTGCCGGAATTGTATGCTTCCGTTTCGGTAGATGCGGGCGGCTTTAGGGATATAAGGCACTTCTCCTTAGTCTCAAAGTCAATCTTAATCTTAACTTCGTGGTATTGAAGAGCGATTAGGGGAAGAGCGAGACCGACATTACGGCAGAACCAGAACTCTAGAGGGATATAGAGGGTGGTATTGTTGAACGAAGTGATATCCTTGTCGGCACCAACCATAGTATCATAACCGTATCGCTTTCCACGGGGAAGGGAGAGTTCATTCCAGATGTATAGCCAGTCGGAGTAATGCTTATCTATTTGTTGTCCGCCAATCTCAATAAGGACGGACTTAATAAGACGGAGACCGATGTAATTGACATAGCGGGCACCTTCATTATTATAAGCGGGAAGACCCTCAATACCGGTAATCTTGGGGAGGGCGACTTGGAGATACACACGGTTAATTAAATCACCGTTGCGGGATATCTGGCAATTAACAGTCTGTCCGTATCCTACGGTGCCGTTGAAGGTTTGTTGGATAGCCTCAATAGCGAAGTTAGTATGACGACGATACACAACCTTGAAGAAGGTAATTTGAGGATTACCGGTTAAATAAACATCCTGTGCTCCGTAAGCTACTAATTGAAGAAGACCACCACCCATTTACGCTATATTCTTTATACTATTAGAGGAGAAAAAAATATGAATTAAATGTATCTATGTATTTACCACACATTTTATTTATTATATAAAAATTAATATTTATTATTCTATAATAACGATGTTTAAAGAGAAATCATCTAAAAAAAAATATATATGCGACAATAATGAGGTATTCACTCTGGATGCGATGCATAATAACATCATTAAGAAGTTTGAACTTACCAACAAGGACAAAGAGAACTACAAGATATTATTGCTAGATTTGGAGGCACAATCCAACCTCATTATGGATAACATAGGGGTTTGTAGGGCTGCTGCTGTTACCGCCATAGCCGACAGGGAATATGTGAATAATCTATGGACTAGCAATATTGTTATTAGGGAGAGAATTATAGAACTTAAAAACAACATTAAGGAGTTAGACTCGTATAACGAAGTTGAGTATTACAAGAACACCAGTTATATCTTATTCCAATATTACGATACCGTAGAGAAGCAATCAAACATCAGTAATACCCACGCCTCTATATCTAACGGCATCTGTATATCTTCTAGCGAATTGTTAAGCAGGCAACCGAAGATATACAAGAACGATTCCAAAAAGAAAAGGTCGTCTGTGTCAGCGACAACAATAAATGTTCTAGATGCCCTTAATAACTTAAGCACAGAAAATAATTCAGGCAGCGGGAGCGGCGGGAGCGGCGGGAGCGGCGGGAGCGGCGGGAGCGGCGTTAGCGATAATAAGCATCCGTGCTTGTCCTCGTCCTCGTGTCCCAATATGTTAGCGAACAATCATAATGTTAAAGAGAGCGTAATAGATAAGAGTTCGCTAGTGGATAAGTATATGTCTATAATAAATAAAAAGTATGTTAGGAATGTTGAGGAGGAGGACATAGAGATATGTAAGAATTGTAAGAACCAGATGACTTGCCTACAGCACGACGCTATAATCATCTGTAATATCTGCGGCTACCAAGAGTTGCTGCTGGTGGAACAGAACAGACCGATATTAAAGCAGAATACCAAGGATACTTCGCATTTTAGTTACAAGCGTATTAATCACTTTAGGGAGTGGTGTAATCAGGTTCAGGGGAAAGAGAGCACAGATATTCCCGACGAAATATTTGAGAAGATTTTAACAGAGATAAAGAAAGAGAAGATTGTGGATACTAAAACCATAACATATAACAAGATGCGGGACATCCTTAAGCGTCTTAGGATTAACAAGTATTACGAACATATAAATTATATAATTAACAGGATTAACGGGATACCCACGCCGCAATTTAGCCAAGAACTGGAAGACAAGTTGTGTAATATGTTTAGAAACATTCAAGCACCTTTCTTGAAACACTGTCCGAAAGACAGAAAGAACTTCTTGTCATATAGTTATGTTTTGTATAAGTTCTTCCAAATACTAGGGCTGAATGAATATCTCAAATACTTCCCTCTATTAAAGAGCCGAGAGAAACTCTATGTGCAAGACCAGATATGGAAAAAGATATGTATAGAACTTAATTACGAGATAATACCTTCGTTATAAACAACTCGCTACCTTCGGCACCTTCGTTATAAGTATATATCTCGCTAAAATCTAACTTATTCTCATGTAATATAGGTATATTTAAGAAGCCTTACGGCAACATCCCAAAAAATCTAAAAATATATATAAGATTTACAATATATATACTATTAGAAAAAAGATATTACCTAATGTCCGTAGAAGAACTTGCCTCCGCTACCGCTGCTACCGCTGCTACCGCCCTCCCTTCTTCCAGTATTACTAGCGTTAAGGAAGTAGATTACCTAGATGAGGACAAGCCCATCAGGGGTCAAAACTTCGTGCTGCTATCATTCCTCAGCCCCGAGGATGTCCTAGTGAATAAGGAGGCGTATATGTTTAGCAAGTTTATTACTAAGTTTAGCGAGGATATGACAAAACTCCTTGACGGTATCACAGAGAAGTATAGCGACGCTAAAGGTTTTGTGGACTCCGTTAAAGAGAATAACGCCTTTATCTTTAACCCAAAGGATATGAGCGAGCAATACGGGTTTTATAAGTCGGTAAATAACCAAGAACTGGAGACCTCGTATCACCGTGATAATAACTTCGTAACCTCTATTAGGGGCATTAAAGTAAGAGGAGTGTTTGATACGATTGAAGAGGCTAAAAATCGTAGCGAGTTTGTCAAGAAGATTGACAACAAGTTCAACATCTATATCGCTCAGGTAGGTTGCTGGTGTCCTTGGTCGCCTAATCCGGATTGCTTAGAGAACCAAGAATACGCCGAGACGCAACTCAATACCCTAATGAAGGAGTATAAGAAGAATATGAATGACAAGGATGTTGTCTTTGAGAATAGGAAGTCGGCGCTGTTTTCTTCGGCGACTGATACTAATCCCTCAACCACGGTAGAGGAGGCTGTAGAAGCAGCGGCAGAGGCTGCATCCGTTGAGCCTGAAACTATTGAACTGACAGAACTTAAAGAAAGTATTGAGGCGGTTGATGGCTGGAGTTCTCAAAAACTGGGGCTACAGTAATTACTTCGTCATACTTCGTCATACTCATATTTTTTTCTTATTTCTTTATATTAAGAAATGAAGCCAATAGCAATCTTTTTATTATTCATAGGGTCTCTAATGATTATCCAAGGCTATTATAATAATAAATCTGTATGTAAAAAAGACAAGGTTATAGTTAAGTATATACCAAGAAGCGTTTATGAGGAGCAGTTAAAGCCCGAAGAAAGCCTCCAAACATTTTATAAAGGTATGTTTGAGGACATTTTATTACACTAGACAGGTTTTATTTTTATCCCTAATATTAGTAAATGGAAATATTAAAAGATATTGAAAAAAACATCCTTAGTATCAATATGTATAGCAAGGATACTGAGCCTGCGAAGTTAAATCTAATTAAAAAGCAGATAGCCGATTACTTAAAATACAAGAGTGACGAGGATAATGTTATTACACAAAAAATAATGAAATACGACGAGTTGTATAAGAACCCTAGGGAAAAAGATGCCTACGAATACGAGTTGTTTTTAGAAAAGAAAGAAGAACTCTATAATATATATAGAGATAGCAAGGCATTAGGGGCATTATATGACTATTTAAATTATAAATACGAGAGCAGCGAGAGCGGCGAGAGCAGCGAGAGCGGTGCCCCTGATATATACACATACGCTCATATAAACTTGAATGAACGAGCAAAGGTAGTTAAAGAAGACAAGAAGACTAATGTATGTCCTGAAGGAAAAATGCTAAATCCTAAAACTAAGAGATGTATAAAAGACCCGTCTTATAAGAAGCCTAAAGAACCTAAAGTAGCACCTGTAAAGGAACCTAAGGAACCACCTAAGGAACCTAAAGTAGCACCTGTAAAGGAACCACCTAAGGAACCAAAGGAACCTCCTAAGGAACCAAAAGCCCCGAAGGTTAAAGAATGTCCTGAAGGAAAAATCTTAAATCCTAAAACGAATAGGTGTATAAAAGACCCATCTTATAAGAAGCCTAAGGACGCTAAGCCTCCTGTTGTCTCACCTGTCTCTAACCTAGAATAAAAATAAAGAGATAGTGATTAAAACAATAACAGGACATTCCGGATTACACCTGATAATCTATTGAGCGAACCTTTGCTACTTAAGGAAACGGATAGGTTGCGTAATATGCTAAATATTGAAAATATTATATATCAATAGATAGAATTATAATAGAAGATGTCAACGCCTATAAGCACATTACCTATGAAAACGCAACAGGCAGGCGGAGATGCTAGTGGGACGAATGACATTAACGACCCTATAGTCCAAGATGTCTTGAATGAGTTCCAAGAAGAACTGATGTTATCCAAGCAACCTAAAATGCCGCCGCAGCACGCTTCGCAGCATTCGCAGCATTCGCAGCACGCTTCGCAGCATTCGCAGCCACCTCTACAAGTGCCCTATATGCCCCCTCAATACCCACCGCATCCACCGCATCATCACGGGTATCCGCAAAGCAAATACGGGGATATCTCTTCGTATATGGATACGGAGGTAGCAAAAAAGAGTTTAATATTAGTTATATTAGCGGTCATCATATATCATTCTGGTATTATTAATACGATGTATGAAAAGATGCCCGATAATTTACAGGATAACTTAAATAACTTTGATATATATATAAAGTCCGCTTCGCTATTTGCTATAATATATGTATTGACATTCTTTGAGTATATCTAGGCAGCACTAGCGTCCTTAACAGTCCTAGGCAGCCATAGGCAGCCATAGCATCTAGTATCTTCTATATTCCGCATTCACCGCATTCGCAGCGTTCCCTACAATTCCCATATTATTACCTAGGCTATCTATATTAGTTCGTGTAGAGCCCACTCCGCTACCCGTGGTGCCTGAAGATATTAAATTAAAGTTTTTAAGAATGAAGAAGACGCCTACAAAGAATGTGGTGAAAATAACAAATATCGTGATACCGAATAGTATAGCGTAGGACAGAGTATCATAGTTGCTCTTATTGATTACCACAATTGATATAATGATGATAGCATAGAATAGCACAAATAGCGAGAATACCGATATAAATAAATACTGGTTTTTCTCGGTAGTATAATAAGCCCATAATAAAGCCCCATATACCACTAGCGTTAGCGTGGAGTATCCTAGAATACTGAAAATCTGCTCTACTATCTTGTCATTCTCAGTATTTGAAACAAACCCTTCATACATTATTTAAATATTCTAATAATCTCTTAATAATAATCTATATTTTTAATTTGTTTTCTATTTATAATTCTCTATTATATTATGTCAAATGTTAGGGTTCCTAAGTGTTCGCTACTTGTATCATAGCCTCTAATATGTATATTCGTGGTGTCTAATCCTTGCGACCCATAAACATTCTTATTATCTACGCCTTGTAATTCTTTATTATATTCTACAGGATTAACGATATTTGATTGTGCTGCTAGCAGGTTCTCTTCGGTTATATAGGGCACTAGTGTCTCACCCGATGCGTTATTTAAAGTCATCATTTGCTCTGTCGCTTCTTCCGTCGCTAACTTAGCGTGTTTATTGGTATCTATATTCGCCATATTCATTTCGCATTTTGTATCGCCAGCATCACCAGTCCCACTAGCCCCTACTTTCTTATTTTGGAGTTCGCTAGTATATATTCTAAAGTATAGCGATAATAGGCAAATAGACAATAGGAAGCCGAAGATATTATCTACGAGCAATAAGAACAGCATACAAGTTAGAGCCAGATAAAACTGTATCATAGCGTCTTTAAATAGGGGTTTAAAGGGCACCTCTTTAACAATCAATATAGCCGCTAAAAGGATTAAGGCTAAGGCTCTAAACGAATTTATGATATACATAATATAATACTTACTATACTTACTATACTATAATCCATATAAAAAAATGATACGCTTATATATATTGTTTTAATTAAAGAATAAATGATGTATTCCATATTGTCTAGAAACGGCTATGGTATATTAAAGTCGGCTTTGTCTGAAAAGGAACTAGAGCATATAAGAAAGGATTTGACGATGGTTCCTAAAGTTAATTTTGATATGGGAGCAAAAGCCGGAGCGAAAGCCGGAGCAAAAGGTGCTAGCAACACCCTTGAAGACCTGACATTTCCCTTATATAGCGAGAATGACAAGCGAATATACATACCTAGATACTACGGTTTCCAGAAATACGGAGCACCGACGCTTTGTAAATTAACAGGCGGTGCCGATATTGATGTTAAATTTATAGGCAGCCTTAGAGAAGCACAGCAGGAGCCTATCAGCAACTTCTTAAAAGCCGCTAACGACCCTCTAAAAATGGGAGGTATCATATCGGTTCCTTGCGGTTTTGGTAAAACCATTATGAGCCTATATATAGCGTGTGCCTTAAAAAAGAAGACAATATTTATAAGTCATAAGGATTTTCTCAATCAGCAATTCACAGATACCGTCGCACAGTTTGCTCCCACAGCGACTGTCGGGATAATTAAGCAGAAAAAGGTAGATGTCGTAGGCAAGGACTTTGTAATTGCTTCGCTACAATCTCTGGCGATGCGAGACTATGACGAGAGCATCTTTGACGACATCGGCTTCGTTATTATTGACGAAGTCCATCATACAGGAGCACAAGTATTCTGTAAGGCATTTAGGAAACTGAATAATCCCATAATTCTAGGGTTATCTGCTACCCTGAACCGTAAAGACGGTATGCGTAAGGTCTTTGAGAATTATATAGGCAAATCCGTATATACACTTAAGAATAAGGAGTTCTGTGATGTGAAAGTCCAAATCCATAAATACTTTGAAACCCATATAGATTACTCAACTGTGAAACTTATGTGGAACGGCAAAGAGAATGGCGCTGGAATGATAAATAATGTCTGCTCGTTTATGCCTCGCACACTCTTTATCATCACGCTTTTAATGGATATTCTAAGCAAGGAGCCTGATAGGCGTGTGCTTATATTGAGCGAACGCCGTAATCAACTAAAAGACATAGAGAAGTTTATTGTGGAGTATAAGATAGCGAGCGACAGCACTGGCGGCACTTCGGGCTACGGATATTATGTAGGCGGTATGAAGCAAGCCGACCTAGCAATCTCAGCGGAAAAGCAGATAATCCTAGCGACCTATCAGTTGGCTGCTGAGGGGTTTAATGTCCCCTCCTTAAATACCATTATATTCGCCAGCCCCATATCAGACATTCAGCAATCTATAGGGCGTATTCTTAGAGAACCGCCAGAGAAGCGAAAATACACCCCGCTATGTATTGATATACTAGACGACTTCTCAATATTCAAGAGAAAAGGGGCGGCACGCCAAAAGTTCTATAACAACAATAAATACCGTGTGTCGTTTTATGTGGATAAACAAGAAATAGAAAGCGAAGAGAGCGTTGCTGCGACAGCGGCTGCTAATGACGGAGATGGAGATGGAGACGGAGACTGTGAAGCCGACTTTAAAAAGAAACTGAGGTTCATAGAGGAAGACTAAATATATATTATAATATATAATATAGTATTATAGTAAAAAGAATTATGAATTACGAGGGATATTATCTTCTATTTTTTATATTTATAGGATTGTTATTAGTAATCTATTATTATAACTTACAGGCTCAGCAGGCTTCGCAATTTCTACATCCACAGTATCCTAGGCATCCACAGCATCCACAGCATCCTAGGAATAGCAATAATAACCAAGTATCCACAGAACATAAAAAAACAGATAACACAGATAACACAGATAACAAAAATATATATACATATAACATAGAAAACATAGATATACTCAACGACAATCCTAGCAATAACAATAAGTTAGGAAGTCCCAGTAATGACAGTTGCGACCCTGAGTTAGATGAGGTTTATAACACCACATTACGAGGCGACGAGAACCACTCTAACAAACCCGACGAAGTCTATACTTATAGCATTAAGCCCAATAAGAGCGACCTGCCTATCGTTAATCCCCCACTACAATTACTTAAGAATAACGCACCTCTAAGGTTGTCTGAGAGGCATTTCTTATAATCGCACAGCATCCCTAGTGAGTTGAGGGACATCGTTGTAATTCGCAACAATCTCCTTCTCAATCGCTGAGGGTATATTGCTATACTTAGCAAAACTATTGAAGAGTGATATGAATTGATTTATTTCTTTCTCTGTTCCCATCTTATATTCGTATTCGTAGGGGTTGATATTATAATAGCAGTTAAAATAGGAATTCTTAGAAACTCTCAAGTTCTTCCACACAGTATCACAACTGATACACCAACGCCTCACAGACCTCTTTGTCTTCTCTTTTTTAATGCTTTCGTCGCATTCGCCGTCACCTTCGTCGTCGCTATCGCTGTCGGTATCGTATGTCTGTATTAAACGCTTTGAATATAAGCCTCTAGTATCGTAATACACACTTTTATCGGTATTCACTAGCATAACGGACATATCATAGTATTTCTTGAGATTTGCGTTGCTCTCCATAACAGAGAAAGGCATCACAATATCATTAACATACTTGTTCCTATGCGAATGAGTGTCAATCTTCTCAATATATATCTTGTCTTCGCCCTTTCCATTCGCTTCGCTGGCTTCGCTGTCTTCGCCCTTTCCATTCGCTTCGCTGGCTTCGCTCATTACCCTAATAAACAAGATATAGTAAGGCTCCCTATTGTGATGGAAATGATATGCCGAGAACTGTAGCGAACCTACGCTATGCTCTACGAACTCCTCAAAACCTACAGAGCCTGTGGGGCTAGAAGCGGAAGCAGCGTTAGTAGCGGACATATTATGTTTTGTAGTTCCTTGTAAGGGTTCCTTTGTAGTTCCTTTTGTGTCTTATAGCAGGGACAAGACGGGACGATTTGGGTGGCTCGTAATTATCTTTTGATAACCCAGCAATCATTTTTTATTATTTTAGCAACGGTTTAGAACAATTGTTTATAATGTCATAGAGTATCCCTTCTAATACCCTGTGATTTAGGTGGTAGTTTAGTATGTCTATTAAGTTATCACGCTCCCTTATTTTAGCGACAGGCAAGGTAATAGCCTCACCTATCTGGTCTAGCATATCTATATTCATATAGAGGATTTGCTTCACATAATCGTAGAAATTTATAATATAAAATATCACTTCAGCCATACACCTAAAAGGGGCGTCCTTCTCTATTACAAAGCCGTTCTTATTTATCCCCTTGGTAGTTCCCGAATAATAACTGGTGGCGAAGTATTTATTATTGAACTCCTCTAATCTATCATTATCTTCGTCGTCTTTGTATAAATTATATATAAAAAAATTAAATATCTCTATCTTATTTATTACGATATCTAGTGGTTTTATGTAATACGACTTATAATACAGCGATGAACTATATAATAATGAGTTGTAATATTGGTCTTCTTGGTATCCTATCCTATATTTTCTTACAATATTATCTATGCATGAATTTACAACAAATGAATAGTAGTTCAAGTTATCCACATAAGGGTTCATAGATATCTCAAGCAACTTGTTGAAGCACTCTATATTTTTAAACTTATCCCCGTTTTTCATATCATTTACGACAGACTTATATAGCATTTTATAGATATGCACCAAAACATCCTCGGGCAACATATCTAAATACGAAGGCATATATTATATAATATGTGTGCTTAACATTTAAGCATAATATAAAAAATATAAAATGCTATATATACATATATATACATATCAGCGTAGCGTCGCTTCGCTCAGTCCCTCCATCACCATCACTATCAGTCCTTAATAAGCGCATCGTATTTCCTTTGTCCTTCTGTGCTAATCACCGCATTATATAGGATACGGAATATATCCCCATTCATACCTTTTTTATTGAGTTCTAGAAGATTTACGAAGTTCTTATCGTCTTCTTGGCTAACCGATATCTCTTCAACGGCTGCTCCAATCGTCTTGATGTTATATTCTAGCATCAGGTTTGTATAATCCCCAAACAACCTATTAAATATACTTACCTGTTCGTATCCGTAGCGATTACGAAGGACTTCGTAAAACTTCACAACATCGTCCATACCAGATACGCTCATATTTCTCAGGTCATTCGGGTTTATTGCGTAATAGCAGTAGTATTTCCCTGTTTCAACCTTTTTAATCTTGGTGCTAAAGTCCTCAATAAAATACGCCGTATCAATAAACCAGTCTCTCTCTTCCTTGTAGATAGCCTTGTTGTATTCGCCGATATAGCGATAATCCACTTTCTTTTTTTCTATGATTTTGTGTTTATTCTCGGTTAAGACGAGAGACAACTCATAATACATCCTTAGATACCGGTGGCTCATCAGTTCAGCAAAGGATATGACGATAGTTCCTACGCCTTTAATATCAATATACACTAGGTCGCCGAACTTGATAAACAAGAAATACTTGAGATAAACTACATATTTCCCAGTATCATTATAGCAAAGGTCAAACACGCCTGAAAAGTCCATATCCTTAATGTAGTGATAGATGTATTGGAGCATATTTGGGGATGGGAGCGATAGCGAGATGCGATGTGATAGCAAAGCGGCTGCGATGTGATAGCGAAGCGGCTGCGATGTGATAGCGAGATGCGATAGCGAGATGTGATAGCGAGATGCGATAGCGAGATGCGATAGCGAGATGCGATGTGATAGCGGCTGTCTTATCTAGGCGTTAATATATTAACCTAGATGTCTGTTAATCATTTTTTAGAAAGATTAGAACATATTTATTTTATAGCATTCTTTACATTCTAGTTTTATGCTTAATTATTATTTTTATATCAGGTATTATGGTAATAATTGATTAATAAAAATAATAAAAACCTGTATAATATACAGAGATATATATAATATGATGAATGTTAAAGTATTACACGAAAAGTCGCAAGTAATAAGAATGGGGACTTACAGGAGTTCTATTCCAATAGATAAGGCTCCGCCTAAAGTCGCATCGCAGCCTAAAGCCTCATCACCAAAGGGAGCATCGCAGTATAAAGCAGCATCGCCACCAAAGGTCGCTCAAACCAAATGCTCGCCGTCGCCGCAGAAGCCGCAGCAACAGCAGCAAAAGCCCCAACACAAACCCCCTTTTAATAGTAATGTCTGTTTCCTATGCGGTAAGGAAGGACATTACGGTAGCCAAACATCTTGTCACGCCGCTAATAAAGTTAGGAAAGCACATTTCAACTAGTTCTTATTATGCTTCTAATATGCTGGTGTTTATTTCTATTTTGTTTTTATAGTGTTCTAAATTGTCTATAATTCCTGAATATTTGTAGAAGGTTTGCTACTTAAGGAAAAAGATAGGATACGATATAAGTTAAAAATTGATTTATAAATTACTATAGATTATTTTAGAAAATGTGCGTTTATGAAGGATGTAAAACATCACCTTCCTATAATTATGAAGGATTAAAAGCGTTGTATTGCACGGTTCATAAGGAGGATAGTATGGTTGATGTTGTGAATAAAACTTGTATTTATGAAGGATGTAAAACAAGACCAGTATTTAATTATAAAGGACATAAGAATGCTCTATATTGTACTACTCACAAATTGAATGAAATGGTAGATGTTAAACATAAAGCTTGTATTCACGAAGGTTGTATAACAAGACCAGTATTTAATTATAAAGGACAGAAAAACGCTCTATATTGTACTACTCACAAATTGAATGAAATGGTGAATGTTAAAGATAAAGCTTGTATTCACGAAGGTTGTAGAAAAAATCCAACATATAATAATAGTGGTGAAACAAAAGCCTTATATTGCGCTATTCATAAGGAAGAGGGAATGGTAGATGTTAAACATAAAGCTTGTATTCACGAAGGTTGTAAAACAATACCAGTATATAATAATAGTGGTGAAACAAAAGCCTTATATTGCGCTATTCATAAGGAAGAGGAAATGGTAGATGTTAAAAATAAAGCTTGTAAAACATATTTGTGTTCTACTCGTGTTACAGACAAATACCAAGGATATTGTTTAAGGTGCTATATATATACCTTTCCTGACAAGCCAGTCGCAAGAAACTACAAGACAAAAGAGAGGGCTGTTGTAGAGTTTGTTTGCGAACGATTTCCAGAACATACTTGGATTACTGATAAAAAGGTTAATGATGGGTGTTCTATGCGACGACCAGATATATTACTAGACTTAGGATACCAAGTTTTAATCATAGAGATAGACGAGAACGCTCACCAAGATTACGATTGTAGTTGTGAAAATAAGCGTATAATGGAGTTATCTCAAGATGTAGGACACAGACCCATTATATTTATTAGGTTCAATCCTGATAGTTATAGAGAAGGCACTAGAAAAATACCTTCGTGCTGGGAACAGAATATGAATGGTATTTGCGTGGTTAAAAATAAGGAAGACTGGGAATACCGATTAAACACTCTAGAAGCACAAATAAAATATTGGAGTATGCTAAGTAATACCACAAATAAAATAATAGAAACTATACAGTTATTTTATGATACTTAGAAAATATAAAAATATATACATAGCATTCGCCACACTACGCTAGGCATTCGCCGCTCACACCGCTTACGCTTCCAATATCCTTGCGACGCTTTCTAATCGCCCGTAATTTCCTAGTTCGCTTATAATACCCTTGTATTTATCGTATCCGTTAGCACTTACGAGATTGTTATAGATGATTGCTAGTATATCGCTATTCATCCCTTGTCTGTCATAAAGAGCCGCTAGATTGATGATGTGCTTTTTATCCTCAAAGATAGCCGAGAGTTCGTTGAGTTCCTTCTCTATTATACCCACCTGATATTCAATAGCAAGATTATTGAAAATCACGGATGTTCTGTCAAATGCCTTGTTTATTATAAGCGGGTTTGTTATCATATAGGTTCTTTCAAATATTTCAAGATATTCTTGAGATGTATATTCCATATTCGTCAAATTATAGGGGTTTATCTTGTAATAGCATACATTACCACAATTCTTTATTATGGTTGTGCTTTTTGTATTCATAGAGGTCTCTATGTAGGCGGTGTTGAAAGACCAGAACCTAGGTTCTTCGTATATATGTTCTTTAAGGTATTCGCTACCATATTTGTGATATTGGATAACCACATTTTTATCCTTGTCGTTTGTTAGCAGTTGCGAGAGATTGTAATAATAATACCAATATCTGTTCTTCTGTAATTCGGCAAATGGCAAGACAATTTCGCCGATGCCTTTCACTTCTACATACACTTTGTCTCCGTAAGTAATGAAGAAATGATATGAACTTATAGAGCCGCTGGTATGGGCGAAATTATAAATCAAATTGTCATAAACTCCGGTGAATTCGGCGTTAGCGATGGTATGAAAGGCGTGCTTGCTGCTTGCGTCAATAGTTGAGTTCATCGCTAGTAATCTCTAGATGGTATGCGAAGCCTGTGTAGCCTGCGAAGCCTGCGTAGCCTGCGAAGCCTGCGTAGCGTCTATACCTTGTTTATCTGCTTGTATATTCTAAAAGTCTCTATCAATTTTTCTATTCTAAAAAAAGATTAGAACAAATATAAAAATATATAACATATACGCTTCGCCGCTTACGCTACGCCGCTTACGCTTCCAATATCTGTGCGACGCTTTCTAATCTCCCGCAATTTTCTAGTTCGCTGATACCCTTGTATTTCTGGTGTCCGTTAGGGCTTACAAGAATGTTATAGAGGATTGCTAGCACATCGCCATTCTCAACCGCATTACTGTCGCTAAGCATAGTTAAGGCAATAACATTCTTTTTATCCTCAAAGAACGCCGCAAGTTCTTTGCCTTCCTTCTCTATCTCGTTGAGTTCTTCCGTCATCCAATTTTCTTGGTAAGCACCAACGACCCTATTGTAGATAGGACACATTCTATCAAATTCTTCGTCTTGTATTGTCATATAGTTCTCTAGGAAGGCTTCAATATCTTCTGGGGCGGAACAATCCCAATTCTCCAAATCATAAGGATTTATCTTGTAATAGCATATTGTCTCGTTATCTACTATCTTTGCATCTCGTGTATTGAGACTGGTCTGTAGAAACGCAGTCTCAATACCCCAGAAACGCTCTTCATCAGGATATACCGCATCGTCGTTATGCTGATACCTAAGATTGTAATCGCTACCATACCTGAGGTGCTGATATACCAGATGCTTGTCATAAGTAAGCCTAAGAGACATGTTGTAATAATAACTCAAATGCTTGTTTTTCTGGAGTTCGGCAAACGAAATCACAATCTCGCCGACGCCTTTCACCTCCATATATACTCTGTCGCCGTATCTAATGAATAGGTGATAACTACCAGTAGAGCCGATGCGATTATCTCCGTGGTTGTTAGGAAAATCATGAACCTTCCTATTATAAACTCCAGAGAATTCAACATTTGTGAAGGTATGATAGGCGGTCTTGCTGCTTGCTACGATAGTGGCGTTCATCTTTTGCTAGTGGCTACTAGGGCTTTGCTGGGCTTTGCGAGCGAAGTAGCGAAGCGGGTGTATATACTGAGTTTTCTGCTGTGGGGCAACAATTCAGTATGTCTCCAAACATATATTTTAAAAAATTAAATCAATTTTTAAAATAGAAAAAAGAAAATAGAACAAATGTTCCTAATAATAAGACGACACAAACATATCGGTATTTGCTAGCGATACTGATGAGGCTAGCGAAGCAAGCGAAGCAGACGATACCGACGATACAGGTGATACCACCTTGTTATCCACAGGATTATAATATATCATACATTTATTATTTTCATCACAATAGATGATTGAAGCACCAAAGTAGATATACTTGCCTTTCACCACCGGCGTCTCTAGCATCTCATAGAGTTTTGTAATGGTCTGGAACATAATTGCTATATATATGCGTGTTATTTTTATATATTTATATAGCAGTCGCAATAAATATGGACGGGTTGCTAGATATTCCCATCCATATTTAGCCGCTCCTTAGGTTTTAAAGCCTTCAATTCGCTATCTGTCAAGCCCACCTGATATTTTATTTTACATTCTAATAAATATTATACTAATATAAAAAATGATATAGCATTTATTATAGATACGCCACAAGTCTTCATAAATGTCCCTCGCATTCTCCAAGAATTACCTATACGAGTTGCCCGAGGACATCCTTGTTCTTATATACAAGAAGGCATTTAAGGAGACGCTAATTACCATAGAGGATATGCGAGAGGCTACAGACAACTACTACAAACTATTAAAATACATTACCGAAGGAACTGATAGCAATAATAATCCTATACAAAATCAGGCAATCTGGAACATAATCGCTAGGAGAGAAATAGGCGAGCCTTATTACAAATATTATCAGTATTACGCTGACGCTAGCGACGCTAAGGGCACCGACTTCCTACACCTCAATAGATTAAAGATGACTAGGAACGATGCCTCTTTTTCTACTATAAAATACATAGAGTTCTCAATCTATCCTATACAAGACAAGGTGCCCTCAGCAAATTACAATTATATCAAGAATACATACGAGCAATACATCCATATATTCCTAAGTCTCAGGCATTATAACGCAAATACCAATATGAATAATGGCGATATAGACTACGAATATAAGAATATAAAGGACATCAAGTTATTAAATGACAAGATAAGAGTGGAGTTTCACGACGCATACATATTCAAAAACTATATAGATGTTTATAACAACATATTAGATACATATAATTTCATAGTATGTATATTAGACATATTATCTATGTTTAATAATACCATATATCCAGAGTATAACCTAGACTATATGAACGACTTAACCGACTTGCGGGATTGGTTCAAGTTTAATGCGTATTTCGGCGGTTTTACATTAAACAACAAAGGCGATACTGTATGTCCGTTCTTTAGTTCTTAGTTAGTTAAAAAATAAAAAAATGATATAGCCTCTTCCAACACCTATCTTAGAAGAGACAAGAGATGGAACCCGCATCCGCTAACGATACCGAACCCGCATCCGCTCATAATATGCTTATTCGTATTATTGAGGAACAGAAGAACAAGGAGGATAAAAAAGACATCTGGAAAAACAGTCCTTATAAGGATTTGGTAAAACTCCAGAGCAATAATGTAGGGAATGTAGGAGAAGAACTCATCAACCGCATTTGTAAGATGACGGGTATTGACGCAGATTGTAATGGCTCTAAAACAAAGCAGATAGGCGGTGGAGAAGGCGATGGCAGCGATAGCGTTATTATGGGTATTCCAGTAGAAATTAAGACCGCCCATCAAGGTTCTTCGTCCTTTAGTTTTCAGCACGAACTCGGTGAAGTGCCTTGGAAAGGTTCTAAGTATATGATATTCGTTGATATTTCTCCAGAGTGTATTTATATAACTATATTCGCAAACTTTGACGAAAACACATATAAGAACAAGGAGAAATTGCCCTGTTTTCCAACAAAGGCGATTACTTGGAGAAAAGAGAAGGGTGCTTTCAAGTTAGATACGACTGTTAAGATAAATGAGGCTAATGTTGAAAACGGACACGCATTAAAGATAATGCCGGCTACTTCTAACGATACAATTGCGGCATTTATAAAGAATATTATTGTCTAGCCAGTCAAGCCTGTCAAGCCGAACTGAGAGACAATAATAGAAGTCCTCAAGTTATATGCGGAGTTCGTTGATAGGAAACTGACAGACGCCCATTCAATCGCATTCGCCTTATCTATCATCGCAGCCTTAGTATCTGTATCAGCAAAGAATACAACGCCATATCCTTTTCTTGCTGGAAGGTCTTCAAAACTCTTATAAACCCGCATATTGTCTTTTCCAAAGCAGGTTGATGGTAGATAAATGTCGCAGTTGCCTATCATATCCTTATTTCGGGTTGTCGCAATAGTCCCACCGTTAGACAAAGAATACACTTTCATAATCTTCATATTTTCTTCAGTATTTGCTTTTATAGCGTAATCAGGATTAGATGTATGTTTAGACCATATCTGGAATACCCCATTAACTTTCACAGATTGATTGTCGGGGCTATAAAACATCGCTGATAACCCTTCGCTATAAATAAGATGGTATCCTTTAACCCTCTTGCGAGGAGACCCCTTGCCGTCGCTAGCGAATAGTTGCGGTAGAATAAAGCAGACATAATCGGCGAAACTGTTAGAATGATTTATAAAGTTGAGAGCAAGATGTCCTCTCAATCCAAATGGCGGATTTCCAAATACGATATATTTCTTTGTTAAATCTCTAGGTTTCCAAGTTAGATAATCCTGTTGTTGTATTCCGGTAGCACGAGGCTCTATATCAAGCCCTATAGAACCTGACGGCAAGATGTGTAAGAAACTGCCGTCGCCTGCAGAGGGCTCAATAAAGGTGTATTCGTCCATATTTATTTCTACTTTGCTATTGAATGTTTCCCAACATCTTTTCGCCAAATCCTTTGGTGTAAAGAACTGGTCTTTTAACGATGCCCCGTATTCGCTATAGACGATGTCCTTTGATAGTATCTTATAAATGTCAAAAGTATATTGTATAGGGACATCTCGTAATTCAAGCCATCTTCTAATTGTTCCTACGCAAATGTTTAGTTTATTTGCGACATCCTTTATAGACCCGTTTTTTATACACTCTTCTACTAAAGTGATTAAGGCTGGAACGGCGTCGGGCTCTAGCATCGTCGCCATATATATTAGTGAGCCTTATCTTACTATTATATCATTTTTTACAGATGATTTATAATAATATCAAAGCATTTATTAGTAATTAGTAATAAGTAATACGCAAAGTATGCGAGCATTCTCTAAGAATTATCTATATGAACTGCCTGAGGACATCCTTGTTCTTATATACAAAAAGGCATTTAAGGAGACGCTAGCGTCCATAGAGGATATGCGAGAGGCTCTAGACAATTACGACAGGCTTGTAGAGTATATCAAGAATAACCATTTTGACCCCTATAAAACACGGGCTATATGGAGTATAAAACTGTGCTATAGAAGAGATGTCGGCGACCCTTATCATAAATATTCTTTGTATTATGCTGATGCTGGTTGCGGTGCCGATATTGACTTTTTACGACTTAATAAAAAGGAGATGACTAGGGACGACGAGGCTTTTTCTTCTATAAAATACTTAGATTTCCCTATATATCCTATAAAGGACAGAGTATCCACCGAAAGTTATAATAGTTGTAAGATGTTATTAGAGGAATACGCACGCTTTAACCTAAGTTGTTATCCTAATATTACGGGGATTGTATTAGGCGACGACAAAATAAGGCTAGAATATGCGGACGCTGCTAGTGTTAGCGTATTCAAGTGTTATATAGATATTTATAATATTATCTTAGAGGGGTATAATTTCATAGTTTATATATTCAATATAATAAACCAGTATTACCAGTTATATCCCGTGGATAACTTGGAGTTTATGGACGACCTTAATGACTTAAGGGAATGGTTTGAATACAACTCGTTCTTTTGTGGTTTTACCATTAGTGCTAGTGATAATGGCGGAGATGCTAGCACAGATGCTAGAGGCGATACTATATTGCCCCGCTTTTATGCTGCTAGGTATTGCTAGGTTATACTTTGCGACTACTCCTCCGTGATGCTACAGGAGTAGTCTCAGCAAATATAGAGGGATTAGTAGATAACTCGTAATACGCAATCTTTTCTTCAAGTTTTAATATCCTACTATATCTAACTTCTGTCAAACTATTCTCATATTTAATCCTATCTATTATCAAATTAATAGCACTAGGATTTCTTGATACTTTAAACCAATTTATTTTATTATAGACTTTTATACTATCGTAAGTTGCATCTGACAATCCATTCTCGTATTTTACCCTACCCTCTAATAATTTAATAGCGATAGGGCTAGTATTCTCTGACAACTCTCCCCATTTTATATTTGCCGGATTTTTTTGTAATAATTCAAGAGCCACTTGATTAGGATTTGCCGATAAAGCATACCAGTTTATATCATCTGGGTTATCCATTATATGCGTCTCCAATAAATTAATTGCTTCGCTAGATGTATTACTTGACAGAGTATCCCAAAATATCTTCTTTGGATAATCTTTTAATATTCTAATAGCGTTTGAATTTCTTGACACTTCTTCCCGATTTATATTTATAGGTATTACCTTTATTTCTTTTTCTAATAAAGCAATAGCACTTTCATTTGCTGACAATATTTTCCAGTTTATATAGTGGTGATTTTCGGGGCTGTCTAAAAATTTAATCACATCAGGGCTCGTATTTTTTGATAAACTATTCCCATCTAGTTTGTCCCTATATTTTGGATTTGTCAATATTTCAGCAGCACTAGGATTTTCTGACAATTTAGCCCAATTAACACGAATGCTAGGGTCTCTATTTAATGCTTCCTTTATCAATTCAATAGCGACAGGATTTGTATTACTTGATAACCAATAATAATCTATATTCTCATTTTTTTGACTTAAATAATATAAGGCGTTGTGGTTCTGGAATAGACGGGTCTTCAACAATTTACCTTCAGGTATCCCATCAACCAATCTATATTCAACCAATTTATATTTAGAATTATACAGTTCAACCATCTTATCTTTAACAAGTCCTAGAATATCTAAACTTAGAGAGCCTAGTGATATCGTAGGTGTTTTAGCACGAAGTCTAGACATTGGTCTAGCGGATGCTGGTCTAGAAGGTGTCCTAGCAGGCGTCTTAGATACTGGTCTAGACATCGGTCTAGCGGATGCTGGTCTAGAAGGTGTCCTAGCAGCCTGCTTAGATACTGGTCTAGCAGCCTGCTTAGATACTGGTCTAGCAGCCTGCTTAGATACTGGTCTAGCAGCCTGCTTAGATACTGGTGTATTTGTAATTATATTATAATCCTTTGTAGCAAGCCTAACGCCTTCTTTTTTTAATTTATTTAAAGTTTTATCCATTTCTAATAATACAAAAATAAAAAAACAAAAGTATTGCTAGGCATTTCATAATATGTTAATATTGTCGTTTAGTAAGATAAAGCCAGATGAATATATTTATAAATAACCGATATAGAAAGATATATAATAATAAGAAGTCTTTTTATGTTCTTTGTAAAAAGGAACAGGTTGATATAACAGACTACTTCAAAAAGAACGGGGATATAAAGAAAGGATACGCCCATTTAATCCAGCAAAAATCAAAGAAGGTCGTCGGCGGAGGCGGCAATATACTCGTATTATCTACCTTTAATGTTTATACTTGGAATGGCTATAATATGGGTCGTAGTAATTTTGACACTAAGTTTAAAGGGCTAATAGCAGATAAAGGCGTAGAGTTGTTGCTTACGCAAGAAGACTATTATCAAGACGAAGATAACAACGAAACTGTTAAAGCATATTCAAAAAATATTAAGGAATTTAAGGGAAGTAGTAGAAAACCTAGTAGGTTTAATTTTAATAGTTGTATTACCACAACGCCGTCATTTTATGGTGCGGTTCCACGGAATGCGATAATTATAGAAGATAGGGCGTTTGGTATTACGATAGCAAACTTACATTTAGAAGGAGGGCGTTTTATAGATACCGAGTTATATGATAGCACATTTCAAACATATCTAGAGATAAAACTAGATTTATTAAATAAGTTATTAGCACTAAAGCAGACACCGGATATTATCCTAGGTGATTTCAATTCGGTTTATTGTAAAGACCCTGATTTGTTAGAAAAGATGTATCTCGCACAAATAGTCTATTATAATAGTCGCAAACATTCGCTTGCGAAGCAACAAGGTTCTTGCGAAGCAGGCGAAACAGGCGAAGAGCATATAAGCAAAGCAGTTGGAGACGCATTTACAAAGCATATCGGCGATGATTATGGCTTAAAACCACTAGGGAGATGTCCTAGAAGCAAAGTAGTAAAAATAAGTTGTAAAAAAACACTAAGTAGCAACGAAAAAACACTAAGTATAGACAATATTGTTTCTTGGAATAACGCACCATTTGCCTTGTTAAGTGAGAATGGTTATATATATGTAGAGCCTACAAATATAAGGGCAGGGGCTGAAGTTAATCCTGCAAATTCACGAGGTAAAAATGTAATAGACCATATTTGGGTTAAAGCATCTCTGTATGAAAGATTTAGTTTTAACGCTGAGATATATGATGGTTTTGGAAATGATGATAGTGATTTATTATATGGCGGCGTGTCAGACCATAAACCCGTGATATTGTCTATCCAAATGAAGGAAGCGGAAGCGACGGCACCAGCGACATCAAGTGAAGCCGAAGATATATCGCCGCTGCTACCGCTAGCAAAAAGAACTAGACGAGGTAGTAAATAGAATTCTATCTTATTGATAACAGGAGTTTAGCAAGATTAGAGCGTTGAAATAGCAATTTTTGTTGCTTAGGAGCAGAAGCCGACTTAGATTTCCCAGACATAATCGCTATAACTTTCTTATAGTCGTTGGTGCCTTTGCGTGAAGAACACCAAGTAGGCTTCCCGTCATTATATATCTTAAGGGCTTCAAAGTATTTCATTATTTATCTATTATGTTTATAAAAATATATTTTAAGTTTAATAAATAAGATAGGCTAATGACAGAACCTTCTAAGCCGTTTCCTTTCAATACTTGCGAGGTTAGAGGCGAAGTCGCCGACCAGCCTTATTCGGCTGCTATAGATATCTTGTCGTGCTTCATACTCCTCTATCTATTGTCGCTAGCCCGCCATATAGAAATACAATTCTTCATCCTATCCCTATTCATATTCCAAGCATACCACGCATATTCTCATTTATTCTGGGGCGATAATGAGTATAGTCTGGTAAATGTATATATCATACACGCCTGCTCGTATCTCATAGTAATCGCTCTAATCACGGCAATATCATTCATTAGCGGCAAGCCTCCTTATATACCTCTAATACTTGCCGCTATTCTGCTAGACTTCTATATATTCTTGAATTATTTAGGGACAGTATATAACGCTATTTCAGGGATAAACATCTGGGTCATAGTGCTTCTAACGGGCTTATGGAATGTTAGATTACCTAAAATTGTTAAGCGGTTGTTGCATTTATTGCTAATGCTGTTAGTGGTTATAATAGGACTATTCTTTAACGAAAAATACAATTGCGAGGCTATGATGAGTGCCTATCAGTTCCCTTATCATATCGCCATAGAGATACTCGGTCTCATAATATCGTCGCTATTCGCCTACATCTTTATATTGCTAGAAGCGGCTAAACGCGACTAGAAGCGAATAAGGCTTAGATATGTTCTATTTATCAAAGTAGATTATAAAAAATGATTGAGAGGCTTGAAGGTTATATTAAGGACAAGCACAAGCCCCCTAGGCACGAGCAGCAGCAAGAGCAGCAAGCGAAGCAAGAGCAGCCAGTAGCAAGCGAAGCAATAGCAGAAAGCGAAGCGAACATAGAACCCAATATGTCCTCATCATCTGCTGAGTATGCTAGGATTAACGCACAGTTTAACAATATCGCCACAAATGTTCCTGTATTGCCGATACCGCAGCAGTTCCAGCAGCATCCGCATACCCCGAGAGCAGCAGCGTTGAATACGCCACGCCCTGTTCCGCAAGTACAACAGCCGCCTCAGCAGCAAAGGTATTTCAATATCTATGACAAAATCATCCATAGCATAGATGGTAAGTTCTTCATTAAAATTAGTTTTCGTGAATTAAAAGCGTATGCTTCAGCGATTACCTTTAATAGAGATGTTGATGAAGAACAGGTTGATAAACTCTTCGCATCAATAAAAGATGGTTATCACTATCCTTTCACTATGGATGCTATCTATGACAAAACTGTTAATATTGGCGAAAATAGCATTAAGATTATTAACGGGAACCATAGGCACGCAGCAATCTGTAAGTATATAGCAGAGCACGATAAGGACTTCAGTTGCGATTATATGGTGTTTATGTGGATATCTGTAGTGGATGAATGCGAAAGCACAAATCTACAACAGAGCATAGAATTATATACGATGGTGAATAATCACTTACCATTTAAGGAGCCTATAAATGTTAGTATTGATGCGATGAAGTTTGTTGAGAAACTTTGTAGTTTAAATCAATTTAAGGGAAAAATAAAGACACAAAAAGGCAACGACACAAGCCACCAACCGAGAATTCATAAAAACGAGTTGTATAAACTCCTTGAAAAGAACAAGGATATACTAGAGGAGTTTGTATCTACGCACTCTGTTAATAGAAACAATCTTATTATTACCGAAGATATCCTTAATAAATTTATAGAGAGTATTAAAGATATTAATCATCGCATCTCTCTAAAGGAAAAATATGAACTATACAGCCATAACAAGTTGGTAGAAAACAATAAATACTACGAAGAAGCCGTTGATATCGGTCTATATCTTAACCTAAAAAATTCTAACTTCCCGAAGGAGATATGGATTAAGCATCTCTGCGACCCGTCGTCAATCTAAAGTGATGTAAGCGGTATAAACCGTCTGCTTATATGATGTATATTCTATGTATATATTTTTATGTTTTTTATTGTTCGCATTAGGCTCGCTCCGCTCGCTTACGCTTACTGCTCGCTTACTGTAATACATAGGTACATATATAGACCACCTTTATAATTACAAGAGCAATTATACAGATGGCTTTCAATACGATAAGATGTGCTATAATAAAATCTAGGAACCTCTCAAATCTGTCTTTTTCCTTATATACCCTGAGATTATTGCGGTCATCTCCAAATCGTCTTGGTGAATGACTTCTAGCACCTCTACCGACGCTACCTCTACCTCCGCTGACGCTGCCTCCACCTGTAGCATACTTCTTAGTTCTCTTATCTATTGGGTGGGCGTATTGGAATGCTAACGACATAACATCGCTAACGCCAGCCATACTGTTATTACAATTACTAAACTCTTTAAAGCGTTCTTCGTGGGCTTTTTGTAATTTGCTTTCTAACACTATTTTTTGTTTAATGAGCCTGATGAGGTTAAGTTGTTGTTCTTTCACAAATGCTCTATACTGATAAGTATCGCTAATATCCTGTGATGTTAGTTCGCTAACGATTTTCTGGCGAGTGTCAATAATAAGGGAGATATTGGCGATTTCATTTTCAATCTGCGAATAATCGGCTACTGAATTCATAGTGAGGATGATAGTAGGTTGCTAGCGAGATGATAGGGGATTGCCTCGCAGGTTCGTTGCTCTTAACAACAGATGGTATAATCAATTTTTATAAGTAATAACAAATGTTATAAATACTATAATAATTGATTATACATTTTAAACAACTATAAGTAAATAAGATGTTGCTACCAGTTGATGTTGATGTAATTACTGATTTGCCTAGCGAATATCCTGACGAATTTATTGAGTTTTGTAGTAAAAATTCTTTACATCCGCCTAGTATTACTACGGGAAATGGTAAAGCCTTATCGGTTATGCTAAAATATAAGGATGTTTATTGGGACAGAAATGCTTGCGATAAGTTCTGTAATAAATTTAATATTTTAACAAAGGATAGCATACAATTATTTAATAAGCACAGTCAATGGGGCATCCAAACAAATAGCGGAAAGGAAAGAGGACGACTATATATTGTTTATCCATATCTATTATCTAATAAGCATAAGATGAGGCTAAACTTTAGATTTAACGGAGATGACAAAGAAAAAGACATAGAAATAGGCAAGATAAAATCAACCATAAAAGCCGACTATATTGATGTTGAGAACTCGCTGTGGCAATTAGGGCACAAAAACCCAGCATCAACAGACAATTCAACTAATAACCTAGTATTACAGCCTCCTATTCAAGCCAAATATAGGGACAATTTTATATTTATTGATACGCTAACAAAAATACCCGTGCCTCACAAATTAGATGCTATGATAAAAAAGAAGGAAGTTGAATTAACACTAGAACAAATCATAGCATATAAGGAGGTGTTTGACAAATTACTAGCGTCATCATCCGCATCCGCACCTGCTTAAGCAGATATTATAATATTCTAGATTTATCTCAGTTCCAAAGCATTTTCGCCCAGTATTTTTACAAGCAACGGCGGTTGTCCCGCTACCTAAGAACGGGTCAATGATAACCGCATCTTTCTTGCTAAATAACTTTATTAAATGCTCTATTAACGCAAGAGGTTTAACTGTTATATGGCTATTGTTTTCTTTTTCAAGTTTTGTAGGCTTTGCTACTAGAAAATTCTTATCATAACATTCGTTATATTCTTCAGTTGTGATAATATTCGCAGGAACTCTGTCATTATTGATACCTACTTTTTGAGAAAAGTCTAACAGCCCTGTTTTAAAATTTAGTTCATTCTGGATAAAGGTGATTTTATCTAAAGGTTTCATAGCAACGCATATTGGCTCAAAGCACGATTTTATTTGCGGCGTTTTATAATCTTTATACTCCTCTATCAATCGGTCTTTCTCTGCTTCAGGTATTTTCATTTTTTTTATAATATGAGATACAGACATACCTTTAGGCATACTCTGTGTATAATTCCAGTTTATCATATCTCTTATTTCAAAGCCTGCTATCTCGCAACTCATAGCGATTGCGTGATATAATCGTGGAGATGAGAATGATAGAAAATAAGCACCTGGCTTCATTTTCCTAAATAACAACTTTGCTAACTCCAAGTAATAATCATATAGAACTTTAACTTGCGATTTGTCAAACTTCATACCTTTCGGCAAATGCGTAATATGGCTATTCTTCACATCCCTATTTATTTTATTAGAGCACCATTTATTATCTAGTTTATCAAGAAAATACGGCGGGTCTGTTATTACGCAGTCAATACTGTTATCATCCAGTTTATTTAATTCAATCATACAATCGCCGTTAATTATCACAATATCGGTGTCCTCTTTGGTGTCCTCTTTGGTGTCCTCTTTGGTGTCCTCTTTGGTGTCCTCTTTGGTGTCCTCTTTGGTGTCCTCTTTGGTGTCCTCTTTGGTGTCCTCTTTGGTGTCCTCTTTGGCGTCTATTAAATTAATTAGTTCGCTTTTGTTTTTAGATTTACATTTAACAATCCCTAGTTTTTCACACATTACCAGCAGTTCTGCTTTAGATAATTTTGCTAAATCCTTATTATCCATTTTTATATATAAGATATGGATATTATTATATCAATTTTTAGAGACATACAAATTAAATAAAAATATGTATTACATATATTATTATACATCATAACAAAGACTATTAAGTTAGAATAGATGAGGATATTTGGATGTTAAATCGCACCATTTTTCCCTGATTATTTCATTAGCCATTATTTTCTTATTCTCTTTATAATTATTTTTCTGCTCGTATATCCAATTTGTTAATGAATTTATATACTTGTCTTTAGTTCTAGAAGGTAGTTTATTATATTCTTGTATATATTCTTCTAGTTTTTTTGAACTATCATACCATTTTTCTATATTGGTTTTATATTTAATTTCATTCCTATTAATAAACTCCTCCCATATAGTTTTGATATTCATGTCTTTCATAATGCAAGTTGAGTTTTTGTAATTATTCCTTTGTGAGCTTACCCACCTTGCTATTTTAATAGTATTCGGGTCTTGTGAATATTCACAAGGATATTTTTTATGTATATTGATATATGCTTCAACCTCTTGTAAAATTTCAAGCCATCTCTCTGTATTAGACATAAACAGTCGCTTATATTCATTAACAAACTCGCGCCATATATTTTTTAAATTATTATCCTTCATAATATTTTCATTTTTCTTATAACTTTGTCTTTGTGTAGCAATCCAAGATGCTAAAGAAGATATTTTTTTATCATTATTATTTGATGTTGGAAACTTACCATTCTCATTTATATACTCTCTAACTAATTCTAAATTTTCAAGCCATTTTGTATATTCTGTTTTTCCATATAATAAATGGTTTTCTTTTATAAACTGCTCCCATAATTTTCGGTTGATTTCATTTTTCATAATATAGAGATTTTTATTATAGTTTTCTTCTTGAGTTTTTATCCATACTCCTAAATATTTAATTTTTTTATTTTGACTACAATTTGAAGGCATTTTATTATTTTGTTTAATATACTCTTTAACATATTGTAAGTTGTCTAGCCATAACAACTCTCTTTTTTTAAAGAGTATAATATTTTTACTGTAAAACTCCTCCCATAATATAAGAATATTATTATTCTTCATACTTTTCTTTCTATTTGTATAATTTGCTTTTTGTGTTGATATCCAGAAAGCCAAGGATTGAATATCTCTGTCCTTATCAACTCCTGAAGGCAATTTTTTATATTCTTCAATATAACTTATTACATCATTTAATTTTATTTTCCATAACTGCTCTTTGCTCCTGAATAACACATCGTATTTAGTAATAAATAATCGCCATAATTGCCTTATATTATTCTTCTTCATAATTTCTCTTTGCCTTATATAATTTGCTTTCTGTGTTAATATCCATATACCTATTTGTCTAATATATATCTCCTTATTATTTGATGTAGGCAACTTCCCATATTCCTTTATATACTCTTCAGCCATCGCCAGTTTTTCTTCCCAACTAATTGCCTTAAACTCCTTGATACCTACTATATAATCACTCAGCAATACCTTATCCTTTTCTATTAATTCTAGTTCTTTTTCATCTTTGTCATTATAGAAATCAACCACGCCTACTTTAACCTTATCCTTAAACATAATGTCGTATTCTTTGATAGATGATAAGGTCTCTAGTATTTCTTCGTATTCTTCGCACCATATATATACATTAGCGACCTTATATGGATTATTCTTATCTATTCTAGTAGCCCTGCTTATTCTTTGAATTGTTGTTATTTTATTTTTAGGAGCATAACTTATATATACGCTATCGCACGCTGGTATATCAATACATTCGTTCAATATCCTTATGTTAAACAACAACTGTATTTTTTCAGTATTAGCAAAGCCTTCTAATACGCTAACCCTTTTCTTATCGCTATCTAGGCAACTTATGCTATTCATCTCAATATCCATAATATAAAAGTCGTTTAATGTTTTCATACTTTCCATCATCGCTGTCATATCCTCAGTATCTTTACAATATACTATACACTTTTTAGAACCATTATTTGCTATACAAGAATATAGAAATATACATCTGTTTCTTATTTCATTATCAATATCATAGATAGACAATTCCTTATTGAGTTCTTCGTTATTTTCGTGAATAGAAGGCAGCCATATTCTGTAATCTGTAATATACTTAGATGCTATAGCGTCTGTAAAAGTCATTTGATAAACAACATCTCCAAACAATTCTACGACGCTATCGCTATCTGCTATGCTATTGCTATCGCTAACACTATCCGCATCGCTTTCATCTTCGCTATCGCTATCCGCTATGCTATTGCTATCCGCTACGCTAACACTATCCACATCGCATTCATCTTCGCTATCACCAACGCTATTGCTATCCGCATCGTTATCCGCATCGTTATCCGCATCGTTATCCGCATCGTTATCCGCATCGTTATCCGCTACGCTAACTCTATTGCTATCCTCTACATACTCAATATCATAAATTCTCGGTGTAGCAGACATAAACAATATTTTATGGTTTGATTTTAGCAACTTATATATATTGTCAGTTTCATCTAATATATTTGCTTTTGATAGATTGTGGAACTCATCTACAATAAATAAAGCATCTGTGAATAAATCTAGACATTCCGCTATTAAATCCATAGACTTATATGTGCTAGATATAACAAACTTATCTTTGCGTTTAATAAACTTCTTAATACTATCTATATCCCTATCGCCATCGCTATCAACTAACAAAGTATCCTTTTTATTATAGCCATATTCTATAAATCGCTTAAGGTTCTGTTTAGCAAATTCTCTTAATGGCGATAGAAGGACTATATGTTTATATTCGCTAGAAATCAACATACTAATATAGGTCTTACCACAACCGCAGGGAATTGCTAAAATGCCTCTATTATTATCTACAAAATGCTCTTTAAATTTTCTAACCGCTTCTAATTGATAAGTATAAGGAGATATTATAGGCACTATTTCTTCATTTATGCTATCGCTGGCGGCGCTAGGTAATTTTACAAAATGTATCTTATTGTCATTACAGCATTCTAATAGTTCAAGTTTGTCTGTATCGCTAGTATAATCTATACAGACAACACGAGAACTTAATTTAATAGTATTCTGTAAATTTCTAGATAAGCAACTTGTATAATAAATGTATGTGTTGATATCTCTAATTAAAGCCGCCCTAAGCATAATACCTGATATGTTGTCTATACATACTCCTGATTTATACCCGTTCTTACATTGTACTATAGAGCAGTTATTGTTATCATTATCAAGTTGTATAATATCTATACCAATATCCTTATGGTTATGTAAGTGTCCTTCTTTCAAGTCTTTCCTCATCAATCTCATATCATTATGAGAATGGATAAGATTATTTTGTATCAATATGTTTTCAGGACATTCATTCCATAGATAAGCATTCTTTTCTAAATGTTGTATTATAAATGCTTTAACATACCGTTCATATCGCAAGCCCTTTTCTTGATTATTCATATTGGTAAATATATAGATTATAGGTTATTGTCAATTTTTATTTTACAAATATAAAAAATATATATCGCATATATTATTATACATCGCTCCGCCGCTACACTACGCTATACTAGCGTATTACTCATCATCCTCCTCGTCCTCTTCATCCGCCTTATATCCTATTCCGTTCCATCCCTTAGCCTCGTAGGGCTTGTTTAGCAGTTTCTCTAGGTATGCCTTGAGTTGATTGCGGTCAGGGCATTTCTTACCTTTCACCACATTAGATATACTCCATAACCTGAAGTCCGTATATAATTTAGCGATGGTAATGCGAGGCTCCTTAATTTGAGGGTCAATCACAATACGGTCATTAATAAACTGCCCGATAACATCATTATTCTGTTTATAACTCTCAGTAGCGACACGCACTTCGCTAGGCTCAGGGATAGCCATAGGATTGATGTGCTTATGCCTTTCAATTAACATGCTTATAAAGATTTCGCGCCAAATAAGGAATTTATCACTCAGATCTAGATCCATATAAAATTCAGTTGGCTTGTTAGGGTCAGGAGTTTCAGTAAATTTACTAGAGAAATTACAAACCTTGATACGACGCCAAGTGCCCCCATCATCGCTAGGAATTTCAGGCAATTCATTACAAGTTAATATCATCTTGAATTGCGGCTTGAATTCATAAGGCTCCTTAAATAGCGTTCTCACTAAAATCCTGTCTTGTCCTGACAATTCTTTCATCAATCCAATATTTAGCCTATCATTCTCGCTGGGCTCTTGCATAACCGCAAAGCGCCTGCCTTTTGTTCGCTCTAATTCACTCTGTGCCGCATTACTTGCCGCCCGCTTTTGCGTTAGCAGGGCAATAGGCAAGATACAGTAATAATCGCCAATAGATTTCTGGATAAGGTCAAGAAGCCTAGATTTTCCGTTGCTACCGTGTCCTGTGAAGATATAGAAACGCTCTTGAGCGATGCTGCCGTCAATAATACAGGCTAGCACATCCATAACATAATTACGCAAGTTTTTATTAGTAAATATTTTAGCAAAGAACTCGTTAATCTCTGCTACTTCAGGCATTTCGCTATTATAACTAATATAATTCACTTTTGTGCTAAGCATAATATAATCGTCAGGCATTCCATCACGAAATATATGCATCTTTAAGTCATATACGCCGTTGTTAAATCCAATCAAATGCGAGCGGCTATCTAGCAACTCCTCAAACTTCTCATCTATGAATAGTGCACGGCATTCTTTCATAATAGAGTCTTTAAAGTTAGAGTTCTTCAATTGCGTAGCAATCTTTAGGCATTTTTTGCTACGCTCGTCATTAATGGCTTTTAATGTCGGGTCTTCGGTGTATTCGTTATAATACATCGCTCTTTGCATATATTTTACACATACGTCTGTGCTAAGGCTCCTCCTTAAATCAAGACCTTCTATGGCACGAACCCACCTATGCTTCTGTCTATCATATTTATACCAGATATCCTTAGAAATCGCCTTAAAGTCCTCTTTAAATAATGCATGGACGACGCAAGCGATATCAAAATGCGCCCCATCGCTAGCGACACTCCGGTCTATCTTAGGTAGAATGCTTTCATCTAGGATACTAACATATTTTACCAAGTTATCCTGCTTCGCCCACCACCTAAGCGTCCCTATTCCCATATTGTCTTTTCTCATCTTGTCCCACAGATTATGACATTCGCCTTCAATATATGCGCTGCTAATTTTGGAGAATTCAACCCAGGTCTCTAGGAGCCGATAATCAATATTACGCAAGACCCAGCCCAGATTAATCCAATCAGGGTAGTTGTCGGCACGGGTCAAAGAGAGACAATCTACCAGTTTTTTAGCGAATGCGAACTCGTCGTCTGATATATAGGCACGGTTCATATTAAGCGATTTGCCGAAGATGTTATTCTGCAACTTGCTCTTCATCTTCTGGTCTATTGAAGGCAGGATATGCTTGCTATACTGGCTAATCTCGGTGTCAAATTCGGGTTTAACGAAGTCGGTAATATTGCTAGAAACATTACGCATAGAAAACAGTTTTATAAAGTTAATTTCGTCAGCGGCGTTTAGCGTATAATCGGTCTTCACAGTTTCGTTATCTATACACTTGTATATACTTGACACCCGATAGGTATCGCAGTCGGGCTTGCGAGACCCGTACATCTGCCAGCAATTAACATCTATAATAGCCTTATCAACGATTGAATCGTAATCGTTACAAATCGGCAAATCTTTAAATATATCCGCAGCGACATCCAATATTTTTCGGCGAATAAAGTGGTGCACATTATTATTCACGACGATATGAGGGAATATGATATGAATGCCGTCCTTCAACTTGTTGCGGAATTCTACAGGGTTCGGCTTCTCCATAACATAGGCGACATTCGCTTCAGCAGGGACATCCAGATATTGATTGATGACCTTGAAATAACTATTAACGATGTTGAAGATATTCTGTGCGGTATAAATGCGGTCGTATTTCTTCTTGCTGTTTAATGATGAGTTGGAGTCGTGGGAAGCGTAAATACCCGACTTGTCATCAGGCATCGTAAAACGGAAATCTATATCAACACGGAGCGAACTGGGCTCCGTGGGTTTTTCTGTGAAATATAATGGGACACCATTCGTAAGGGCAAGCCCGTAAATATTGACGAAATCGCCATATTTATCTTCAGGGACGCAGATGGATACTCTAGGATAACCGATGCTGGTGTTCGTATATGGCTTACCTTTTTCAACCTTATATTTGTTAATAAATGAGCGAAAATCTTCATTAATACCCATTATATTTTAATATTTCAATTTACTTATATATATATCAATTTTTATTTTTATACATATTTATTTTATAGGACAGGCAAATTACTTTCTGTATATTATGTAGAGAAATACATATCACAGATGACGAAGGAAATTATAAAATATAATAGTCCAAAAAACGCAAAGAACCCCTATATATTCTCTAAAGCGTCCCTAATCCACTTAATAAATGCGTGGAATAAATACAAGCCTGACAAAATAACCTACAAGAAGACTGATGCGATAGCGAAATTGTCGCAGATGCTGAACGAGAAGATAAAGCCTGTATGCGATGACAAGCAATACTGGTGCTGGACGGGGGCTATATCTAAGATTGCTAATGGTAGCGGCGGTAGCGGCGGCACCGACATAAAAACCAAAGAGATTATAAAGATGATAGAGGCAGAAGAGTTGCGACCTGAGATGCCAGCCGAATGGTATGCGAACTCTAGGGAATGGCTAAGCAATTATGACATAGAGGATGTGATGAAGCAATATGACAAGGAGCGGGAATATAAATATGCGTTTTTAGGCGTATTCCCAATAGATTTTGCGGAAGAGGACAAGTTCGGGCGATGCCTCTATAGCCAGATATGTTCGCTTGATGTGAAGAAATATATTAATAAGAATATTAAATATCTGGGGCTAATCACGAACCTTGACAAGCATAATCAAAGCGGCTCACACTGGACTTCCACATTTATTATCATAGACCCACGAAACAAATGCTATGGGGCACATTATTACGACAGCAACGGCATCCCGATACCTGCGTATGTTAAGAAGTTCATAAATAATATAAAGGCAGGGATGCTAGCAATCTATCCTAATAATAAGTTTAAAATCACCTATAATACCATTAGGCACCAAAAGAAGAATACCGAATGCGGTATGTTCTCTATGACGCACCAGATAAGGTGGCTGAATAGCCTGTTAAAATACAAGAACCTAAAACTCCCTGACCCATACAAAGACGAGGCTTTCCTAAATTGTATTACGAATAACAAGAATATTACTGACGATATTATGAACGAAAGCCGCAAATATCTATACCGACCTAACCTAAAAGTTCATTTGAGTAAGAAAGCGGGAGCGACGGGAGAAGCGGCGGTGATTACTTAAAGAAAATAATAAGATTAATAAATAATACAAATACTATACTATACTATATAATGGCTATCATAGATGACTTTAAATCGGTTAAAAATAGGAGCCTTATAATATCGGCATCAACGAAGATGTTGCTAGACAAATACCGGCTATCATTAAGTGCCGAAACATTAACTAATATAATGAACGCCATAATATCGGCGATGAGTAAGGACGCTATATTGATGAATAACACTATAAAACTGATGGAGTTGAATACGATAACTCTGGCTAAAATGAAAGATTACATTATAAAGAATATGGATACTGTTAGAAATGATGTGAATATTACGCCGGATATTGAGGAGAATATATTAGGAAGCGGCGACGGAGGAAGCATAGCGAATGCTAGCATTAGCAACGGCGGCAGTAGCAGTGATATAGGTAAAGAGGAATATAGTTATAACAAAGGGGATATTTTGTCTAACGAGGAATTACTAATTCGTGTTAAAGAATACGAGAATAGCAGAGCAATTTCTACAACAATTTTAACTAGCAGCGGCGGTAGCGGCGGTGCTAGCACTAGTGTCTTAGATAATTCTCAAGCATCGCCAGCGAACATCCTTCCAGAAATTATGGAGAAAGTCTTAACATCTATTAATACAAGCACGAACACCTTTGTTAATAAGAAGACGCTTATTATAAACAGTTTTAGCAGGGACTGGGTAAATAACCCGAAACGCAATCAACTGTCCTTCACGGTTAATATAGATTTACAAAGTAATATTATAGAACCGCTGAAGATTTTGTTTCCACGGTATGTCAAGGACATAAGTCCTTATATCGTTTTGGTGATTACCGACAATCACCGGACATTTAAGTATAATTTCTTGTATAGCAAGTCGTCGGGAAAGTGGGATATTTGGAAGTTGATAAACAAGGACAGCAAGGTTAATAACATAAACAACAGTATCAATCTGGTGAATAAGACTTGGAAAATCCACTTCCTAGATTACCTCGGCAACGAACTCAACCTAGGCAAAGACGACATCAAGATAAGCCAGATAACCGATTATAATATGAATTACGACAACAACACCAGTATTGATACGAATATAGATAATATATTGATACCGCATAATCTCACAAAGGACGCTAAGAATAAGCGGCAGAGTTTTTACGAAATAAACATAGATTACTCAAACCAATTGGAATACGACGAATACAACCTCGGCACCGTGTCAAAATACGATTGTATGCTCCTAAAAACATATAAGAATAACTATGTTAATATAAAGGTGCTGGAGGTTAATGGCGACTTAGGAAAAATAATAATGCTTAACGATAGCGGGCTGGAGAAAGAGGACTTCGTCAATTCGTCTCTGTTAAACTACGGGGCTCAGTATTCTTTAATCTTAACATATTATCCTATAAGGAATGCTATTACATAATAAGTATTAATAGCGACGAGAATATAAAAATAATCATCGTTATAATATCCATCCTGTATTGCAACTTCAGTTTTTCTTTTTGCGATAGTAGCAGCGAAGAGGTCTCGTTAGATTTCTCAGCGGCTTCATATATATACTTGTAAATGTAGGTATAATTAAGCAGGTTGTCTATGTTCTTTAGGTTGTCGTCGTTATCATTTATGATGATAAGTATCAGCCCGATAAACAGGATGAATAAAAGGATATGGAAGAAGATGTTAGAGGAATTGATGTGGATGTTGAGGTAATTAACAATAATACGCAATTTATATGAGTCGTAATTTATCAGTAAGACGCTACATACCACTAGTAATATATAAATTATAGAATATATGAATATGCCTCGTGTCAGCGTGCTTACTATATTATATTCTATTAAAAACTCTATTAATACCATAGCAAATGTTCGTATAATTAAGATGATACAAATGAATATAACCTTGTCCTGAAAGTTTATCTTCAGGACTTCTTGGGGGTCTAACTCGCTCATCCTGAACCGCTCATATAGCCGGTTATCCTGCTTTAAACTGTCTATGGAGACGCCCTTAGCCTTCACCTTCTTCGTCTCTTTAACATAATCGTTCCAAATGGTATTATAGATAGAATTGAAGCCTTCGCTAGGGTCGCCGAAAGCGCCGTTCTTTTTCTCAAAAGGGTCGCCGCTATCCTCTTTGCCCTCAGTTATCTTTATTTTATCTATGAGTTTAATGATGCTACCTTTTAACTCTTTAAGTTTCTGGTATTTGTCCTCGTAATACTTGTTGCTCTTCTTCTCACCTCCACGCATACGCTTCGGCTGTTGCTTAGACGGCTTTGCTGGCTTTGCTGGCTTAGACGGCTTTGCTCTCATCCTAGCATTCCACGCCGCTTTCGCCGCTTTCGCTCGGCTACCGCTACCGCTACCGCCACCACCATAATCTTTTCCATTATTACCCCGACCTCTATTTGCGTTATTCTCTTTTTCTAGCAAAGCGGTCTGTTGCTTCTGCTTCTCTTTTAACATCTTTCCATTTGCCTCGTTCTTCGCAATCATTTTGGCTACTTCTCCCTCTTCGGTTACGACTAATGACGAGATACTGTCCTTATATTCCTTCTCATTCTTGTAATCTTTAAAAATCTTTCGTATATCTGTTATTTCAGTTGAGTATTCTTGCTTACCGCCGTCAATCAAAAACTGTATAACATTACTTAAACTCTTCAGTTGTTTGTCTAGCAAATCCTTCTGCTGCTTCAATACCTCATTTCTAGCCTTTAAATCTATGGCTTCTTCGTTATTTTCGCTAATTTGCGAATCAATATCGCTACTTGGTGCGTTATTGATGCCTATAACAATAAAATAGATGTCCTTCTTAAAATCCTCTATTAACTGGTCTTCTCCTTTGCCCTTCGTTTTCTTATCAGCCGCTTCAGGGCTCGTCGCATTCGTCGCATTCGCAGCATTAGCGAACCGCTTATCAACAAAATCAAAGATATTATAGGAGACTAAAGGGATATAACTGAATAACTGCGTATATTTCTGTTTGTCTTTTTCTAGAAGGTCATTAAGTTTTTTTATGTTTTCGTTATTCTCAATATTTGCGAGTTGGTCGTCTTTTATATTAGTTTTTTTAAAATCATCTATCTTCACATTCAATCCCTTTATATCTACTTCGTAAAGGCTTTGGCTTTCAAAAACATACTTATAATATTCAAAAGCACAGATAAGTTTTTTAATTTCTAAAAGGTCGCTGGCTTTCTCTTTTGCGTCATCTACTAATGGTACTAAGGCTGCTTCTTCAGTAGCAAATCCGGTTTTAATAGTCTGGTCTATATCGTCTTGTTTTTTATCTTGAGAGGCTTTTAAACTCCCTATAATTGTTATTAGTTCTGCGTCAGCACTCTTGTCATACGCTGTAAAGTTTCTTAATAGTTTAATGATAATGTCTAGTATCTTTATAATCTTAGAATTAAAATCCTTGTAGTTGGGTTTTGTTAGGCTCTTCTCTATGAGTGCTATGTTTTTATTTATAAAGTCATTCTTGATGTTATCTATCATATCCGCTAAGGTTTCATCCTTAGAAAGTTTCTTATAAACCTTGTCTATTTCCTTAACTATATCCTTGAGTTCCTTGTAATAGTCAATACCATTCTGGCTGCCGTTGCTGCCTTGTTTCCCCACATTATTTTGTATATTCATATACTATATGTGTCTTCCTGATAAATATTGATTATTTTTATTTTTGTGTAATGTCTAGTATATTAATAGTTTTGCTATTCATATAAAAAAGAATTGTTATTATTGATGTGTTAGGCTCTTAGGCGGTAGCGGCTGTAGCGGCGGCCGCTACAGGTGCCTTAACAGCAGCCTTGCTAGCACTAGCCGGAAAATGATGGGAGATTAGTTTCTGTAGAATAAAGTAGTTAATCTCCTCGCTGTCGCCGACATTAAGGATTTTCTTAAGTTTAGTGTCAGGGAGAATAAAGCGTTTGTTCTCAGGCTTGTTTAGGTTATGCTCCTTAACATAAGCGTTAATTAGTCTGGTAATGTCGGTGCGAGATTTCTCGGTGCCGTGAGGAACACCAATAAAATCGCACAATTCGTCGGATATCTTATTGGGCTTAGCGAAACCTGATGGCGAGTTCTTGGCGTTCTGGCGCTTCTTCTGTGCCTTCTCAATAATCTTCTGCTGCTTGTCATATTCCTTGCTGAGAGACTTGAGATGAGTTTGGATATCCTTGATAACACCAGCAAGCGAATTAACCTTGTCAATAATGTTAGAGAGGACATTCTCAGCAGCATCTACAACAGGAGCAGCGGTATCCGAAACAGCGGCAGCAGGAACTGAAGTAGTGGAAGCAGCGACGGCAACCGGAACAACAGGAGCCGCAGGTGCCGCTGCTACAGGAGTTGTCTGGAGAACAACAGGCTTCTTCTTCTTGGCTTGAGTGTCAGCAGCGGCAGCGGTAGCAGCGGTAGCAGCGGTAGCAGCGGCAGAGACAACAGGCTCTTTAGCAGGGACTGAGACAGGAGCGGATGCGACGGGTTGCTTTTTAGAAGGAGTTGGAGGCATTATTTATTACTTTATGATTACATATATTATCATTTGTTTATATCATTTTATAGATAGTGTTATAAAAAATATAAAATATAAAAATATATATTACGAGATTATAGGGGTATTTTTGGTTATACGCTAGTAATCGTTGTGCTCGTAGTCGTCTGAGAACCCATCGCTATAATTATCATTTTCTGTGTAGTAGTCGCTGTCAAATGCGTAGTATTCGTCGTAATAGTCGGTGTATTTATCGTAATTACTATTAGTATCATCGTAATCGCTGGTAGGCTCGTTGTTATTAGAGGGTTTATTAGAAGTCGTGTTATTCATTAAATCAAAGACATTCTTATACATATTTTTAAGATTGATATAGTGCTGTGCTACATCATCTGTGTCAATCTCTCTCTTTTCGCTCGCTTCTCTGTCTTTTTCAGCCATCCTAACTTGATGGAAGAAGCACGACGGAGGCTCTAATTTCTTATTAAAATTATCTTTAATGTTAGCGATATAGTAGTCGTCTAGTTCTTTTCTCCTAGAGCCGTCAATCTTATTCTCGGTAATATAGAAATCAATAATGGCGTTCTTGCGATATGTCTTGATAACATCAGGGGTATATTTGCGTGATACCAAATAGGAACAGTAAGCATCATAGTAATCCTTGAGGGCATCGTCACCGTCGTCACCGTCGTCTCCATCCTTGAGGGCGTCGCTGTGAATATTCCATTTCTCCTCAGTATCGTTATATATATCAGCGAATACTGCGAAATCAGCGAAATTGATTGAGCCTTGAGTGATTGACATTATATATATATTTAATTACTTTATTAAATTATATGTTAAATAATAATCTAGGAGCATATATCAATTTTTATTTATAATGATATAGAAGTTGGAAAAATAATTTACTGTATCTCTTAGCAGTTGATATAAGTGGCGACGAGATTATTGACATACTCATTAATCTTGTCAATCTCCACATTAGGCGAATGTCTGTATTCTATGTAGAATGATTTGGCGACTTCTTCGCTATTAGAATAGTCGCTTCGCAGCATCAGGGATATCCTATTGTTTATTTTAAACTCCTTTATTGAATATGTGGAAATATTGTCAATATCATTAGAGCACGGGAAGATGTATTGAGGAAACTTGTCAATCTTATATGATACGATAAATACTGCGGCAGCGGCAGCGGCAGTAGCATTCGCAGCGGCTAGATAGTTAGACTTCGTCATTATTTTAGAAGAAACGGATTGGTTATCGTTAGACAGTTCGTAAGTATATACTTTGTCCTTGTGGTGATAGGACTTGTATTTCTCTTCTTTATATTGTTTATATTTTTTCTCTATGATACTCTCTATGTCCTTAGTGATATTAACATTAATTGTGGGAGTTTCTGGGTCGCCGCTCACGCCGCTCACGACGCTAGCGACGCCCACGCCGCAGCCCACAACAGGACAAAAGAACACCTCTATAACATTAACATCATCTGTTATGTAGTCTTTAAGATTTATGTGAGGAGCCATAATATAACTAGGACTTATAACATTATATCAATTTTTATGTTTGATGTAAAAAAATGATATGGATATATAGTAAATAAAGGATTAAATATATATAATTATATAATGGGTTATTCCACAAAACGCAAGTTAAAATTTATAGATTTGTTTTGCGGGATAGGCGGGTTTCATCAAGCACTAACGAATATTGGTGGCGAGTGTGTATTTGCGTGCGATATTGACGAGAAATGTAGAATGATTTATGAAGAGAACTATGGAATTAAACCAGCGAGCGATATTACAAGGATTAATATAGATGATATACCGCCGTTTGATGTATTGTGTGCTGGGTTTCCTTGTCAGCCCTTTAGTAAGGCAGGTTTCCAAAAGGGATTTGACGACGATAGAGGAAATTTGTTCTTTAATATATGCGATATCATAAAAAGGCAGCGGTCGCAGCGGGAGCCGCGCCAGCCGCCTAAATATCTATTATTAGAAAATGTTAGAAATTTAGCATCACACGACGACGGTAATACTTGGAAGGTGATATATGAATATATTGATAAACTAGGATATTATACTTATGAGTTGCCTGTAATATTGAACGCCATGCATTTTAATATCCCGCAAAATCGGGAGCGTGTTATCATAATGTGTAAAAGGAAGGATATAGGAGAACTGCGAACATTACCAATTATACCAAAAAATCCCAAACAAAAATTAACGAAACATATTAAGGACTTCTTATGCGATAAAAAGGATACTGAAAAATATATAATAGGTGGGAAAATGAAAGATGTTGAGATTATATGGGATGCTTTTATTAAATTATTGATTGCGTATGGTATAGATATTCCAAAGTTTCCAATATGGACTGATTGGTGGGATAATATATATACCGAGAATGACAAGATGTATATTAAATATAAGGCGTGGATAGATAAAAACCGCAAATTCTACAATAGTAATAAGGCGGTTTTAGAAGAATGGTTAATGAATTCTAGGGCAAATAAAAATTGGTTTGGGTCGGTAAGAAAATTTGAGTGGCAAGCGGGCGATTTATTAGCCGATGATAGTATGCGTAATGTTTTATGGAGTGCTAGAGGTTCGGGTATTAGAGTAAAACGCTGCGATTATATACCTACATTAGTTGCTATGGCTATGATACCCGTTTATGGTCCCGAAAGCCGCAAATTAACACCAAGGGAATTATTGAGATTACAATCATTCCCTGATACATTCCAATTTAACGAGAAAAACATATATAAACAGGTGGGAAATTCGGTTAATGTTAAAATGATAGAACGCTGCGCTAGGTTTCTCATAGATGACGAAGAGTTGTTATTTTTGTAAAATCTAAAAAATGATATAAAATATTGCTAATCCTTTTATAGTAATATGACTGCTACAGAATACACCTACTATGACTTGAGTGCCGAGGTTGAGAAGTTTAATAGGATAAGCGAGGAGAATAAGAACGCCGTTGATACAGTTAATAGGTATAATAAGCACAAGATACGAGACGACTTTAAGGAGTTGCTGGCGACAAACTTGTATATGAGCGAGTTAGAAGTGAATGACTTGGAGATAGGAGTATTTAATGCGACGATTGACTACGCCAATAACGCTAAAGTCCAACTGTCGTGGAAATGTCAAATGTTCCTAGAGATATACTCTAACATCTCTAGAAGCATTTATTCTAATATTAAGAGCGATAGTTATATTGGAAACGACAAGTTATGCGATAGGATGATAAATAAAAAAGAGTTCCATCCGCATATGCTACCCTATATGCAGAGTAAAGACATATTCCCTGAGAGATGGAAGGAGATTGATGAGCGGAACCAGTTGCGTCTAAAGGCGGCTTACGAGATTAAATTGGTGCCTATGTCTGATATGATTAAATGTTCCCGCTGTAAAAGCAAGAAGGTCAGTTATTACGAACTACAGACCCGCTCAGGCGACGAGGCATCCACACTATTTATGAACTGTCTTATTTGCGGTAAAAAGTGGAAGCAGTAAGGGCGACGAAAATCACTTAAGAATAAGCGATACCCTAAGGATACCCGAAGAAATACATATAAGAATTAGGCGGAGACATACTCAAACGACATATATTCAAATTGCTCGCTTACAATATAGTAGGCTAATCCTTGATATATCTTGGCTTCGTCATTATCCACTAGGTTAATGATAGTGTCGTAGCATTTTTTATTAACGATGAACTTTTCAATCGCCTTCTGTATCCCGTATTCATAGATAATCTTCTCTAAATATTCCTTGTCATATAAAGGCAACTCTATATGATTGAAGATAAACCCATTCGTGCTATTAACTAGCCACTCTTTGTTCTCGCTTCGTATATCCTTTATTTTCTCATAGATGGTATGGGCGATGTTGTTCGCCTTGTTATTCAAAATGATTTTGTAATACATTTTCTATAATATGTGTTAGATTATTCTCCACAGTTCCCTATCATTTTTTATAATTATTATATAAATATAATCTAATATAAAGTAGTTAAGAAGATGTCTAATATTGTTAAGGGTGTTGTTATGAATAATAAGTATTTATTGCTATACAAGGAGTATATGCTAAATAATATATATAATCTAGCGAAGACACGACAGAATGTATGTAGAGCCGCTAGCGGTGGATGCTGCGATGATTGTAATGGCTCTTGTATTACTAGAAATGCTAAAGGTAGCGGCGGTAGCGGCAAATATAGATTAGTTAAAGAATTTAATAAGTCTAAAGTGAATTCCTTATTGCTATGCTCTAAACTGTGTAGCGATAATATACATAATGATTGTATCTGTTTGTAAGAACTAGGCTCCTTATTTTTATATAAATATAGTATTATATTATAAAGCAGCGAAGCAGCGTAGCGGTTCTAATATGTATTTTAACGGCGAGAAAGGATATCTTAATTTATTAAAGGAGGCGCTAGAGAACGGCGAGACAAAGGCTACTCGTAATGGTAATGTCATTTCTATATTTGGATGTATGACAAATTTTAAAGATATATCCTCGTCTTTCCCGCTAATTACCACGAAGCGAATGTTCTTTCGTGGTATTGTTGAAGAACTACTGTGGTTTTTAAGAGGTTCAACAAACGCCAACGAATTAAAGCAAAAAAACATACACATCTGGGACGGCAACTCTTCTAGGCAATACTTGGATAGCATAGGGCTTAACTATCCTGAAGGAGAACTCGGTCCAGTTTATGGCTGGCAGTGGAGAAAATTCGGCAAAGCATACGAGACAGAAAGATATACAGTAGGTTCTAGCGATACTGACGAAGACATCTATAATGATATTACGGATACCACGGATACCACGGATACCACGGATAGCAGCGATAGTTTAATAAATTATATATATCCCGATACCGGTGATAGCGATAGGACAGACCCGAAGGGCACAGACCAGATTAAATATGTGTTAGAAGAATTGTCTAAAGATAATAATAGCAGACGGGCAGTATTGTCAGGGTGGAACCCTACAGACCTTAAGAAGATGGCGTTGCCTCCTTGTCATATATTATATATATTTAATAGGAGTTCTAAGGGTCTGTCGTGTCATATGACACTAAGGAGTTCAGACCTTTTTCTAGGACTGCCTTTTAATATAGCGAGCACCGCCTTATTAACACAGATACTCGCACATATATTACATATACCCGCTAGCGAAATATCGCTGTCTATTTGCGACGCTCACATATACGAAGAGCATATACCTCAGGTAGAGAAGCAGATTGCTAGAGGCGAAGGCGGCGACGGCATATATGACTTTCCTAAAGTAATTATTAAAAAAGAAGCACCATTCCTCAAGGCTCCTATTGAAGATAAATTGAAGTGGATTGAAAGTCTCGTTTATGAGGACTTTGAATTGCTGAACTATAAATGCGGAGCACCACTAAGTGCCGTTATGAAGTAAAAGACTAGACTTGACGACGGCTTGACGACAAATACCTTTATTTTTATTATCAATTTAAAAAATGATTTAAATCCTATACTATAATGATTATAGAGTATTAAGTAATATAATATGAGTATTGAGGACTTTAGGCAATACGGAGGTTCAACCCCTGAACTATCTATAGCAGGTGTTAAATGTTATGGGCGACTGGTAGATATTTATGATGGCGATAGCATCAAGGTTATTCTGCCTGTCTTCGGTTCCTACTATAAATTTACTATAAGATTAGATGGTATTGATACTTGCGAGATACGAAGCAAAGATACAGTATTACAAGAATACGCAATTAAGGCTAGAGACCGGCTATTTGAACTACTAACAGCCAATACGCCATATACCAAGGTTTATACCAAGATAGACGCTAAGAAGGATATTAAGAAGTTATTAGATACCGAGGTATATATGGTATGGGTTGAATGCGGTAATAAGGATAAGTATGGAAGGATTTTAGCCAATATCTACAAGGATAAAGCGAGCACCCAAAGTGTCTCGTCAATATTGCTAGAAGAGAAGTTAGCCTACAGATACGAAGGTAAAACAAAACTTAGTGATGATGAAGTTAAAAAGACGCTGAATATTATTTAGCGATGCTTAATATCATTTAGCGATGCTTAATATCATTTAGCGGTCGCCACGGGCAGCCCATAATCTAGCCAACCAGCAACAGGTATATATTTAGTCGGCGATATACCATATCCATACTTTATGGATACCACATTATATCCTAAAAGTTTTAGCAAAGTTAAAACTTGACTACTTGTATGACCTACATAGCATACCAAAAATATCAATTTATTTTTAGGTAATCTCTTTAAGTTTTTTTCATCTAGAATATTTAGCCAGTAGATATTTTTAGCCCCCCTTAATATGTCATCTGTTATACTCGGCTTTGCGTCGCAAGTCTAGTAAATAGACATCTTTGTATGCTTTTGGGTTAGCATAATATTTATTATAGAAGTCTATAGGCGTAATGTAATTCCAGTCGTCTTTCGTGCTACGCAAATAGTTCCTAAGATTTTTATCCATTTCTATATATTACTTAAGAGAATAATAGATATATATAAGGGCGAGTGCTAGACCTGACGCACAGCACGCCATTTCTTAAACTTATCCACAAATACGCAAGCAAATTTAATATTGGTTATAGCATTCTTATCACGGAATGAATTCCTTAATAACTTGCTGTCGCTGAGTGTTTGGACTAGAGCAATCCCGATGCTAGGTTTATTGAGGACATCTTCGTTATCATAAACATTATAGATGTCCGGCTCATTTGTTTTAACAATATATAGTATCTTTTCTTCAGTTGTAGGAACTGTAGGGGCTAATGCTGCTTGTGCTTGTGGTGCTGCTTGTGGTGCTGCTTGTGGTGCTGCTTGTGGTGATGCTTGTGATTGTGTCGCTGTCGCTAGGGCGCCGCTATTAAACTCAGTAATATCCTTTGTTTTTCTCACGACATTAATGACCGAACTTTCGTCAAAGTTATATAGTTTGGGTTTATATTTAAAATCATAGGGACAAATGTAGATACCACGGCAAGTATAGTTGAGATTATTAGACAGTTCCATAATGCTCTCTATGGCTTCTTTACACATATTAAAATAAGTCTTAACCTTGTAATTACAGACATCTATGGTTTCATCTGGCGTATATTGGGTCTCTAGCATATTATAGATAATCTTTAGTCTCTCAGGAAGCATCTTTCTATTTAAATAGGCGCCCTCGTAGCAGATGATGTCGTTTATAAGGAAAGACCAAGTATTATCTTTACATTTAACCATTTCGCCATCCAGCAAAGTATTTTTAAATAGTGCCTTAGCAAACAAACCCCTACCGAATATTATTCGTGGTCGCTGGTATCCTGGATGTATCTTCTTATCTATAAAATACATAGTTTCAATATTGTTATAAAGCGTAAAATAGAGATAGTATCTATTACCATTAGAACGCAGGTTCATTAGGTGATTAGATAATATAAAATTAATGTTGTTATTATCTAGGTTATGATGGTGCCTTTGTAGGATTTTAATATCATAAAGGGTCTTCAGTTGGTCTAATATAATATCCTTGTGGTCGTTGCTCTTGATATTAAAGGCGACCCTGTCGGAGAAACTGATGATACCTTGCATTTTTAATGAGTATTACTATATTATTATAGAGTATTAGTTATATCATTTTTTCGTATTTATATGTGTATGTGTATTCGTAAGAATATGTATAATCTGTATCGTCAAAATGCGGGGAGTAATCGTCGCCTGCGTCATACTTGCCGCTCTCGCCGCTCTCGCTACTTAAGGAAATGGCGGCGGCAGCAGTAGCAGCAGTAGCAGCAGTAGCAGCAGTAGCAGCAGTAGCAGCAGTAGCAGCAGTAGCAGCAGTAGCAGCAGTAGCAGCAGTAGCAGCAGTAGCGTTAGCATTCATAATGGAAATGTCTTGTTGGAATGATAAGAATTCTTATACTTATATCATTTTTTCATATACCACGCAATCGTCCTAGATAGTCCGTCGTGGAAATTCACAGATTTAGTCCAGCCCAAATTGTTTAACTTCGTGGTATCAATCGCATATCTAAAGTCGTTGAAGTTCCTGTCCTTCGTATATTCAACCCAGTCCTCAATATTCTCGTCGCTGCCTTTAATATGGTTTAGTAAAAATGTTGCTATCTCAAGGACATTATATTCGTCGGCGGAGCCAATATTATATATGTTATTAACCGCACCATCCGCAACTATTATGTTGATGGCGGCACACACATCGTCAATATATATGAAGTTTCGCCTCGTTAATCCCGTGCCGTGGATGGTTAGTTTCTTATTTTCCTTAAGTAGCATAATGAACTTAGGAATTATCTTCTCGGGATATTGCCTCTCTCCATATACATTATTACACCTGATGATTACTATAGGAATGTTATAGGAATAGTAGTAGGAACGGACGATGAACTCGGCACCGGCTTTAGTAGCCGCATAGGGATTTGTGGGATTTAGCAAGGAGTTCTCGGCACTATCTTTACAACTGATAGAGAGTTCGCCATATACTTCGTCAGTGGACATGTGGATAAATCTCTTAATGCGTCCTTTGCTGTATAACCTACAGCATTCTAGAAGTTGATGCGTCCCTAAGATATTGTCAATCGTGTAATTGATGGAATTGTCAAACGAGTTATCCACATGCGTTTGTGCCGCAAAATGAACCACATATTCTATGTTGTATTCGTTGAAGACGGCTAGCAATAACTCCTTGTCGCAAATGCTACCTTTAATGAACCTGTATTTAGCGTCGGTCTCGCCGCTCTCCACATTCTCTTCAGCGGAGCAATAATCCAACTTGTCTATATTTATAATAAGGTCATAAGGCTTATTGTTAAACAGTTTGGTTTTTAACAAAGAGTTTATATAGTTGGAACCAATAAAACCGCATCCGCCTGTTATGAGTATAGACATAGAATATATAGATATTCTAACATCTTTTTATATAAAGAATATTTTATATAATTTATATAAATGAGTGATGAATAATGATATGAATACTGCCGCCGCCGCCGACAAAGTGTTCCTTAACGATTCGTGGAATATGTATTTCCACGACCCCTATGACAATAACTGGGACGACAAGAGTTATAAGATGCTCGGGGTAATCTCTAGTGTTGATGACTATATACAGTATTTCAAGGCATTTAAAGAACTGTTTAAGAAAGGAATGTTTTTTATGATGCGGTCTGACATTATGCCTCGCTACGAGGATGAACTGAATATTAAGGGCGGCTGCTTCTCATTTAAAGTGATGGCTGAGGAACTTGACAATAAGTTCTTTGCGTTATGTGCTAATATTATAGGCGAGAACTTTGCGAGCAATAACGACGAGAACATCATCTATAATATTAACGGCATATCAATAAGCCCTAAGAAGTTCTATTATATTGTTAGGATATGGATTAAAGACCGCAAATACGCAAAAAAAGAACTTTATAACTTTGACATCCCTAAGTATTCTACGCTAATGTATAAAAACCATATCTAGATATGTTCTATTATATTATATTTAGCATAAAAAATGAGTTTGTTTTGTATCTCCTTTATATTTACATCCTTGAAGATTAAAAATGAGACAAACTTTAATTTATTTTTATTATATAATTATAATGAAACATAAAACAGAAGATTATAAATTATCAGCGGTTAAATATTACTTATCTAATAGTTTTAGTTTAGATTATGTTTGTAATATTTTTTGGTTGTAAAAAACAATCATTAGCAAGATGGATTGAAAGATATAAGAAGGATAAAGAATTAAAAAGACATAATAGAACTAACATATCATATAAAATAACAAAGGAACATCTCGTATATGCTATTAAAATGTTAAGCAATAATGAACAAAACAATATAAAATCATTTAAGAATACAATATTTATATTATAAGACACTAGCGTTGTAATGCGTTTAAAAAATGAGTTATATGATGACGAACAAAGTAAAATAAAGAAGGATTTAATAGATATTTTAGAATTAAATAATAAAAATGGTTTTATTCTATATCATATTGATAATGACGATGAACTAAAATCTAAAATAATGGGTTTATTACCTAAAATACGAACATTTTATTCTATGAGTAAAATCACAGCAATATCAACGCCAGAAAGAATAAAAAGACCATATATATCTATAATTCGTCATATATTAAAAAATGATTATGATATATTAAGTGCGGAACATACATTAAGGATTGATGAGAAGATTATACGAACAAAGCGGTATGTCTTTATTAAGAGGTAGGGGTTATTATTCATTACATAAAAATTTTATATAATTTTCATAATTTTTATCTGTAATATTTGATATATCTATTTTATAAACTGAACCTTCTAAAATATTTAATATCATAATTTTATTAATTTTTTTATTATTATCTGTATGAAATGAAGATAATGCTGAATATCCTAATAATTGTAATATTTCACAGCATTTAGAATTAGATTTATTTTTGGTACATTTAATATCAATTAAACAATCATTAATTATTAAATCTGCATCTGACGGGATTTTATAATTATCAAGAGGTGATTTTAATTTACCACCAAATGCTGGATTTAATTTTATAGTTTCTTTATTTTTTATCATATTTTTACATAATATCATTAATGGTGTGTATAAATCAAATAAATTAGAACCTAATATTTCTAAAATTCTATTAACATTATCTTGATTAGGACACACACCAAACGCTTCTCCATGTGATAATGATGTAATAAAAATATGTTCAATTATATTGGGGGTTTTATATAGATTTGTTAATTTAGTTAAATTATATGAATGTAATCTACAATATGGTAAGATGCAAATTTTTTTGAATACTTCTTCTTCATCTTGATATTCAAATTCAATACTATATCTACAATCTTCGCTATTACATATATGGACTACATTATCTAAACTCCTAGATGCTCTACTATCATCAAACTCTATATTTAATAATTCGCATATTATTCTCCTTATTAAATAATCTATAAAACTTCCTGTTATTGAGGGGTCTATACTATGTAATAGTTTAACAATATTAGTACATTTTAAAGGTAAAATATTATATTTTTTAATAGTATCGTTATAATTATTATTAAATATATTCCTATAAATACTATTATAGCATATATTAGAATTTATATTTTTAAATCTATCTGTTAAACTACCTGATTTAAATATCATCTTATAGTGATATTCAAACAAAAAATCTTCAAGATATTTTTTTAATTTAATATCTTTGATATGTGATGTATAATTTATACAATATTTAATGTCTTCTTTAATATCTCTAATATTATTATATCTTAAAGATGCTATAATTGTATCATCATTAATATCGCATATATCATCATTAATATTTGATATCTCAAATATTTCATTTAATATATTATTGTAATTATTTTCTAAGAAATCTTCAAATATATTATCATTGTCGTCTATATTAGCAAGTTCTTCTTTATTATGTTTATAAGTTTCAACAATACTATTATTAATTTTATTTAACATAGATGTAATTTTAACAATAGATTTCCTTTTATTATTATCATTAATAGGATTAAATTTATTATTTGATAAACTATATATAAATGCATTACATTTCTTATTAGGGATATGTGGTATGTATTGATTAAATGTATTCCCAAGTTCATCAACGGCATACATAGGGATTTTAAACCTTTCACAAAATCTTTTTATTTCAATAGTATTAACCCCTACATTTAGTAAATCCTTATAATCGGTTAATTCTTCATCGTTGCAATCATCAGTATCATAAAATATATTACATAAACTTTCATAATTACATACTTTCTTAAATCCCTTGATATTTCCATATTTATGTATAATATAATCAAATACACATCGCCCTGTATTGGTATCCCATTCTTGCTTATCATAACCATCATATATTCCAACACCTGATTGTTTCATTCTAATTCGTTCTAATGTTATTATTTTATCTGTATTATTTAATATATTTTCATATTCTATATCACAAGCGCCCATTAAATATTTGATATTATGTATATTATCATTTTAAGTTTTAAGTATCATATATTAAAAACCATTTAAGAATAATTTAATATATTAAAGTAGAATACACGGAGATACGACAAATAAAAACATATATGCTTATAGATGAGTAAAAAAGAAAAACCTCTAGATGACTATTTTAAGTGTATTAAAATACCTATTAAGAATGTTTTGAAACATTATGATATTAACCTTCCTAAAATTACAGATGCTGTTTTAATGTGTAATAAGATTGTTATTCATACTCTTATGTTTATGAAACTATATCTTTTAGATTATTACGAAACTAATCAATCATTACCTAGTATTGATGATGAATTTGTTAATAGTTGTATGAAAATTTTATGTAATGAAAGTACTAATGGAAGACCACCTAAAAAAGAGATAAAGGAATTAAAAGATACATTAAAGGGTTTTCTTGAAAAACATTATAAACCTCTAATGCAAAATGATGAACTTAATTATAAACACATGAATACTATTTTAAATTATTTAACAATTGATATTATTACTATGTATGATAACAATATTAAACTTCATTATGTAGAATATGTAGAGCGGTTTGTTAATGTTGTATGGAAAAAGAAGTATATGATTGAAAAAATTAGAAAACTTAATTCTTCAAAAGGGGATATTGATAATAAAATAAATAAATTATGTAATCAATTGAGACGAATTAAGAATGATATTCTTAATGTTGAAACGAATGAATATAAATCAGACAAATCATATCATAAATGGATTAACAATATTAAGAAATCTATTATACCTAGTAAGGAACATTTTAATAAGAATAATATACATTATGATATACAAAGCAAACCGCAAGATTATTTACCCTGTATGATTTATATGATGAAATACATAGAACAAGATGGGTTAAGTATAAATAATGTTTTTCCTTTAAGAAGTGAAATTGTTCCTAAACACATTAGAATTGATACTACAACATTAGTGCATCTTATGATGAGAAAAGAGCAAGGTAATAAGACAGATTATTTAACAAAAGGCAATTTGAAAAAGAATGAGGATAAAATATGGGAATTCTTTTTTAGAACTGAAAGAAGAAGTTTTAAGAAAAATGAATATACATTCCATCATATGATAGAAACTGATGGTGTAAGTTGTAGTATAGTTCTTATTCGTAATGATTTGATAGGCAAACGAATACCAAGTAGCAAAAATAAAAATAATGAAAAATATATAGATGAATTAGATGATTATACAAAATTGCAAAATAAGAAGATTGTAGCAATAGACCCTGGTAAATGTGATATTTTATATTGTGTTGATGGTTATAATAAGGATGCTACAACTTTTAGATATACACAGGATAGTAGAAGAAAAGAAACAAAGAGTAAGAAGTATTCAAAACTTATTTTAGAGTTTAAGAAAGAGAAAATAGATGGTAAAACAATAATAGAATATGAAACCGAATTATCGCAATTTAATAAGAAATCGTTAGACATAGAAAAATATAAAGAATACATTAAAAAGAAGAATGAAATCAATCATAAGTTATCTACATTTTATAATAAGTATATATTTAGAAAATTAAAATTAAATGGTTATATGAATAGACTAAAAAACGAACAAAAGTTAATGAATAAATTTCAAAAGGTTTTTGGCGATAAAAATGATGTCGTTGTATGCTTTGGCGATTTTGAACAACAAAAACATATGAAATATAAGGAACCTATAAAAGGTAAGGGTATGCGAACATTATTTAAAAAATCAGGATATGAAACCTATTTAGTAGATGAATTTAGAACAAGTTGTAAATGTTGTAATTGTAATGGTGGAGATTGTGAAAAATTTATGTTAAGAGAAAACCCTAAACCTTGGAAAAAAAATTATGCTCTTGTGCATGGTCTATTACGCTGTAAAAGCGGTTGTGGATTATGGAATAGAGATACAAATGGTGCTAAAAATATTTATAAGATATCATACAATCATATAAATAATATAGAAAGACCTATGTATTTAAGTAGAAGCAAAAAATCAGGTACATTACACGATGTACCATAACCAAAATTTACACGCTTTGAAATAAGCGAACCTTGAAGTATATGAAATAAAATTTTATATTTTTTATAAAGTTTTGTCTCATTTTAAATCTTCAAGGGTGTAAAGATGGTTTCTATAATGAACGCTTCTTTGCTCGCAAAACTTGCGACAAATTTCGCCAAATGTGTTAAAGGATATCATCTAATAAACGACGACCCTATTAAGGAAGCACGATGGGAAGATATAAATGCGATTATTCTAAATGCTTCAGGATGTGCTGTTAATTCGCAGAGCGACGGTTCGCATAGGTCAGGTGCGGATTTGAATTGTTCTCTAGGTAGTTTCTCTAATAAATCTACGCAATTAAAGAAAGGGGATAAAGTATTTACACTAAGTTCATATAGGCTTACTACAGTTTGTAGCGACAAGGATGCTGGTAATATTGAGAGTATTATTACAGAAATAAATAAACGCAAGAACTTTGATTACTATTCTATAATTGCTAGAAATGATACAAAAGATAAAATTCAATACGACTGGTTTCTTATTCCTAGCAATTATCCCTCATTAAATCCAGCATCTTATAACTGGTATCCGCAAATAGGAAAGAACGGGAAAAATAAAGATACTGTTATTGGATGGAAAACGAACACGCTTGACGGCTCGTATATGTCTATTACATTTAGTATGTCTTCGCAATTATGGATACATATAAATATTACAGAAGATATGAAAAAACATACAGTAGGTTCGTGTATTGTTAATCGTAAAAGGATGTATAACTATATTGAACTATATGACCTCAACGCCGCCGCTACCGCCGCTACCGCTACTTAAACGCTCATTAATTATTTTAATGTATTCGGCATTCAATTCAATACCTACAAATGGTAGGTTATTGTTTTTTGCCGCTAAACATTCGCTTCCGGAACCAGCAAAAGGAACTAGCACATATCCGTCGCTTGCGGTTTGCTTACACGACTTAATAAGTTTATCACACAACGCCAAAGGTTTCTGGGTAGGATGATTAACTCTCTCTTTCATACCAGCACCACCGGCAAGAGCAGGTATTTTTATTACATCTCTAGGCAACGCACCTTTTTCGTGTGCTATATATGTCGTGGTTTTATCGCCTTTTGAATAGCGACCAATTGTCGCCTTTCGCTCTTTACCAGCAGCCCCATTAAGAAACCCTTCGGTATATGCTTCTCTTATGTCGTCTCTATTAAATACCTTGTCGTTTTTCCATAATACAAGAATACTCTCGTGCGAGCGTTGCCAGAAATTAAGATGCGGCGTATTCTTGTTTGTATAATTCCAGATAATCCAGCGGCGATTGATATTATAAGGCACCTTTGAAAGTATAAGAGCGAGGTTCTCGCTAAATCCATAAATAAACATAGTTCCATTAGGTTTAAGAATACGCAAGCATTCCTTTATCCACTCTTCGCACCATAGCAAATACTCGTCCATCGGCTGCTTATCGCTATCATTCCCAAAATCTTTCCCTATATTATAAGGCGGGTCTGCTATAATAATCTGTGCTGTTTCTGTTTCAAGCGTCGGCAATATTTGAATTGCGTCTCCTTCTATTATATCGTTGTGTAAGCCGCCTTGTTGCTGTTGCTGCTCTGGAATACTAACAATATTCATAGTATTATTTGATTGTCTAAGTAATTCAATTAAACCCGACTTAGTCTTCTTGCTTAAGCCTTTTAGGTTGCGTTCTTTACACAACTCTTTCAATTCAGGAACCGTCTTTTTTGAATAGACATTACTGTCGTCGTCACAAACATTATTCATTAATATATTATAGTTGTGTGTATATATTTTATATGAATAATCATTTTTTATCTATTATTTTTATCCAGAGATATCAGTATAATCGCCAGACATCCGCATATAACCCCTATCATAGATTGTGGGGATACATCGTATTCCTTGCTAATATAGAGAGTAGCCAGATATAATATTATAATCTGTAGGGCTATGAATACCCTAAAATACGCAGGGTTAGGACAAGTCTTAATGATGTGATAGCCTAGTATATGGACGAATAGCCCGACGACCGCATATATGTAATACTTGGGTTTCGCAAACTCGTCCGCAAAATGCTCTCGGTGATACAAGGTGAAGTATGAGAGACAAAGAGCACCAACTATAATGTTGATAATTAGCGGGAACATTATTTGCGGAGTATTGTCATAGCGAATATACATTATCATAAGTGCTATTATGATACTGCGAAATATGGATAATTGTATCCAGTCCATATACTAATAGTATTACTATTATTAAGGGAATTATTATAATATAATAAAAATAAAAGATGTCATAGTATTTGTCTATTTAGCGCCGCTATCGCTGCTATCGCTGCTATCGCTGTCATCCAAAGATATCAGTATAATCGCTAGGCAGCCTAAGACGACACCCGTAATAGTTTGGGCGGATATATTAAAGTTATTCTTCAGGTATATAGTGAATAGCAATAGTAATATTATTTCTAGCGTAGCGAATACCCTAAAATACGCAGGGTTAGGGCATACCTTTATGATATAGAAGGCTAGTATAGAGACAAATAGAACAAATAACGCATATATGTAATACTTGGGTTTCACAAATTCATTCGTAAAATGCTCCTTGTAATACAAGGTGAAGTATAGGAGACTTAGGGCACCTACGATGATATTGATAACTAGCGGAAATATTATATAGGGGGTGTTATCATACTTGATATATAATATTAAGACGGCTACGATGATACTATGTATTACCGATAAGTATATCCAGTTCATCCTATGCTATATGCTATACTAATATCTTAGAAAAGTATATAACACGATGAATATGCCTTGATGATGTCCTTAGCCTTTTGTGTCAAAAACTGGAACCTATCTAAATTCTTGTCATTCCATTTGCTATAATTAAACTTTATAAATAGCGTAGCCCCATATTTAATATGTATGTTATACAGGTCGCTAAGCATATCCTCTTCTTTACCGTCAATATCCAGTCTAATTAAAGAGATTGCGGTAGCAGCGACGAGGGCATCTTGAATTAATGTTTCTATGTCCGCTGACGCGGCTACCGCTGCCCGCTTATAATTATTAGCACAATTATCTTTCATAATAGAAGCGAAGGAAGTGTCGGCGGCGTCGCCATATTCAATCCCATATACATACTTAGATTTCCTAGTAGCATATAAGGAGGTTGGTGTAATCCAATTTCCTATATCTATAAATACCTTATCTTTAGAAAGATACTTGTCAAATACCTCAAACATCTCATTATCCCAACCACCATAAACATCTCTCCAGAATGGCGATACATCACTATTTTTTATCAAGAATAACTCGCCATTCTTATAAATACGCAAGTAATTATCCTCAACAAATGGCTTAACTATTCTAGCAATTGTGGAGATATGCGTTGTATTGATACACGCCGAGTAATTGTCATAGATATTATAAACTTCGTTATCAATATACCACGGGATATGCTTAGCAGTAAAGTTGCCGGCTACCCTGATTTGTAAGTAAGCGTTAGCAGCGTTAGCAGCGGAAGCGGCACCGCTAGCGTTAGCGACATTATCCTTGTTTATTAAACAGAATGTGGTATCTATATCGGCTTTATATAACACATAATCGGCATCTTCAATCCTGTCTATCCAGAAGCGTTTTTCCCAATCATATATAGACAGGTTCGCCATATATTCGGCTGTTTGATAAAACTTGTCGCTGTCTGTTATATCTAACGCAAGCCCTATCTTAGTCGTCTTGTATTTGTCTGACAGGGTCGCTAATATATCTACGAAGTTGCTAGGAATATTCTCATTAAGTTTTAAATCAGGGTCTGTTAATATGAACTTGTTAGGTAATATATTATATATGTGGCTGTTATTGTCAGCGGCTATCCAAGGACCGAAATTGCCTATATTGTTGATGATGCTAATGCTGCTGTCGCTGCTGCCGCTGCTGCTGTCGCCGCTTCCTAACCCCCGCAAGTATCCTATAGTATCCTCGCAGGTGCTCGCATTATTCAATATAATAATATTCTTATAATACTCTTTGTTAATTCTTAAAATCTGCGAAAGCGTATTCTCAACATATCTATAATTATTATAGCAGATAATGACAATAGGAATGTCCTGAGCCATCGTATTATTATTTTTTATTACATCATATACCGCAAATATCCTTTATATATTGCCTCGTGCGATTATATGAACCTCTAAATATTATTTAGGATATAATAAGTTATACGAGACAAGCAATCTAGCAAGACATTACGAAGATGCTTTCTTTATTATTAACATTCTTAAATTATATCACGATGCCCTTTAGATTTATATTATTTACGGCTATGATGATTTTATCAATACATATACTACAGCCTTTAACAAACGAAAGCAACATCATTTGCGGTATCTTGTGGTTCGCTAAGATGTTTATGTATATCCTCTCTTTTAACATCAATATATCCAAAGAGGACTTAGTTAAATATATGGAGCATCTCTATAGCGACAAGAAGTTCATCTGTACCTTCAATCACACCACGCTCATAGACGGCTTCGTGTTAATTAGTGCGTTCCCTCGCTCTTCCTACTTGATATTGAAGGTTATAATATATACTACCATAGGATATACAGACCAGATTAACGATTTGCTAGGTAATATATTCGTAGAGAAAGGGCATACTAGCAACAAAATAAAGGAGCGTGTAGATAGCCGAAAGTCAGGCGACAAAGTGCTCTTTATTGCCCCGGGCTCGGGGAATACCTCTGCTATTCCAGGAAGTATCACCGAATTTACTAGCAACGGTGCTTTCGTCCATAAGTATCCTATATTGCCTATAGTGGTTAAATACGAAGACGAGTCACTAAACTATAACCACGATAACGGCGAATCGATGCTTCACTCTTGTCTCAAGTTATTCTTGGTAAGAGATTACAACATCAAGATAAAAGTATGCGATATGGTGGAATACGCCGAAGACGAAACAATAGAGGAATATAAGAACCGTGTTTATGAGATAATGAACGAGACTTATAAGGGGATGTAAGCCGATGCAGGCACCTCCCTAATATAGGTGCGGCTCCTCCTTATATCCTTTCTTAGCCCCCGTCTTGATATAAATAGATGACGCATTAATATATATTAGGCACCGTCAGGCTCCGCTAGGCTATGAATAAAAATCTCAGTATTATTGTAGCGTCAAGTTTAGAATACGGTATAGGATATGACAACAAGTTGTGCTGGAATATTCCTGAAGAATTAAAGTCATTCAGGCATATCACGACAACTTGTCTGCGACAAAACACCAAGAACTGCGTCATAATGGGTAAAAATACTTGGTATTCGCTGCCTAATGCCCCGTCTCCGCTAAAAGACAGAATAAACATTATCATATCTTCGTGCGATTACGAGAAGATATCCAAAGATATTGAGGGAAAGCCTGACGCATTCGTCTTCAGGACTATAGAGGACGCTTTAATATATGCGGATAGCGATGATATTATAGAGAACTGTTTTGTTATTGGCGGAGCCCAGATATACAACACATTCCTAGAGAAATACATTAAACACATTAAATCAATCTTCTGGACTATCGTATATGACAAAAAATACGAATGCGATACCTTCATCGCCTCTAACATCATCTATAATAACTTCAGTTTTCACAAAAACGATATCATAATAAATGACAGATATGTATCTATGTATGGCGTTAATAAAAATAATCCAAATGTTGTTATTGATGACGCACCTGATTAACGACGGACTATATATACTATATAAGGAGATGACAAAGGAGGTTCTCTATATAAAGCGGCTCTTTACATTTGTTCGTTTGCGATAGCAGATAGTCTATCTCGGTGCCTATTTTTATTATTTCGCATTTTAATATGTCTTTGGCGGCGTCATCGCCAGCGATATTCCTTATATTTAAATAATAGGTGCCGTAATCAACGAGCCTTACGAAGTCCTGAGTAATCTGCTGGATTGATATGTTAAATTGACAGCATTTATAGGATAGTCCTCGTATTTCTTCTAAGTTATTTTTGTTTTTGTTATAGGTTTTAATAAACTCCACGAATGGTGGGTAATTAAATTCTACAAACTCCTTTGTCAATATCTCGCTAGACGCAGGGTGCCTCTCTAATTCGGCTATAAAGATTGCTTTAATGATGTTCCTAGGTCTCGTCTCTAATAGATGGTCGTTCATAGATATATCTATGTGATTTGTGAATATATCGCAAATCTCGTTGAAGGTGAATAGCGGTATCCTAAATCTACTGAAGCGGCTCTTAATAGGCGCCTCAATCCTAGTGATAAAATGCGTGGTGCTAATGAATACCGCATTTTGAGAGAACTTCTCTAAGATTATCCTGAAGTCGCAATTTAACGACGACAGCAAATCTATATGCCTGATGACGATTATATGCTTTTTCATATTGACATTTTTAGAACTAATAATATGAAGCATAAACGGGGTTATCTTCTCAATATTTTTGATATTATCGGGGTTCATCAGGTCTATATCTATATAATACTGGTTCTCAACATAACTTATACTCTTATCCCAAATATGCTCCGTCTTATTAAAGGGTGTTGTGATATTGAGGAGCCTTATTAAAAGCAGGTTTAAAAAAGTATCTACAGGGAAGCCTATAGGGGTGTATAATAGTTTGTTATTAGATGAGAGCAAGATGTTCTCTAATATTAGCCGGTATCTCTCGTTTCCCCTAATAATATCAGTGAAAACCTCTTCTAATTTATCCCAAGTAGTTTTAGACATAACCAATATGCTAGGTAATTATAATTACTTTTATAATCCTTAATATCCTTATTCAATATAAAGATTATCTATTTATTGTATTATATGTAATTTATATGAATGTATATAGAGGCTCTTAATTTGAATATTGAGAATATTGATAAATACACAAGAGAAGAGATAAAGAATATCTACAAGAAGATAGCGTTAGAATGTCATCCTGACAAACTGTCTAATGTTAGCGACGAGGACGAGCGAGCCGCAAAGATTGAGAGATTTAAGAAGGCTAGCATAGGATATAAGAAGGCGAATGAGGACTTTGACAATTACGGGAAGTTGAATTATCGCTGCGGCACCGACTATAACTTTGACAATCTGGCGGACGACTATGAGATATACAACAGTTTTGACTTGAACTTTTGGAAGAATACCTATGATGGGATTTTTAAAGATAAGGAGGCGATAAAGAATACCTTCATAGATGTCGCCAGTTATTTCTTTAATAGAGGCTTTAAAAATAAAAATCATTACAATCCTTCAACGAAGGTTGTTATACATAATATAAATCTGCCTGTAACCTATTACGACCTGTGCTCGGTGAATAAAAGGAAACTTCGCATTTTATTAAAGAATGTTAAAGAGCCTGTATATATAACCCTGTGCTGTAAGAAAGATTATCCGTGCTTAACTAGGCAATATATAGATGATGACAGCATAGAACACGAAATCATTATTAATATGTCTATTGATGATGGGGACGAAGGCGACTGTGAGGGCTGCGAGGGCTGTTGTGATAGCGGTGAGGGAGGCTGCGAGGGCTACTGCGAATGCGGCGACATTAAATACACACATAGTTTAACTGGTATCAATAATGGGATAGACTTACATACCACAATTTACATCAACATAATAGAGTATTTGACGGGAGGTATTAAGAAAATCAAGTATGTTGATGATACCTATCTTGATATTGAAATTGTGTCCTTCAGCACTAAGGATATTATTGTTAAAAATAAAGGATTGCTTGGAGGTGATTTAAATATTAAAGTGGTGTTTAAGAATATCACTTTAAAAGATTGGAAGAAAATTAGCGAGAAGAAGAGAGCAAAGGTTATTAGGTTGATTACTAAGATGTATGCGAAGCCTGTGAAGTAAAGCGAAGAGGTATCCTGATATATAAGGAATATATATATAATTATTTATAAAATAAATAAAATTCTAGTAGCATAATGAAAGTGGTCTTTCACGGTTTTTGGGGAGGCTTCTATGATAACAACGACCCTATTAATGTTAAGTTTTTCCTTCAGTTGCTGAAGGATGTTTATGGCGTGGAGCCCGAAATTACTTATAATATAAATGACGCCGATATATTGATGGAATCGGTATTTACGAATACCACATTTGTCAATCACAAGCCGTGGAAAGCGTCCTTTTTATACACGGGCGAATCGTATTACGCCGATTGTATGCTAGGCACCCTAGCGTCTTATACTTGTATCCTAGGGTATGACTATACGCACAGTAATTCGGTGGAACTCCCGTTCTATTTGCTATATCTCAAGTCATTCCCTAATATGAGTTTAGAACCTGCTAAAACGATACCTAACAACTATACTTCTGTGGTAATATCTAATTGCTCTGTTAATGAACGCTCTATATTCTTGGATAGGTTAGATAAAAGGATGCCTGTAATGTATGGAGGCACTTATAAAAACAATATTGGAGGCAAATTACAGGGGCATTTTGCTACAGACAACTTAACAGCCTTTTATAAAAATAGCAAGTTCGTTGTAGCGATGGAGAACACGAGGATAGCCCATTATATTACTGAGAAGGTGATTAATGGGTTTCGTGCTGGTATTATCCCGATTTATTGGGGGTCGCAACACATCTACGAGCATTTTAATCGTAATCGCCTTATAGTGCTTGAAGATATCAGCGAAGCCTCCATAAATGCCGTGATTGACCGTATGGAGAATATGAGCGATGAAGAATATTTTAAAATAGTTAATGAGCCGATTTTTAACGAGGGACAGAGTGTTGATAGTATTTACAATAAAGCCCTAGAAAATATTAAGAGGCTGGTTGTAAAAAACTAAAAATTGATAGTTCCTTATATCCTATAAAGACATATAAGCATTAGGTAATATATAGTATATGTAAGTATTCGTAAGTATTCTGTATAGGATACATCCAGCAATCTCCTAATCATATTCTAGGATAGTCTTCACGATATCCGTATTCTGTATAGGATACATCCAGCAATCTCCTAATCATATTCTAGGATAGTCTTCACGATATCCGTATTCTGTATAGGATACATCCAGCAATCTCCTAATCATATTCTAGGATAGTCTTCACGATATCCGTATTCTGTATAGGATACATCCAGCAATCTCCTAACAAACCATTAAAGTTATATAAAATGTTATGTGTATTAGCGTGTTATATATTATTATCTTGTTTTTATTTATTATGTATTCAATATAATCTCTTTTATATTTTATACATTTGGCGTTAGGGTATGCCTTAATATATCTAATAATGTTATTACTTTTATCTCCATAGTTAGCAAATAGGTTGTTATTTATGTATCTTATACATCTGTATCGCTCTTCTTTGAAGTTCTCTCTAGGGAAATACTCAATATCATAGTGTATCCTATCTATCACGAGGCAGTTAGATAGACAATATGTTATGATGTATATTACTATTTTTTTTATTGACATTATAATATCTAAACATTATAATCTCCTTAGTATCTAAATCTGGTACTCGCATCTGGTCTCAATATCGCCACAGTATCGCTAAAAGGTTCCCATTCAATCTGCGATTGGCTAGGAATATAATTAATATATCTAGAAGCGTTTTTTCTAATATAACTTCTAGATATATTACCGCCATTCATATATATCTTTTCCTTGTTTAATATTCCTGAGTGTATAATAGAAAAGATGTCTCCAACTAGAAAATACAGGTTATTAATAGAATAACCTAGACCTCTTCGTTCATTCTCGCCTAACACAAAAGACCCGTCATTATGTCTCACCCATATCCCATTTTCCGTTGTAAAATATGTGTTAAAAGTCCTAGTTGCTCCTATTGATGCGTCATAAAACCAGTCGCTAAATATGGTTTCGCCGTGCATATTAATTATATATAGTAGTTCTATTACAGTTTCGGCTCTTAAATAGGTATGCGTCCTTCTTGTTTGAGCGTTCTCGTGTAATTCAGGTTTCTTATTTATATTATAGTAAGGCAACACATTCATTTCGCTAGTTATATGAATGTGTCCCGACGAGTTGTCTCGCATTAATTCGGCAAAGTTAGAGATGTGTAGCGGGAGTTGGAACCACATCCTCTTCCCGCCATTCAGCCAGTTAGCATAAGACCAGTAGAATTTAATAAACATCTTTTTATTTTGTGAGAATTCAACATAAGGTCTTATATGAATATCATTCATTATAACATACTCTATATTACATATCTTATTATATATGGCTTCTTGTTCGTGGAGTTCAATTGATAAGTTATCTATATATATTCCATTACGAGCCCTATTAACAGGCTGGTCGTGATTTCTCATAATATCATCTCTAAAGTGTCCTGTTGGGGCACCACCAGTAGCAGCACCACTGGAGCCGCTAAAGCCGCTAAAGCCGCCACCCCATTTCTTATTGCTAGAAATAAAATATATCTTAGCATTCTTACTGTATTTTTTCTCTAGAAGATTTCTTATTTTTATATCCTTTATCTTGCTAATGTTATTAATGACACTTAGTTTCTTGGATATTTTAACAATACGACCAGCTTTCGCCCTAGCATTTGTCGCTTTCTTTAAATAAACGCTCAGTTTTATAAACTTACCATCGCATTTAATATACTTAACTTTGCCTCTCTTCAATACACCAGCCTTTTTAGTGATTGTTATATAGATATTTCGCTGTCTTCCTAGGACATCCTCTTTACCAGAAACCTTGTATATTTTACCCATAATATAGTAGTCTTGTCCTATTATAAAATTATAAAAAAATAAAGTAAAACGAAGTTAAAACGAAGTTAAAACGAATAATCCTAAAAGTTTTTAGAAAATATAAATATAAAATAGTTAAGTTAAGAATAATATTCTTTAGATACTTCTATTACCATTAGTGATATTCGTTATGTTCTATCCCTAGCAAATACTAGGTGATTGTATATGTATATATAGTATAGTTTAGCGTGATTTGGTAATCATTAGATAAGTTAGAAAGTTTTTAGAAATAGTAATTAGTTTCTAAGTTTATAAATAAAGTTAAGTAATAATTATAGACATCTTCTATAACCCATCCTAGTATCCTCTCGTATATAATGCGCGCTTTGCTTATCCCGCATAACACACCCTAGCATTCATCTCTTACCACTAATGGTATCATAAAGTATAATAAGAGGAATACTAAGTATATTTAGGGAAGATTAGATAAGTTAGAAACTTTTAGAAAAAAGAATAATAGTTTATAAGATAATAAATAATAATATTTAGGCATACTTCTATTACAATTACCTATATCATATACGGGACAAATATAAAAAATACATATCATATATACCTAGTCGCTATCGCTATCTTACGATATCTTACGATATCTTACGATATCTTACGCTACCGCTTACTTACGCATCCTATCACGGATAGCAACGAGGTTTAAATCACAAACACGATAATACTCTTTCTTCTTATTAGATAATACCCGCTCAACGATATATGGTAATCTCCCCTCTTCTAGTTCCTGTAAGGCTATATTACGCAGTTCCATATTACTACTAACAACTATTTTGCCGGCTCCAGTATTAACAAAGGGCATTGCACCTGACGCTAACTGCTGCGTCCGCATTCCCATAATCTTATCAAACTCATAGATAGTCATAATAGGCTTAGATATCCTATCCTCCTTATTCAATTGCTCGGTGATTTTACTAACATCTTCAATATTCGCCGCCTTATATATAAGTGTCATTTCGCTTGTTAATACCTATTATAATACCTATTAATGTATCATTTTTTATTTTTATATCCTAGTCAGTCCTAACCTGTTTCCAAGTCTCCCCGCAATTGTCGCATACATAGAGATACTTCATATTCTTCGAATCGTATTTAATATAGATGATTTGTTTATTAGCATTCTCCTCAACACACTTAGCATTACTACAAGAGATGTGAGGGTCATTAATGCGACGCAAAGTAGGGTCAAAACGCAAATATTTATTTACATGCTGATTGTATAGCAGGTCGTCTTCGCTATAAATCGTCTTAGATATCTTGATGGCGCTTTTAGCGTCCGTCTCAACCTTCTCGTAGTTGCAGTGCTTACAGTATTTAACTAGCATATTTTTATCATTAGACTTAACATAAAGCATATTGTCACAGATTTCACAGAACTCCATTTTATTATAGTTATAAGAAATTAATTAGGTTTATATAATCATTTTTTATATTTATAATCTATAAAAACAAAAAGGAACCTTAAAACCACACCGATAGCATATCGGTATTATTAATGGTTTTAACTTCCACAAGGCTATCACATTCATCCTGTGTGGGTGCTTCTAGTTTCTTGTAATATACACGCATAGCAACAGCAGGCACATGCGTATCTTGATTTTTATTCTTGTATATCCTATAATTATCTAGAAACTCCACTACAGCCATAGGGAAATTCATCCATACAATAGTTACGGAATACGAAGCCTTCTTAGCAGCCGCTATCCATTTTGCCCGTGTCTCCTTAGTAGGATTTGTATTATCAATTACGATGTTTCGCCCGTCTTTAAATGCGGCGTTAAATGCCTTATCGGCTACTTTGTCGGTTTTCATAGTATCCTTATTGATACGAACAAAGCCTTTGCTTTCTAGTCCAAGAGAATAATAGGACTTGCCGCTAGCAGGGGCACCTACCATAATTACTAGGTGTTTAGAGGATGATTTAAGGGCTGGTAGGCTATGACGAGCCTCATTAGACATCCACTCTGTTAAAGGATGAGCCTTAGCCTCTATCTTTGCGAACTCCTTGTGGGGTATGCCTAAGAAGAACATATCGGTATGGGCGAACCGGATGTTGGTATTTCTGGCGAAATATAGGTCAGCAGCGCTGTCTCCTAAAAATACGCTGGAAGGGTCAATATTGCTACGCTCCTTAAAGATATACTCTATCAATACCTCTAATAGTCCTAGTTGCGGCTTCCTGTAATACATATCGCTATGTCCTGATATAAACACGAAGGGTAGCGACAAGTCGTCATATATCATCTTAGCCTTTGCTCTAACCTCGTCTCCTGTCATCTTCTTCTGGTTGGATACTATGACAATTTCATAGCCCATCGCATACATCTCTTTCAACTTAGGAACAACTGCGTCATTCTTCCACTTCCAGTCATCTAGCGATTTAGGAAATACATGCTTTCCCTTAGGCGTAATGAGCGTATGGTCTAAGTCAGCGAATATAACTTTAACACCGTCATCTCCCTTAGTGGGTCTAAAGTGATTTTCAAAAGTTATAAGAGTGAAACGGTCTTCCTTTCCTTCAGGCAATTCTTTAAATATGTGCGTTTTTTCCTTAAGTACCGAATGCTGCGAATGCTGCGAATGCTGCGAATGCTGCGAATGCTGCGAAGAGTGCTTAGCGTCCTCTTTAGGTACCTGAGGCACTTTTGGTGCTTTGGGTTCCTTAGGCTTCTTATAAGATGGGTCTTTTATACATCTATTCGTCTTAGGATTTAGGATTTTACCTTCAGGACATTCTTTAACCTTAGGTTCCTTTGGTGGCTTCTTCTCCTTCACAGGCTTCTTAGGTGGCGATTGCTTAGGTTCCTTAGGTGGCGATTGCTTAGGTTCCTTAGGTGGCGATTGCTTAGGTTCCTTCACAGGCATAAGATGCTTTTCAAATATGCTGTTATCTCTAAGTATTATAGGGACACCTAGGCTGCGTGCCTTTTCAACCTTGCTACTATTATCATCTATATCAGCAACAACCAGATAATCGGTATTCTTGCTAATAGTGGTTTTTATAGAGCCGCCCATCCTAACTATATAAGCCTCAATAGCCTTGTCTCTAAATCCGGTGAATACAAAGGATTTGTCTAATATATTCACATCAATCATCGTCGGTGTTGAGGAACCTTTATCGGCTTTTTGCGAGCCCTTACATTTAATCCCTAAATTGTCATAGAAGTCATAGAACTTCGGTAGGTTATCTAGGAACAATTTAGCGGATACTTCGGCTATTCCTTCAACACCCTTTAAATCGCTAGCAGTTAGCCTTGCCGTCATCTCCCTACTCTTCTTATCGTGCTCTAGAATATACGGGAACTTGTCAGTAATCAACTTTATCTTCTTATAACTGAACCCACGCCCCATCATATTAGAGGCGTCCATCAAGATTAAACAATCTATATTCTTGATTTCCGCCAGAGCACCGATGATGTTCGTCGCAGTCTTCTCTTTAAACCCGTCAATCTTCAATAAGTCCGCTTTGGAGATGTTAGCAATCTTCTTGATGTCGTCAAAGCCAGCATCGTATATCTTGCTTATGTTTCCAGGACCCATATTCTCAATACTAGCGGTTTTCATAAAATACATTAGATTTTTAATGTCATAATCACGGTTCTTGTCGCCTTCCTTCACAATCATCATTATATCTATGTGGGTATCATTCCATTTGTAATCAACGCCTTCTATTCCTGGAATACTAGGCTTCCTGTTAGCAGACGGCGTAAGAACGCTGTGTATATGCGGTATCACATTACCAGAGCGAATAATGACGATACGAGACCCAGGACCCACAACATTCTTTGTTATATATGCGGCGTTAAACCCCGTCGCCTGCTTAATCTTCACGCCGTCTAAATCTATTTCATTAAACATAACAATAGGTTTCATATACATATCCTTAGAAACATTCCATTCAACCTTGCTAACAATAACCTCAACCTGCTCTAGCGTATGTATGGATTTAAAAGCGAACGAATGCTCTGGGTTCTTGCCTTTCTCTATCTCGTAATATTGGCTAACATCCTCTATGACGATACCGTCAATCACATACTCGCCTTCGGCACGGCGTTTCTCTAAAATGCTGGAGAGGGTTTCTAAGTTCAAGGAGCCTGTCGCTACGCTATTGGCGACCTTAAAGCCCATTTCGGCGAGTTTCTGCTGTCCGTCAGCAATTTTAGGATATACGAGAGCATACGCTACAAAATCTATCTTAGTAAGGATATCCTTGTTGAGGATGTCGCTATTTATAGCACCTGCTACAGTATTGCGAGGGTTGGCTCCTTGCTTTCCTGCCGCTACAAGAGCCTCCCAGTTCCTTTTAGAGATGATTAATTCGCCACGCACCGCTATCTCCGCTCCGTATATTTGGATATCGCTAGCATTATAATGTGCGTGTATCTCATTAATATAATCTAGCAGATGTGTGATATCTTGTCCTTCTGTGCCGTTTCCACGAGTATATATCTTAATCTTGTCGGGAGTATATACAAGCATACAACTGACACCATCTAACTTGTCGCTAATCCTGTAAGAGCCGTTATTATACTTAGCCTGATATTTCGTGATTTCTTCCTCGCTGTCCTTAATCTTATTCTGCGACCCCATATAATACGGGAGAACCACTTTGTTCTTCACATCGGCACCTACTCGTTTAAAGTATTTGTCCTTAGGATACTTCTTCCTAATATAATCTTTAATGATATCATAGATGTTGTCGTGTATTAAGACATCGTCTTCGTTAAAAAATGCGTCGTCGGCTTTCATAAGAAAGGCTATTATGTCAGCCTTCTTGTTTTTCTTAATAAACCCCATAGGGTCTTTGTTGATGTTTTCAATATTGTAATCCATTTTATATATATACTATATTATATTTCATATATATTATATCATTTTTCCAAATAATATATATAAAAATAACTTATGTATCCATAAATAGAACACCCATTCGCCATATTCACCCATTCATTATGCTAAAACAACTGAGCCAATTCTACTATTTCTATGAGACTGATGTGGTTGTTAAAAAAGATACTAGCGACAGCAGCGTCGCAGAGATAGATTAGCCTTCGTCAGCCTTTTCAAGCCTAGCCTTCGTCAGCCTTTTCAAGCCTCAAGCCTAGCCTTCAATAATTATTTTTTAGAATTCTTCATCACACAACTATTATTTTCATAATCGTTAGGCATAAAAGAATGTAGGGCTCCTTCGTCGTCCTTAAAGGCTTCACGCTGTAGCCGCTTGCTATATTTAAAATTAACTTTAGTAATCCTGCTGCTATCATATAAGGATAAGATGATGGTCTGTAAGGGAGCGTCGCCCCACCGGCAATAATATATATATCCTTGCTCGTCTATCTTCTTAACAATATCTTGTATCTCTGGCTTATTCCAAGTATCCACGCTAATAATATTAAAGTTATTATAATACATAAAGGGCATACTTAGTTCCACAGTATCGCCCACATACTCTTCGTTATTATTGAGGTTTTTATAAAGTTTCTTAAAGTTTTCAAAGTATCCATTATCACTCTTAAGAGTATGCCCCATAAATAACTCATTAATCTTCTCTAGGCTCGCCTTGATTACTGGGAAGGCTTCGGCGTCCGCTCCTGCTGCTTCCGCTGCCTCATTATATTTAATAAAGAACTCTTTCATCCCGTAATTACAGAGGCTACAGTCTAGGTGTATGATGTTAGACATATAGGTATAATCCTTGTCTCTCATCAATTCAAAGAGGTCATACTTGATAGGCTCCTCAATAATACTGTCATCGTCTATACGCATAACATATTCATAGCCTGTCGTATATTTATAAAAGTTCTTCAGCCAAAAATTACACATAGACCGGTATTTCTGGTTTCGCCAATAAGGGACTATGTGAAGGTCAATAATCTCGTTCATCTTGTCCGTGTCAATATGCGGCGGTATCGTAAAGTCATCCTTGTCAATCTCCTTAAATGACACGAGCCCTCGGCATTCGCCTCGTATTCCTGCGAGGATATCGCTCTTTGCGTCTTCTGTATAATCGCCCTCGTGGAGGATGATAACCGGATACTTGTATTTAGCATTAAAGTTTTTAAAAAGAAAATACAGGCTTGTCTTTAGATATATCTTGCGTTCTATGGTGTTCTGCGTTAAGATGAAGATGGCTGCTTTAATCATTTATGTAATGTAATGTTGTGCTCTGTATAATCTATAATTATAATTAAGTTTTATATAAGATATTGATATAGATATAGATATAGATATAGATATTCCTAGATTATATCTTAGGAATACCCTTGATATCAGGGATAGCTGCATTTTCTACTATAGTATTCACCTCAGTATCCTCTACATCTTTCATCACTAGAGGCACGGGCATCTTTATATCTATATTACTCAACTGCTTTTTCTTGTCTATCGCAGGCACCTCCTCCTCTTTGTTATGAATTCCATATAACTTATATTTATTATAGAGTTTAAAGGTTTTCAAATCGGCATCGCTAATCGCCTCAGTAAAGAACGCAAAACTATACAGGACAATCTCGCAACTCTTATCTTTGTTTATTACAAAAGGTTCCTTGCCTATCTTAATATCCCTGTCGGTATTCCTTTTAAACTCATACTTCGTATTATTCAAATGGAATACGACATCTTCCTTATCCATTATTAGCCCAAAGAATGTTATATCCCGCTTCAAGGTCTCCATATTGATATCGTTAATATTATACACGCTGTCGTCTATTATTATTTCAACCGTATATAGTTTCTCAAAATACGAGAGTTTATAAGACTTCTGCTCCTTAGCCTTGTTAGATAATATGTCGTAATTTTCGTAATAGTGATAGTTGTTAAGTAGGTTGATGCTCTTATTTATGTCGTTCTTATCGTAGGCACCATTAAGGTCGCTATTATCGTTAGGGTCGTTATTAACATTATAGTAATTGTTATTGTTGAACTCGTTATCCTTGATATTAATCACTATGTTCTTATTGTCAATTCCGTAAATTATAAAGAGGTTGTTCTTGTTCTTATGGAACCGTTTATGAGAGAACATAAAAAGGGCTGAGAATTTACCTAGCATCTTCTCTTGTTTATACATTATGGCGTTAGGAGGTCCTCTTATGCTAACTGTGTGTATATTGTAGCCATTAACAAACGGATTGAGATTATTGAACTCCTTGACGATGCTAGGGACGGTAGCGATGCTATCGGTGTTGCCGAACTTCAATCTCATATCATTATTATAAACCTTGTTATCAGTAATCCAGTCCATCCCTTCTATATTATCGTTGTTATACGAGGATACCATCACTCTCATCTCTCGCTTTTTTAACAACTTATTAAAGTTATAGTTGTCTATAATCTCGCTATTTGTTAATACAGATGCTATGGGGTCGTCGTCGCTCTTTGTTATAACCTCTTTTAGGGTTGGAGGAGGGACTACAGCAACTTTTACGATTTCGCTCTCGTCGTATATCTTGTCTTTGTCCTTGTCCTTGTCGCTAGCATTTGCGAAGTATTCCTTAGTGTTTTTAATGTCTCCTCTGTCTGATATAATTATAAGTAATAGAAAGGTTCCAATCAAAAACCCCACAATAAATAACAAATAATTATACATAGACAATCTCTTAATATAATAATTTATAAAAAATATATAAGAAATATTATTAATATATAAGATAGACAGAGCGAAGATATGAATAAGGACAAGATGAATGATTTAAATAGTATTGATATTATGTCATTCTTGAATAGTATGCAAAGTATGCATGGGATACAAGGTGGTCTAGCAAAGCCTAAAAAGAGCAAGAAAGGCACATCGGGCTCTAGACCTACCAGATGTACTATCAAGGAGGAAGATAATGTGTATATCAAGGAATGTACCGAAGCAGCCGAAGCGGGAGCCGAGGATACCGAGGATACCGAAGCCGCAAGCGTAAAGACTACTAAAAAAACACGCAAGCAAGACAAAGATGTTATCAAGAATGTAGATAAAATCAAGGAAGACGATGAAGATGACGAAGAGGATGACGAAGAGGATGACGAAGAGGATGACGAAGAGGATGACGAAGAGGATGACGACGAGGATGACGAAGACGATGAAGAGGATGACGACGAAGATGAAGAGGATGACGAAGACGATGAAGAGGATGACGACGAAGATGAAGAGGATGAAGAGGATGTTTGTGATGTAGGGATGAGCCCTGAAGACCTCTATAATGTCTTTAATAACTTCTTCACAGATGAATATGGTGTCTCTATCGCTACATCATTATCTAATATCGCATTTGAACTCAATAAACTAAATAAGAACCTTAAATCTAAGAAATAAAGTAATAAAAAATGATATATAAATATCTATAACAAATAATAATACAATATAATAAAATGGAAAACAACTTAAAGTGGCTTTGTAAAAAATGTAATAGACTGATTGATAACTGTATTGATATGGATTACCATAATGACACAGAGCATCCTGATTTCACAGACAAATATATAGCATCGTGGTATAAAAACGGTAAGAAGGGATTATCAGCGTATGACTAGTCGACAAAGCATAATGTGTCCGCCAATTATCCAAAGCATAATGTGTCCGCCAATTATCCAAAGCATAATGTGTCCCACAAATTCTTCTCCAGTTTGTGATTATTATTTTTCTTATCTTTTAAGTAAATCCCAAATTTACCTAAATGTATATCATACTTCTTTCCTAAATATTCTATGGGTTTAGGAAGAGAACTTATAAACGCTATGTCTCTCTCTTTCAAGTTCTCCTTTGTAATCTTTTTCCATTTAAGATAAGGCTCTATGTTCGTGTATTTATCTAATTCTTTGTTATAATAGCAGACACCATATCGTGTAGTTAAGATACCTGTCTTCTTTTCTTTATTAATGGCTACGCTGCTACCGCTGCTACCGCTGCCACCGCTGCTATCGCTGCCAGAAGCCACAATAGACCCTATAGAGCCCATTATTTTAGCATAAAGGTCATTCAATATAACCTCTTTGGTAATGCCGCTAGCGCCAGCGTTCATTATTTTATCTAGTTCGTCTTCCATCTTAGATGTGAATTTTAAATCGCATAAATAAGGGAACACTTCGTATATATACTTGATAACTTCTAAGCCTAACTCAGTAGGCACTAGGAGGTCTTTTTGTTTTCCTCCTAAATTGATTTTCTTAGTTGTTATAAGGAGTTCGCTAGGTTCATTCTTAGTCTTACCTTTCTTCTTCTTAAAGCATTCTATCTCGTATTCTTGTTGAGGGTTTGTGCCGATTTCTACATATTTCTTCTCTAATAGTTTGTCAATAATAGAAGAATATGTAGATGGTCTCCCGATGCCCTCCTTCTCTAATTCCTTAATTAACTGAACTTCGTTATAAAGAGACGGTATGTTATCTATGGTGCCTTGCGAAGAATATTCTTTAGCAGTCGCTGCTAGTTTATTTTCCTTAAGTATATTTATAAAATTCTCTAAGTTTTCATTATCAAGCCTGTCCTCGTATAAGATGCGAAACCCTAACTCTTTTAAGTATGTCTTGGTAGCACAAAATATATGTCCGGAGGAGCCGGCGTTGCTGCTACCGCTACCGGCGTTGCTGTCTAACTTCAAAGATAAATCAGTATATACAGCGTCGGTCATTAAAGAAGCAAGTGTTCTAACCCATATTAACTGATACAACTTCTCGTGGTTTTGCGTGGAACCTTCAAACGATACTGTTTTATTTTTTGGGTTTGTTATTCTTACTGCTTCGTGTGCCTCTTGGGCGTTCGCTACCTTTGTTTTATATGTCCGGTATTTTGCGAATGAGCCGCCACTAGGAGCATCAGCGTCATAAGTATCCCTTATATATGACAAGAGCATCTTCTTAGCATCCTCAGCAATACTTGTGGAATCGGTTCGCATATAAGTTATATGTCCGTGTTCGTATAAATCTTGTGCTAACTTCATAGTGGTCTTAGCGTTTAACCGGCATTTATTATAGGCGTCTTGTTGGAGCGTCGTAGTAGTATATGGCGGTGACGGGCTAACATTCCTTATATGCTTTTCGTATTCTATGCTATACGAGGAGCCTATGCTTAAATTATTTAAAATCTTCTTGACAATATCTACATCTCTTATCTTGTATTCTTTTAACTTTCCGCTCCCGCTGTCTTCATATACATTTAATGTCCCAACGATTGTTAAGTCTTTGTGGATACTAAAGGTGCCTTCGATCGTCCAGTAGGGTATTATCTCTTTATTTATAATGCGGGTTCGCTGGTTAATACAGATGATTAGCCCTGCTATTTGAACTCTGCCGGCACTAAGGTAATTCTTGTTAAACTTATTCCATAACACAGGCGACACTTTGTATCCTATAAGCCTATCAACAATCCTGCGTGTTTCTTGGGCTTTCACTTTATCCATATCTATAGTTCGTGGGTTTTCTATAGCATTTATAACGGCATTCTTAGTAATCTCATTAAATGTTATGCGATGACAGACCTTACCCTTTATAATACTCTCAAGACATTTGTAAAGGCTGTGAGCGATTGCCTCGCCCTCTAAATCAGGGTCAGCCGCTAGGTATATAACATCGGCATTTCTAGCCATCTCTTTAATATTCTTAATAATGTTAGGATTTGTAGGCACATAGGTTATGTCCCAAGTGTTCGTATCAAACCCTAATGTGTCTTTTGGTAAATTGTAAATATGCCCTCCGGAAAATGATACGGCAACATCACGGTCTCCTAAATATTTCTTAATTGTCTTAGTCTTCGTAAAACTCTCAACTATAATAAGAGATTTCATAGCAGCCGCTTCGCTGATGTGTCCTTATATACTTATATACTACTAGCAATATCAATTTTTATATATAAATATTTAAGGGACATATAGTAATACTAATATACCACTATGAGCGACCATTTAGCATTCGCATTCGCAAACATAATCACAGAAGACCTTCGGGAGAATGTTATGAGGGAGCATTATGACGACAAAGAGAATATAAAGGAACAAAAGAGATGCTTAGAAGATTGTGATAATTTTATAGCCGCTTATGAATATAAGAAGTCTCTAAGTATTGAGAGCATTTGCGAGGAGATAGAGACATACACGGCGTGCTGTGGCGATTACTACGAACTAATACTCTTTCATTTCCAGATATTTCTAGAGGAATTCAATTATAAAAACTATATATATTTAAGGTTTTACAACAATATTAAGAGCGACCCTTATTACTCTAGCGACACAGGGGAAATAAATGCTAGTAATCTGGCTACCGTCATTAAAGATAGCAGGCTTGAGGAGATTTTTAACAACAACTATAAATCACAAAAAACACAAGAGGTGTTCGCTGAGTTGATATCCAAGCATATTAAAGAGGTCTTTGTAATACACAATTATTACCGCAAGAACATAAAGCATCCCTATATATATAAATCAAACATATATAACTACATCATTACAGATATGACATTTGTATATACTGGTATATTAGACCAGTATTTAGTATTGTCGCCTTGCGACTGCGATGATATATTCTTGAATGATATCGCAACAAACACGCATATTAGCGAGGACATCTGTAATAATATATATAGCATAGACTTTGAAACATTTATAGATTTGTCTTTTATTATTAAGTATCACTCAAGGCATTTCTCTAGAGACGGAACGAAGACGCTAAATACATTTTACAGCAATACTACGCCTTCTCTAGCAATCCCTGAGTTATACAAGGTATTCTTAGACAACATTAAAAAATCTAAGAGCGTTTATGATATGTATGAGAGAACCAAGTATTTATACAGCGTGGATATAAAAGATGAACTTAATCATATAAATAAAGGACTGTGTCCTACTATGTCAGGCTTATTATTTATCTGTAAATGTAATTATGTTGATAAGTTGTGGCGAATGATATTTAGCAATAGCCATTTTCGCCATTATTATCCAGATAAAAAGAGTATTGACAAGATACACGAGAAGATAATATCTAATATCTAATATCTAATATCTAAAAAATGATATAGGCTCTAGTTATTATAGAGAACTAGAAGCGGCTAAATCGGCTAAAGCGACTATATGATGAGGCGTTCGTGTGGTTCCTTCACATCTTTAACATCCCATTCGTCTATAAATTCGCAAACAAAGATATTTAATACTAGGGATTTCAAGAATTATATTGCGAATATGGAGGATGACATTATAAAGGTATCTAACGATTACTATCATTACGCAGATAAATATGACAAAAAAATAAACAATATTATAAACAGATACGACGATAGGACAAACAAACTGTATATTGACTTGAGGTATAGACAGGCTGAATGTAAAAAGTTAAATATTAAGTTAGAGTATATATGTAAGGAAGTTAGCAAGATTAAGGATTATACCAATATTACCAATTATATTTGCGATACGAGCGATGCTACGGGCACAAACGGCACAAAGGTAATAGACATAGAAGACCGTTTATGTAAGAATATATTAGTCTTACTATGCGTTTATACATTATTTGTGTTCTCTCTGGTAATAACATACTAATATTCCGTTATAATCTGTTCGGTTTCTATGCTACTACTGGGAGGCGGTATGTCAATTCTTAGGTCTTTAAGTGCCGCTTTGCGTTCTTCAATAACCGCATTAAGTTCGCTGAGTTCGGCTCTTTTATTCTCCATTTCCATTTCTATCTCGTCGCATTTTTGGAAAAGACATTCCAGCATCTTCTCTTCAATTCCTTTAATCTCTTTTTCTTTTTTTTCTAACATACAATATACCTGTGTATCTACATTAGCAGGTATATCATAGATATCTCCAGCAGCGGCAGCGGGGGTCGCCGTCCAATACTCGCCATCCATCAGGTCAAATAATGTTCTTACTTCTTCAATAGAGACGCTAAAGAACCTTTGCGGTGGGTTTATTCTAGAATGCGTGAGAACCTTGTAGATGGCGTTCTTCTTATGCTCGGTTTCTAGAACCCTTTTGGCGAACTCGCATTTATACGGCGTGGGCGGTCGCCATAATATAGGCAACCCATTTATATCCTCTATTTTTTGCTCTGGCGTCATCCAAGTCATACCGATATTTAGAATATTAGGCATAGACGCATTAGATATACAATATATATATCCGTAGTCATAGTCGTTATTGTTCGTCATCTTGCGTTGCGCGGGGGTCTCCTATAATATATATGAGATTTCCATATATGATAAATCATTTTTTGCCGTGCGTCGCTTCAAACATCGGTATCACCTTGTTATTATTGTTATTACACATATTATATCCTTCAAGAACATTATTCATCTCAAGCCATCTAAACAACTCAACGAACTTATTAAACATCACCACATTCTCCTCGCTATATATGATATTACTTAAGGAATTGTAGAGAACATTATAGGCGACCATAATATTATAGTAGATGTCGGCATTACACTCAAAATGCCTCGTGAATACCACATCTATCATGTCATCTACCACAGTAATCTCTTGTATCATCTTCGTATTATAGTATCGCACTAGGTTAAGGCGGTTTGTTAAATATTTCTTTAAATTTTTGCTAGTGGTAAAAAGCGGATATATATAGAGGCTTATGATATTGCTATTTAGATGCGAGGTATCCTCTATTAAATGTGTGCGGTCTAAAAATATAAGTGGCTTAATGTGTCTCTTACAGGTGCCCGCTACCTCTAAGGCTGCTATGCGTTTGTATTTATATCCGCTGTCGCCGCTGTCGCCGCTGTCGCCGCTGTCGCCGCCGCTATACATCCCTTTAGGTTTAACAGAATATACACAGGTATTGCTAGGATGTGTATTCGCCTTATACAACCTGTTAAGGTATTTTATACGCTTGTCTCTTTCTATATCGGTGACACATCTAGCAAACACATTCTTATAGATTGCGGATTGTATGTCGTCTGGTAATTCATAAAGATAATTCTTAATAAACATAATATGGTAAGTATTTATAATGCTAAATGCCTTATGTGTAATGTAATAAATATAAAAACTGATATAGGAATGTATCGCATATATTAAATACATTCGCCGCCGCTTCGCTATAATGAAGATGACAACAATCGTGGTATCCCGTGTTATAGCGGGGTGGATGATTGTCATTTTAACAATATTACTGAGTTATATCTTCGCAAATACCGAGCAGTTTGTTGGTGATACTTCTTTCTATCGTTTCGGTCCTAATCCTGAGTTGATTATTCTAGGTATCACCATAGATACGCCTGAGAAATATGGGCTTATCGTATTATATGCGGTTATCAATACTGTCATAAGAAACCTAGACCATAGCATTATAGCCCCGTGGATTACCCTTAATGTGCAGAATATAAACGCACAACCCACCGAGGATACTGAGAAAAAAGACACCCATAAGCAATTTGAGATATCCATAATCAACACCATATATTCGTGGTTTGATTGGCTCATATATATAAATATGCTGCTAGCACAAGTTGATATGTTTTTACTAGAAACAATAACGGATGTGATAGCGATATATTTTGTGACGAGATGGTATATAAAAAATAGGGCGATAGTTAATAGTCTTAGTTTATCAGCGTCAGCGGCGACTGAGACAATCCCGACGGCTATTGTAGCAACTACTTATAATAGGGCTGTTACCGCCTCTACTGCTCTTGTCTCTATCTAAATATAAAAAATATATACATATATCACATACCGCTACGCTGCTACTATACATCGCTGCTTACGCTGCTAAGGCTGCTTACGCCGCTTACAAGCCATTCACTAGAGCCGTATAGGTTGCCTTTCTATCAGCAAAGTTCTCTTCTTCAAACCCATAGAGTTTGTTGTATTTAAGGAAGAATTCCTCAATCTTGTCGTCAGTAGAAACTTTCATATTTTTTAACCATTTGGGGCAGATAGTTTTATGTGTGTTGCCCTTCTTGGCTACCTGAATGTGCGTCAAGTCATCCTCAACAATATAGATGGTATCCACATATACACTATTATTTTTCTCATACTTTTTAGGGACATAGTTAGGGTCATCACAGCCATAATAATCCTTGTCAAGATTTGGCTTACCGATAGCGGCACGAGATAACTCATAGTAGGTCTTCAAGAACTCGTTTTTCATAAGGTCGCTGTAGGACAGGATTACAGAAAACCAGTTATAGTTGAATACCTCAATAAATACCTTGTCTTCAACCCTAGCGAAGAGCATACTCTTATAATAAGTAGTCCTCTTGTTGGTAAAGTCCTTAGTCATAACAATCAAACCAGACATTTCCATCGTAAGAGTATGCGAAGTCTGTGAAGCGGTTGCGAAGCGGTTGCGAAGTCTGCGAAGCGGTTGCGAAGTCTGCGAAGTCTGCGAAGCGGTTGCGAAGCGGTTGCGAAGCGGTTGCGAAAGAAGCCTAGATACTAGGCTTGCCTTTACTGATTGAATGTTAGGCATCCTATCAATTTTCATATAAAAATAAAGAAAATAGAACATATTTATTTAGCAGAGAGGTCTGCGATAACCTGCATTAGCCTCTCAGTATCCTTCTGCAACTCTACAATATCCTTTTTTATATTATGAATATCTATCATATTCTGTAATTGCTTTCTAAGGTTATCAACTTCCTCTCTATTATTTTTACTATTCATATCCATAATGTCTTTAATAGTCGCCTTCAGTTCCTGTAATTCCTCGTAATATTTCTGTAAATCCTTTTCTATACATCTTTTCTTATAACTATACAAAGACATATTTATCTTACTACTTTTAGATATTTATTTTGCTGTTAAATAGGAATAAAATATCCTCATATATTAGAATATATATAATATGCCCCATAGTAATATGCCCCCTCCTAGTAAGAGTTATACTGATGGGCTAATGGTTAAGCGTGTTATCAATAAAGGTAATAGCAAAAGTGGAAGAGATAGAGTTAATAGACAAAATACCAATATGCTTGGACGGTCTTACAGTCCAGCCGGTTTAATGTTAGCACACCATCAGGGTAAATCTGGAATATATACGCAAGGAGCAATACATTTAAGTAGAGTAATAGAAGGGATGAATAAACCCACATCGCAATCTCTGGCGAAAGCTGCCGCAATAAAGAAAGAAAAAGAAGCAGTAACTCAGCGAAAAAAAACATTACTGAAAAATTTACAACCACAAAATGCTGGATATAAAAAGCCAAAGGCAACGCCAAAGAAGAAATAAATTACTTCCATAAATATTAAGAAGATATGTTATGTTTTTAGATTAGATTGATAAAAAAATGATGGCTAGCCTTAGATTTAATTAGTAAGGACAGGCTTCGCTACTACTTAAGGAAATGACGGCAACCGGTGGTGCTTTCCTGTTCGCTATCTTTATCGTCATCTTCACAGCACATTTTATAGTGTGGCTAATGTCATTCTGCTACAAGAGACCCGACAACTATGTTAATCCATATAGGCTGGTTCCTCGCAAGGAGGCTGAAGAATACAAACGCTATGAAAGACAGATGTATAATGACAGTTTGCGTAATAAGAGACGCAAATGCTAAAAAATAATGCGGTGAAGGACAGCACGACGATACGCCTAGCCTAAGTAAGATTAGTGATATATGTATGTAATATATATATGTATGTAATATATGTTTTTATATTTTATTTATGCTAAGGCTCACCGTTCGGCTCCACCTCACCGACAGGCAACAAATCATATATAAAGTTATTTATTTCGCTGTAGGCACTCATCGGTCTATGACAGTGATAATCCACGAAATATCCTGCCGCTATTGCGTCTCGCAATTCTGTCGTCATACTGAAGGTATCTCTAGACAACCTATTAAACCTCGTTTTTTCCTCATCCAGACAGATTAGGTTGCCGGTTCTTTTGTTCCATTCCATTACCTTACTATATAAGGACAACTGGTCTATAAACCACCCTGCTTTCCCGATGCCCTCTTCAATCACATTATTTCGTGATACATTATCTAGCATAAACCGAACATCCTCAACGCTGCGTATATCAAAGACATCTCGCCATACTTCAGGCGTAGCCGCATTATAGCACATCGCTATAGATTTATAGATGAAGCAGTGGTCTCCTCTATAATATACGAACTTGCTGTCGTCTATCTCCTTTATATGCTCGGTATAATAGGTTTTATTCGTCGGCAAAATATCCATATCAGTAATTAGCACGGCACCTTTGTAATCCAAAATACACGGGTAGAGCAGGCGAATAAATTGCGATGTGAAACTGGTTAGCACACCCTCAACGGGTTCAAAGAGGATGATGTTCTTAGCGTATTCCTTATATTCGTCTGGTATCGCCTTAGCAATCAAGACGATTTTAACATCAACGCTAGGATATAACTTGTTCCAAGTCTTAACAAAAATCGGGATGAACTCCAAGTATAGCGGGTTCTCATTAACGGCAGTTAAAACGCAGTCCAATTTCATTATTAAATGTTTATATTTATATATTAATCCCATATCTCCTTATATATGCTCGTAGTCGTCATTAACACTAAGGATATCCCCGTGTATATCTATGAGACACATATTCGCCGACGCTGCTGTCGGTGCCGTCTTTGTCTTCTTCATTAAATTATTATATTTAATCTCTAGCGTATTACAGTAGTCCTGATGATATTGTGCGTTTAGCAAGAGTTCGTTATATTTCCACTCAAGGCTATTGTAGCGTTTGCTTAAATTCTCATACTTCTTCTTCACATATTTTAACTCGTTTTCCTTGCTATCATTAAGTATCTTTAGTTTGTTTATCTTGTCCTTCATATATAACGCACTATTACTGTAGTCGTCGTTGTAATCCTTGTTAAATATGTAGTATAAACTATTATACATATTATTATGTTGATATATGTCATATATTTTTATATATAAAATAAAAAGGATTAAGATGGGTTGTTAATTTTTAACGAGGCTTTGTTTCCATAAGAAATCTTATTGCTTCATTTGCGTTATTTTGGTCTCTTGTAGAACTCACACCGCTTATAAGATTATTATGTTCTGCTGCATTTCTTCTAGAATGTTCGCTAGATATTCCTGTGTTTGTTGGTAATCCTTCTTTTCTTTCTTTCATCTTTTGTATTAAAAATTTAGATAATTCTCTTGCTTCTTTTTTTTCTCTTTCTATTCTTCTTGCTTTTGCTGCTATTGCTTCTCTATCGGCAATTGCAGATGCTTCTTCTTTTGTTAAAGGTGGTTCTGGTAGAGGTTGTAAATTTCCTCTTCTTCTATATCTGTTTGCGGAACCTGATGCTGATGACGATACTGATGATAGGGATGATACAGGTAATGGTCTTAGAGACCGTGATGCTGATACAGACAATCGTATTGATTGAGGCAAAGGTAATAACTTTGCCATTTTTAATTCTTCTTTTCTTTCTTCTTGGATTGGTGATAATTTTGTTGATAAAAATGTACCTCCTCTAATATTCTTTCTTCTAGGCTTCTTAGCAACCTTCTTAACAACCTTATTAGGCTTAACAACAGCCTTCTTAGCAGAGACCGCCATATATATCTTTGTATTTCTATTATAATGTAATGTTTTTTAGATATTCTATATATTATCTTCAAAGATAGGCACTATAACAACATAGCCATTCTCTATAACCGTTTCAAATCTTTGTAATTGGAAAAAATTAACATTCATAGTTAGGTTATGTATCAGCAAGTATTCGTTTAGCAGTTTATTAGTGTAATATATCAATTCAAGCCAAGTAGTCAAGAAGTCATTTAGCAAATAGTATAGGGGTGGGTATATAATATCGTCGGGGTCGTCTGTGTCAAATCCTAAGAGAGTGTCAATATTAGACAATCTCAAGCGAATACAAGTAGCGTCTTTAAGATTGTCTGGAAGTTCTGTAATAAGGATATTGTAATGATACTTTATAAAATTATACTCGGTTATTTTTGACAGGTAATAGAGTTCCTCATCTAACATATCAGCGTCATCTACAGAGTTATTATGGTAATTCTCATATTTACTAATAATACCGAGAGATACTAGGTTAAACATTTCTAGCGTCGTATAATATATCCTGTTCTCGTCGTTAATTATATACACTAGGTATTTATCTTTAAACTTGTTATTCCGCTTGTCATTAAAAGAACTAACTATCTCTTTCATACAATCATCATACACATACTTATATATATGAATATATATGTCGTGTGGTATGATGTGTAGATAATTCATTTATAATATTATGTATTATATATCTAATATTTAATATCTAATATCTAATAAATAAATATAAAAAATATAATACATACGAGATTATATATCATATACATATAACATACACATCACAGGGGCTTTGCTAGGCGGAGCCTTTGCTTTTTACGATTGATTGTTGAAGTCCTTCCAGTCCTTGTTGATACTGCGTCGGTTCTTGTAGGACAGACGAGCATCCTTGTATCTTAAGGCAATCTTCTTGCTATTGATGTCATTATTATCTGTCCTCTTGAGATTGCGTGGGATTTTGCGAACATCCTCAAAGTTCTCGCTCTTATTCACATAAGAGTTGAAGACACGAGAACTGATATTATTAATCTTGATAGCGAAAGTCTTGCTAAAGGTCATCTTTGTAGTGTTTGGGTTGCTTTTTTTAGTTCGTTAGAGTTGCTTGGTAGTTTCTAGCGGTTGCTAGAGTTGCGTCTGTAATAATAAAAGTATATAAAGACAATCAATTTTTAGTATTTTTACACCAAACTAGGACATATTTATTCAATAAAAAATGATATTCCATAATATATAAAGGTTTAATTGAATATGGTTTCACGGGTTTCGCATAATGTCCTACTACATACCAAGCCATTACTGTTAGACCCACACAATAACAGGTTCCCCGATGACATCGTCATAAAAATCAATAATATCATTTGCGACGAATATATAAAGAGGATATATGAGGCTCTAGAAAACAACCTCATCAAGAATGTTATAAAGATATTCTTAAATGACAAGAAACTATCTAAGTTTCTTTATTACTACGGATACCAGACATATTACTTTAATAATATTATGGCGGAAAATCTAGGCATCTACGGAGAGCCCCTTTACAACTTAGAGTGGGGCGATTATGAATGCGAGGTATTGCTAGAAGATTATACAGGTATCACAGAGGATACCCGTGAGCCTTATATACTAAATATACCTAGTGATATGACATTTGCCGAAGAAGGCGGCTATAATACCCCTAATAGCGGCGTGTTTGACTTTTATAAATATGATGTGAATATATTCTCTAAAATCCTAACATTAAATGAGACCTTGTGGATACTCCAAAATTACTCTGTATATGACAAGCAGATTTTACACGATATTAAAGAATATGATTATGACACATTTGCTGGGGCTAGTGAGACTAGCATTACAATAGCAAACTTTGAGATAGACGCTAATAACACATTCAACGACATATATGAATATGACAAAGAGCCCTTTGCGATTGCTTGGAACCTGTTTAATAGGGGCTTCAATAAATTAAATATATTTAAGATGATATCGGTGCTATGCTATAACACGGACATAGATAATGTTCTACAGCAATATTACGGGGTTATTGGCGGGACTGGTAGCGTTAATGAGTGTATGAAGGTTAAATGCGACAGGTTATTTCGCAAGACCTGCTTTAATGTCGTCAAGTATTTCAATAAAAAAATAGAGAAGGCTGTTAGTGATACCACGGTAATCAGTTATTTATATGCTATATATGCCGATGACGCAGGCATCCAGTTCAACGAAGCACACGAAGAGCACGAGAATAAGGCTTATGATATTCTTAATGATAACGGGTTGTTAGAAACAAAAAGCGACAATATGACAGATATATTAGAGTTGTTATATGAGTTATATCTATTATAAATAATACTTATAATTTATATCACAGAATGCTCTTATTATACAGTTGGTAATTCCATAACTTAGATAAGAAATCGCTAACGCCGCTGCCGCCGCTGCCGCCGCTAGCCGTCTTACTAGAATTAGTAGCATTCGCGTCCTTAGTAGCATTCATAAGTCCTGTTTCAATATCCCTAGGTGTAAACTTATTGTAAGTCATACGACCTTGGCTAAAATAATATGTGTGTTCCATTTATTTACTTGTAAGAATTATAAAAATAATAGTAATCATTTTTTATGTATTTAGTCGTAGCCACCAACTCCTAAAGTCGTAGCCGTCTAGTATCGTAGCCGCCACGAAGTCTCAATACAAGATGAAGAGTGCTCTCCTTCTGGATGTTGTAATCATTTAATGTCCTGCCGTCTTCTAACTGTTTTCCAGCGAAAATGAGACGCTGTTGCTCTGGCGGGATACCTTCTTTGTCTTGGATTTTGCTTTTAACCATATCAATAGTGTCTGACGCTTCAACCTCAAGGGTAATTGTTTTGCCTGTCAAAGTTTTCACGAAGATTTGCATTTTAATTTCTTTCTTTTATTACTATAACACTAGATATATTTATATAATCTTTGTTTTTGTATTATCCTTTATATGCTTCGCTTCGCCTGCTTGCTTCGCCTGCTTGCTTCGCTTCGCCCCTCCCATCAATTCCATTTGTTGTTCCTCTACTGCGGTCGCCAACATCTTATATAAGTATTCTTCTTTCTCTTGAGCCGTGGCGTTATCAGGGTATCCGTAAATATCTAATTGGTTAAAGCAAGTATGAGCCTCAGGCAATCTCTTTATATCTATAAGCCACCCGTATTTATAAAATATCCTATAATTACCTGCTTTATTATAATAATTAAAAGCAGTCCAGAAGCGCAGCAACTTCTTAACAAACAAGAAGTGTGCCGGCTCATTCACGCCATTTCTAGGCTGCGTAATAATATTAGTAATGTATCCTTTCATCTCAACCTCCCGTGCGGCTCTTTCTTCAGCCGTCATTATATCTGTAGGGTCGTAGCCTTCGTCTTCTACAGACTTCGTGCTAACCTCTATCTTCACCACCATCTTATTTGCTAATTCTTCTAAAATTGCGTAGGTCATAGGCTCAGTCGTAATTAAAATATTTAGTTGCTCCATAGTCGCCTCCTTTTTATAAAGAAACTTTCTAATCTCATTACTGAAGCCCGCAAATAACGAGACATACCTCTTTGACATATTCTTTGCCGACTTTATTATATCTTCGTCCTTTGTGATAAAGTTCTTGGTAATTGCGTGGTTTGCTTGCTGCTGTAGAAACTTAATAAAGTTGTCCTTTGTTATAGCCGCTCCGCTCTCCTTCCCCTTCGCCCTGCTAATCTTATAGGTATCATTAAACGACATCATAACATCTTCTATGCCCTTTACATCGCTGGCGCTGGTAATCATATTTATAAAATAGGTTGCGTTGTTAAAATCCTTTAAGTAAAAATATAGAATATCATAATAATCTAAGTCTTTCGGCTGCTTTATAAAGCCCGTTAATATATAGTCGGCGAACTGTTGCGGTAGCCCGATTTCGTCGTTATAGAATGGTATTGCTAGCAGTTTCCCTATAACATAATAGATATATTCGTAATCCCGCTCAGTCGTATAATCCGTAATGTAAGGCAAATAATTCTTCTTATAAGCCGCAATAACCTTCCTAAAGTTGTCATCAGGGGCAAAGTTAGGGTTTATATAGTAGCGGTTCCCTAAGTTATCTTTGGGGCGAATAAAAGGGCGTGTTAGATGCTCTTCGTCGCAAAACAGTTCCTCAAACAGTTTCGTAAAAAACTCACGCCTCGGTCCGCCCGCATCTATAGCGTCCTTAACAATCTCCTCTAAATCGTCATCAATCTCATAAGTATATACTGTAAAGGCATTTATATCCTGTATAAAAATATCCCTCAGTTCCTCGTCGTATATGCGACCTTTTATACTCTCAAACTCTATCAATATAGATGCTAACGCACTTTCCTGATAATAATGTATATTCAATTGCTCGTCTCCTGCTGCTCTAAAAACATGATTTCTAGCATTCTTTAGAGCATCTAAGCAGATAACAGGCGGCTTATTGAATTGCTCGCATTTCTCAATCATCTTATGTTTAAACCGCTTATATTTCTTGCCGTCGTCTGTGGTCGTATCTTCGTATATCTCCTTAATCGCATTACAAACTTTCGTATTAATTAGGGATATATCTATGGTCTTCGTAATAGGATACTTTAATTGCTTGGCGATGGTTAAATATTTTTCACTAACCTTTAAAACATCCTTTATAAACTTAACACCTTTTGCCGTTATGTTTAAAGGTCTTATATTATGGTCGTATGATAACGCCTGCTCTAATATTAAATTGTATTCGTCGCTGTCCGTTGCGATTATTACAGTAGGCTTTATGGGGTCTCTATTCGGCTGCCTCGCCCACCGCAGACAATCCATCACCGTATAGTATTTTTTAGGAATATACTTTTGGTCCCGTCGCTTTAATGCTACATTATTGCTGTTTGGCTTAGCAGATACGCTAGCCCTATCACTAGCCCTTCTCTCAACAACAGGCACATAATAATTAGAAATCTTTATATAATCTTTATTAGTAAAAACCGAGATACCTAGCGACGCTAAGTCATACCCTGTTAATAAAACATCTGCCGGTAATACGCCTTTATCTGCCTTGATTAATAGGCGGCTTATTAGCAGTTTATTATTAATATCTATGTTATTACGAACAAGCCCGTCTATTTGCTGCCTATTCGTAATCTTCCTTAGCCGTAGCCCTGTGCCGGTTATAATTGCTGTGCGTGCTGAGCGTGCTGTGCGTGCTGTGCGTGCCGCTCGTCTGCTTCGGGCACTTTGCTTACTATCTATAACAGGGGCATAGTATGTCGCTATATTAACATAACTTTTCTTGGTAATTTCTGTGCCGCCGCTGACGCCGCTGACGCCGAACTTCTCCAAATCTTCCTTGCTAAATAACACATAGAAAGGCAAGGGTGTTCCTGCTTTCCCGAAAGCATCTATCAACTTATTATTAACAATCTCAACACCTGTGCTAGGCTTCTTGATACCTACACTTTTCCATTTTAATCCGGTGACCGCTGGTGCGGTAGCGGTAGCCTTCTTAGGCACATTCCTAGCATCCTTTATCTTAGCAAATTGCCTCTCAGTATCTTTAATGTATGCCTCTAGTTGCTCCAAGGATTGTGGAGGCTTCCCTTGGTCGCTGAGGATACTCTTTATGGCTTCCTTAAGTGCCCCTAAAATCGTATAGCCTCTTGAAGTTAGCATACGAGGTATTAGATTGGTATCATACTGATAACTGATACATAATAGGCGATTGTAGATAGGGCTGTCTATTAAAATCTTTTTAAATGTTCGGGGATTGATAATAGGTATAGATACCCAGTTCTTACATTCAAGGTATGTAAAACCATTTAGCGGATTGTCATCGGTTATAACACGGTCTTCGGGATTACTATAAAAATACGGGTTAAAGTCAGGGTCGTCTAAGTCGTAAATAGCCTTTGTTAATCCCTTGCCTATCAATAGCCCCATTCCTTCGGGCAATCGCATATTATTATTAGGTTCTTCGTCGGTTGCGGCAAATAACATCTTGTAATATTTGTTGTGATAATGGGTCTTGTCTGTAAAATATGCGGAGGTGATGTCCCGCATATCTATCTCCCGCTTCGCTACATAAACGGGCGGTATAACATCTTCAACCATATAACGAAAATACAGTCTCAAATTTTTATAGTCTTTCAATCCTGCGAAAGTGTATCTATCAACATTCGCATACAACTCCATAAATATCTTGTCTATCAGTTCAGCATTCTTAAAATATATTTTTCTATTACTGTATGTTATACAGGCTATCTCGGCATCTGCCGGAAACTTGAATGACGGGTCTAAAAGTTGGACGAAGATATTGTCAATAAGGTTGCGAATAACGCCTTCGGTTGTATCTAAATCATACATCTTTAATAGTTCTTCAACTGCTGACAGACCACGATTGTCCCTATTCATATAAACGCCTACAGGGAGTGTTAAGCGTGCCTTAGCACCTACCGTAGCATTTAACAAAATATTCTTTATTAAAACACTATCTGTCGCCATTACTTTCTTTTGTAAATCAACAAGAAAGTCCCTGAATGACGCAAAAATCCGCTTGTCAATCTCCTTTTTAGGTTCTAGCATCTTCTTTCGGTTATATTCGGCTATCATATCTTTTTCCTCCTTACGCTCTAAAGCCATATCCCTTAACATTTTGCGTTCAGCCTCATTTAAACTCTTATATGATGCTGCCGCTGACGCTGCTGACGCTGCCGATGCTGCCGCCGGTGTTATTGATACTCCTTGCGAATTATCGGGACGCATAGCATGCTCTCGTGAGGCACGGCGCCTAGGTGTTATAGGTGATGCAACCTTTAACCTCTTATCAAACGAGCCTGTATCGTGGGATAAAAACAGGTTGTCATTTTGCCTTATAAACTCTAGGCGGAACAAAACAGACTTGATGACCCGATTAGCAGTATTAAAGAGTTTCTTGTCATATTTGTCGTCAGGCACGGTATCTAATATGGGCGGCGTCGGTAATCCGTATTGTAGTGCCGTGTATAGCAACTCTACATATTCCTTGCCTGTTATAGGTATCCTTTTGTTTGTTCGTGGATTTATTGTATGATTGCTAGCCCATCGCTCGCACTCCTCAGGGGTGAATGGCGGTGTTATATAGTTTATAGTGTCTGATATCTTGTCATTCATAGTATGTAATCGCAGAGGGGAGCCTTGTTGATACTCTTTAATCCGCTCTATGATTTTTGGTCTCAACGCCGTATTATAGAAACACTTGCGTTTAACCCTGTTTAAGAAAGATTTCGGGTTATTTAATGTCTCCTCAGTTAAAATATCCTTCCTATACTTTCTCATAACATAGTTATTCTCAAAAGGCGAAATGCTAGGGTCTCTTAACCACTCTAGGCACTGTTCGTCATCTAATCTTATAGGCATAAAGAGAATATTCTAATATATGTATATATATTTTGATATTATAAAAATAAAAAAGGTATTCCAAAAATGTCTATCTACCGTAATTCCATTCCTGTCTCTTCAACTGCTATTTTAAACTTATCATATAGGAACTTTTCTTTCTCTTGAGGCGTTGTGTTATTAGGGAAGCCATAAACATCTATAGCATTAGAACAAGTATGGGCTTCAGGTAATCTCCTAAGATCTATACCTTGTCCGTATTTATAAGTTATATTATAATCTCCCTTCTTGTTAAAGTAGTTAAAAGCCGTCCAATATTGTAGCAATTTTTTAATAAAACTTAAGTGGTCTTTCGCAGATACGCCATTCCTTCTTATCAAAATCATATTAGATATGTGCTCTTTCATCTCATCCTCTCTCGTAACCTTTTCAACAGGGTTTATTAAAAGTCGCCTGTTATTAGCATCATATTCAGGTATTGATACATATATTTTATCTACCAGTTCTTGTAAAACTGCCTCTGTTAATTGCTCGTTTGTAATTAAACTACTCAGTTGCTCTATAGTTACTTGCTCTTTATATAGGATTTTTCTAATTTCATTACTGAAGCCCGTAAATAACGAGGCATACCTCTTTGTCATATTTTTATGCGAATTGACATCGTTATCGTCGCTAGCGATAAAGTTCTTGGAAACTGCGTGTTTTGCTTGCTGAAGAATAAACTTAATAAAGTTATCCTTGGTTATAGACGCTCCGTCCGCTCCGTCCGCTCCGTCTGTCCTGCTAATTTTATAGGTATCATTAAAAGACATCATACTATTTTCATCTAGGTTGTATATGTTGCGTTCATTAGCCATATTTATATAATAGATGCCGTTGTTAAACTCGCACAAGTAAAAATAGAGCAGGTCATAGTATTTAAATTCTCTAGGCGGATATATAAGTCCTGCTAATATATGCGACGAGAGTTGCTTAGGTAATCCAATTTCCTCGTTATAAACAGGGAGACATAGCAGTTTCCCGATTACATAATATATATACTCATAATCTCTCTCCGTTTCAAAGTCGGGCATAGAAAGAGAGACAGAGTTATTCTTATTCCTTGCTGCTATAACCTTTCTAAAGTTAGAGTCAGGTTCAAAGTTAGGGTTTATATAATATCGGTTTCCAATAATATCTACAGGACAGGCAAAAAGACGCTTCGTGTGTTCGTCGTCGCAAAACAGTTCCTCAAACAGTTTCGTAAAAAACTCACGCTTCGGTCCTCCCGCATCTATAGCGTCCTTTTGGATTACATTTAAGTTCTCGTCAATTTCATATATAATGACATAAAAAATGTTAAAATCATTTACAAATATATCCCTTAAGTCCTCGTCGTATATTTGGTTTTTCATTTCATCATAAAAGGCTAATAGAGATGCGACGGCACTATCTTGATAATATCTTAACACAAGGTCTTCGCGACTGCTGTCATCACGATTAAAGCCCGTTTCAATCGCATTTCTAATACCCGTTATACATATAACAGGCTCCTTATTATACTCTTTGCATCTATCAATCATCAACTCCTTAAACATCTTGTATTTTTTGTCTTCGTCGTACATATTATTAATCCCATTACAAACAACGCTATTAATATCGGCAATATCCTTGCCTCTGCTTGCGCCGCTTGCTGCAAGGCTTTTTTTCTTGGCAATTGTTAAATACCCATTTCTAATCTTTAATATTTTCTTGATAAATCGCTTCCCTTTTGTGGTAATATTTATAGGCGTTATATTATAGTCATATACTAATGCCTGTTCTAATATTGCGTTATATTCTTCACCGTCTGTTAGTATTATTTGCTGTGTCTTAGGCTCCTTATTTGGTTGTCTAGCCCATCGCAAGCAATCCGCCACAGTATAGTATTGTTTGGCTTCAAACGCATCGTTTCTCTTTTTTATTTCTGCGTTATTATTTGGTTTAATCTTAATGTCGCTTTCGCCTTTCTTAAATATCGGCTTGTAGTAATAGGCGAGTTTAACATAACTATTCTTCGCAAATTCTGTTGTTAAACCGAAAGTCGCTAATTGTGTTTTGCTAAATGAAACTGTGGGGCTCAATTCGCCTTGTAGATTTTTTAATACTAGAAAGGCTTCTCTAAAACCCTTATTATTAATTTCTACCCCTTCTTTTTCAATCGCTTCGCCCTCTGCTAGGTTTATAATCTTTTTCCATTTTGAACCTACTCTTCCAGAATTATCTAGAACATAATAAGCGGCTATCTCAATATAACTATTCTTTGCTACAGCAGCCGTAGCAGCCGCCAATTCATCCTCTGTAAAAATGAGATAGAACGGCGGCTGCCTGTCAGCAACAATCCCTTTAGAATTTAATATACCGTTCAGCCCCATTAATTGGGTGCCTTCCTTCGGTTTCTTGGCTCCCGCATTCTTCCATTTTAAACCAATTTTGGGGATAAGTTTCTTTTCTTCTCTACCTTGTTTCTTTTTTAATAGCATATCGTCATTATTAATGAATTTCTCTAATTCTTCTCTTGATTGCGGCTTTGCCTCTTCTTTAAATAAGATATCTTCAATTACATGGGTTAAAGCACGGAGAATATTATAACCTCGTGAAGTTATCATTCGTGGTATTAGGTTGGTATCATATTGATAACTTGTAATTAATAGAGTATTATAGATTGGACTGTCTATTAAAATTCCCTTAAATGTTCGTGGATTAAAAATAGGTAATATAACCCAGTTCTTACATTCTTCATAAGTAAAACCCCGAACCTTTGTATCCATAATTACAGTTTGGATATCAGGATTGTTCGCTGGATAGGTTTCTAAATAAAAAGATAGGTTTAATTCAATAATCTTCTTCGTTAATTCTTTTCCCGTCAATAGTCCCTTTCCAGCTGGTAATCGTAATTTTTTGGGTTTCTCGCTTCTGGTATATAACAGTTTATAATAAAAGTTTTGGAAGGATTTTCCTGTTATATTCATCTCTCTATTATCGGTAGTTCTCTTTTCTACAAAGGGTTTCATTATTGTATCATATGTAAGATAGATGAAATAGTTGAAGATTTTCTTATCTAATACAGATGTATATGGTGTAATAAAACTATGTAAAGCATCTATTATCTTATCGTATAACTCGCTAATATGGAAACGCTTTAAATGCGTTGATATATTACTATATGATATGACGCCTATTTCTAATTCGCTAGGAAGTTCTTGTGTTGAAGGGTCTATAAGTTGAACGAACATATTATTAATAAAATTGTGAATAATGCCTTCAACGGTATCATATCCGTTCTCCTTTAAAACCCGTTGTAAATTAATACCGTTATAGCCTTTTTTATCAAAATATGTTCTAATAGCATTTGTTAGCAAATCCTTATCTTCTTCTGTAGCGTCTTCTAAAATCCCTTTTACTAAACCACCCTTTATAACGGCGTCACGAAGGTCTCTAAGAATTGACCTATATATTATAAAAATGTCCTTCTTAGTGCTATCAATATCCTCTTTACTATTGCTAGAGGCGTTAGCGGCGGCACCGTCGTTCTTCTTAGCAAGCCTTGTGAGCCCTTTCTTATACCGATGAATTGCTACAGCAGTTTCTTCTTCCTTTCTTTCTAATATCTTGTCTCTTAACTGTCTTTTTTCGGCAGAGTTTAAACTTTTAGAAGTTGATGAAGATACGCCGAATGGGTTTGTTGATGATGCCTTGGCTGATGCCTTTGTCGCTTTGCGTCTAGGCGATACTATTTTTAACTTATCATCAAAAGACCCTACATTATGATTTAAAAAATATTCATCATTCTCTTTCATAAACTTTAAACGGCTCTTGATATCTTCAATAAGTTTCTTCATCTCTTTACATCTAAAAATTTCTAGTTTATCTTCAGGCTTCTTATTTAATGCTGAAGAAATCAACATAGCAATTGAAATAAGTGGCGGAGGCAATCCATATTGTAGGGATGTATATATTAGTTCAATATATATATTGTCGCCTACAGTTATTTTGTCATATGCCGCCGCTGTCGCTGCTACCGCCGCTGCCGGTCGTGGATTTTCTAAATGGTTCTTCAGCCATCGCTCACATTCTTTTCGTGTATATGGAGGCGTTCTATATTCTATACCATCTATATATAATCGCATAGTTCCGGCTTTCTGGTATTCTTTAATCCGCTCTATGATTTTTGGTCTCAAAGCAGTATTATAGAAACACTTGCGTTTAACCCTGTTTAAGAAAGACCTTGGATTATTTAATGTATCTTCACTTAAAATATTTCTTCGGGTTTTACGGTCTCTTTTAATAGAAACAAAAGGCGAAACGCTAGGGTCTCTTAACCACTCTAGGCATTCTTCGTCATCCAATCTTACAGGCATAAAGAGAATATTCTAATATATGTATATATATTTTGATATTATAAAAAGAATTATTACATTCATTATATTCCCTTACCGGTATATCCTAGGCTCTTTATATTAGAGGATACCTCGCTAGGGTTCCAAGAGATATATAGCATATTATTATTAGGCTCTGGTAATATCTGCACATAAAGCCCGTTCTTTCTCAACGCATCCACTATGTATTTAATACAATCTTCAATTTTATATAAGGGCTTGCCGTATATATAATAGGGTATCTCGTAAAATATATTCATACCGCCGATTGTCGCCGTGTGCTTTATCTTCTTATGACATATCTCTATTATCTTGTCAAATGTTAGATACTTGGCGTGCTCCTTTTTCTCCTTCAAGGTATAGAGTTCGCTCAACAATATTCTCGGCGGCATATTATTACTTACTAAACATAATTTTAAATGTAAGAATAACTTAGTATTAGTTATTCGGTATAACTTAGTATTAGTTATTCGGTATAACTTAGTATTAGTTATTAGTTATTCGGTATTATAACTCCTTAATCTTATTATATTCCATATCATCCACAGAGACCATATTGTATTTTGTCAATTTATTCACAGGGGTCGTCACAGCAACATCCGTGCTAAACCCTTTGTTATATAAGGAGGTTATCATCTCGTCGTTAATCGCATAATTGTAATACTTGATATCAGCCATTTTAAGGGCATCTCCAGTCGTCACCCTATTAAAGGGGTTTATGTTGTCCCGCACGGTATCCTTGCTTATTAGCGGGTTAATATAGAACGGAGAGGAGTTGTTTTTAAAGGTAGCCGAATGTATATTATTAACATACTTGGTCTCAACCTTCTTGTCTAGCAACTTCACGCCATTAATATACATCTTACACGAAGCGCGATTTAGCGATAGCACATTATTACTGTCAGCGACCTCTTTCATCACTATAGAAACCATAAACCACTTTTTGTTAAACTCTATATCATAGATGCCTAGAATATTCTTATTACGCTTATTCCAGTCGCTAGTAGATGATATCAGCGAGCAATTTTTATATGCGGAGCCGTGTTGATACGATTCGCTATTGTATATGTTGTTGTATTCTACGGCGATTTTACGCCCGTCTCCGCTCAAACGCACGAGCGGATTTTTAGTTAATACCACAGGATTATTAGAGATGTTGGCGTTAGCACAATTGAAGTTAGACCGGCTATTATAGTAGATGTTCTTCTCGCCCTTCAGGAACAGCACGATATCCTTTTTATTACTGTCCCGCATACCATTCAGCACCTCTTGGTCTATGTTTATCCAGAAGTTATAGGAATATTCTGCTCCGCCCTCCTGATTAATGGAGGGCTTGATGTCCTTAAAAGTTATGACGGACTTGTCAGCGGTGTTATACTTAACCTCGCTATTACTGAAGTCGTAGGTGCCGCTTAGAAGGACGACCTCTTTGCGTAGGTCGTTTTCGCCTTGGAACATATTCTGTAGTTCTATAAGGTATATGTTATACCCGATGTATCCCATTAATAACAATATAACTAAGGATATAATAACTTGGACTAACGGGTAATTTTCTAGCATCATTATTATTAATCTATCTATTTTAAATATGGAAATTAAAAAAAGAATTTGTATTCGTAGATTTTGGTATCTAATATACGGCGTTTAACTTATACACGGGGTTCCGCAGTCCGTAACTAACAATCCCCATACTTGTTAAGAGCCCGTTAAGAGGTCCTCGTGAATACTCTTTGTATATGTCATTTTTATTCAAGTCGTAGTTATATAGCGAGAATTTAGAAAGTAAGCCCGAGAACCCCGTAGCATTAACTGTGGTGTTGGAGACGCTACCGCCGACAAACAGGCTGCCTACCTTGTTCTCAAAGTTCAGTTCGTGGAGCACTAACTTTCGCTCCCGTGCCTTATCTACATCCGCCAGTTCGCCGTCAATATATGTATAGACTATCCCGCCATTAAAATCGGACACCACTATTACAATATGGACCCATCTCTGGACGGGCACATATTGTATAGTGATGCCGCATCGTTTGCCGTCGTAAGTTAAGAGAGTATCCACATCCGTCATCTCGTTCAAGGTGTCGGTGTCGCTCATAGACTTAGGCTCCTTCTTAGGGGAGAAGCGGACATGCACGCTGTTAGTGTGATTGTCTAAGAATATGTAAGGGCTGGCTCCGTGAATTTGTCCGGCATTCTCTCCTAAATGAGCGATATGCCTGTATTTGCCGGCGTATTTGTTAATGTCATTAATGTATATCCAGAAACCGTATGTGCGTTTAATGCCGTTGGAGTTCGGTAAAACCTTAGTAATCTTGAACTCTGACAGTTCATTACAGATGATGGGAACTTCGGTGCCTTCTACATCTACCTTCTGCTGATAAAGGATATTGTCAGTTATGATATAATACAGAAAATAGGCGATTATTGCGGCAACTAGGAACACTATTATTATTAAATAAAAGATGCTATCAGAGCCTCCGCTAGTCATCGCCGCAAAACTGTCCTTTATATTATTGATGGTAGCAGCGGTAGCGGAGGTAGCAGCAGCGGAGGATGTAGCAGCAGCGGAGGTAGCAGCAGCGGAGGATGTAGCAGCGGCACCAGCGGCACCCGTATTGTCGGCACCAGCGGGAATAGAAGGAACAGCGACAGGAGCCGTGGGAGCCGGAGCACCCGTAGCGCCGCTAATAGCATTCGTCATAGACGCTAGTATGCCGCCGTCATTATTAGTTGGAGGTACTTTAGGTGCTTCCATTTATTATTTATTTAATTATCTAATTAAAGGAAATAAATTTTCTATTACATAAACTAATATGATAGTTTGAAAGTTGATATAACGGGAGCCTCTTTATATTATTATAGTTATTCTTAATGTTCTTCTTCTGTAATGAGAGATAACTTAGCATCTTCGTAAAATTGCCTATGTTAGACTTAACTGATGCGTTCTTTTTGTATTTAAAGACGGACAGATAATATACCTTTGATGCGAATAACTCTACGCAAATCTCTATGTTGTCTTTAAACATATAGTAGTCGTAGAGACACATTATATTCATAAAACCCTTATAGTATTCATTATAATTATTCAGCGGTAAAATGCGATTATTCAAGTTGGATATTAGGTTCTCGTGAAACTTTAAAGGTATCATCCACGGGTCTTTGGCGATTATCCTTTTTGTTAGTTGGCGGTTAAATTCATTACCATATAATATGTTGATGTCGCTAGCATTCTCTACGCTATCGCTATATAACCGGTCGTTATTGATATTGTCAATATCCCTAAACAGTTTGTTTAAATTACCATTTGAATTCAAGCAGCACTCTCTAATATTAGCGGTGTTGGCGTCGGCTCCTGATGTCGTAGCGGCTATCGTCCTTAGTAATAACTCAGTTATCTCTTCGTTATTTGGAGTAGATAATAGATACATCGCACACAGTTTTTTAATATCGCCTATCTTCTTTATGATATCGTTGTTTGATATACAGATTATAGGAATGTTCTTTAATTTGTTTTCTAGTAAAATTTTTAGTAATGTTATGTTGATTGTTTTGTCTGCGATAAATAGCGAATCGAAGTTGTCTATAATGACGACCTTCTTTTGAAAGTTATTAGTTAGTATTTGGATAAACGAGGATGATGTGGATTTCTGTATAATATCCTTTAAGAATTGTGAGTTATAGCAGTTGTTATTATCAATCCCGATGATTTCGTAGTTTAAATGACTGGCTATCTTATTTATAGAATAGGTTTTACCGATACTTGTGGCTCCTGCGACAATCACGCAACTATTAACAGATATTTTAGTGTCATAATTGAATGTCCGCAACCATACCAGTATATCACTATATATATTATGATTACCACACAGGCTACTTATAAAGTCCTTGTCATCGGCTGTTAGTTCCCTCTCGGTATCTGGAACATTAGCGGTTATATCGTTGATGGTTGCCTGTTCCTTAAGTAGTTTAGCGGCTTTAGGTGCTTTAGCGGCTTTAGGTGCTTTAGCGGCTTTAGGTGCTTTAGGTGCTTTAGCGGCTTTAGGAGTTCGTGGAGTTCTAGCGGCTTTAGAGGGTTTCGTTTCCTTAAGTAGCAGAATAGGCTCTAGCGGCTCCGCCTCTTCCTTAAGTAGCAGAGCGGCTTTAGCGGCTTTAGCGGCTCTCGGCTTCCTAGGTGCCCTAAAGGACTGTTGTAGGGACATTTGTTTAATAGATATAAATTATGTATATATCATTTCTATAACCAGTATTATTAAATATGATAGTAAAGCGATAAACGGAACAAATAGGATGAGCGGTAAAATGGTATCTGTCGCTCCGCCGCTACCGCCGCTACCGCCGCTACCGCTGCTATCTTCATTAGAATTAATCCCGAAGCATTTTATATTACCGTCTTTGTCAAAGAAAAGGCTAGGTTGTATAGCGAATAAAGCAGCAAGCAATATTATATATATTAAAAGTGTTATAATCTTTCTAGAAAGCATTCTTTATCTATTATTTTAATAAGGAAAGAAAAAAATGAAATCGCCACATAAGACTTTAAATATCACAACTGTAGCCCTGTTATACTACGCTATATTAGCGGTCTTCGCTATCCTAGGGTTATTAGCGGTATTAGCGGTCTTCACATTCATTAAATATATAGGCAGCGATAGCGGCTACGGCACCGAACAATTCGCAAACAGCCCTATAACAATATGCGACAATCCTTTAAATATAAAAGACGCTAATAAAGAAGTATCAGGGCAATACATTATAGTTAGCAACGAAAACTTAGCAAATATAATAGACAATATAAAGAAAACTAATAGGCTAACTAGGGATACCATAAAGGTAGCGATAAACACGCCGATATATGACGCTCTGCGAGGACAAAACAACCTACAACTATTAATAGACCCCTATATTAACTATTATATCCTGAATAACAAAGCACCCGCTAGCGTTAGCGAATACAAAGAAGGCATATTCGTATGCCTCAGTCATAAGATATTACGAGAGGAGGACTGCATCTGGGATATTAAAGGCAAAGTAATCGCCTATTTATTTATGAGCGATTATCTATTTATACAGGCATTAATCAAGGGATATAACCTAGATATAAATGATGTGTATATAAAGAAGATAACCTTTGCGGATTTTGCGAATACCAATAAGATTTTTGATTATTTATTTACATATATGGTGATTGATAGCGAATATATGAATTTTATTTGCGGACAGCGATACTACATCAACGGTATTAAAGATGTGGATATTAACAGGCTCAAGGCGTATTATCCGTTTATTAAAGAAAACTACAATACCGTCAAGTATTACTATAGCAATAGCAAGAAGGCTAATATTGACTTAGAAGATTTGACGAATAAGGACGACCGCAAAGATAACGATGTATATGTTAGTTCCGTTAAAAGCCTACTGCCTATAATGAGTTATAACATAGTTAATTCTATAGAAAACTTTATAACTCGCTTAGATATGCCAGACGACTACCTAGAAGCCGTTAAAGAAGATTATTACACTAGCGATAAGAAGATTGTGAATAATGCGAGCAGCGGCGGCTACTACGGGTGCTATGGTAATAGCGAGATAAAGAGTAAGTTTGAGTGTGACTCGTATTACAATATTGACGGAACCCCGAAGACCTACTATAGTTTATGGGATAAACGATGTGCTGTTAATGAGGACTGTCCGTATTACAAAGCGAACGCCAATTATCCCAACAGTAGAGGTGGCTGTATTGAAGGGGGCTTCTGTGAGTTTCCAGTAGGCGTTAAAAGACTGGGTTTTACCAAATATAGCGACAAGAACCTAGATACTCCTTTGTGTTATAATTGTAATGACGAAGAGGGAGCGGGAGCGGAAGCAAAGAAGCCCGACTATGTATTTGAGAATGATTTTAATGAAAGAGTAAAATATAATTTAAATACAATAATTTCCTTATTAGATTATAGAGCCTTATAGAAGAAAAAGAATGAGTAATTCAAGTATTCTAATTACTATATCTAAAGTTATATCTGTTGTGTTAGTGATAATGATATTCAATATTATAATATACCTATATCTGTCTTTGGAGGGAGCGAGAGCGGTAGCGGGAGCCGGAATAGAGAAGTTCAATCAAGACGGCAGCGGAGCCATAGACTACGCTAACAACTCCAAGTATAAGCCTTATAATGCTAGGATTATGTATGAGAATACCGGCGAATATCCGTGGAATAGGCACTCAATAAATTCTAGTATCCCTTATGATGTTAATATAAAAAAGGAGGCGGTTAATGTATATTACTATGAGTTTGACAACAAGACCTTTGACAGCAAGTTAAAGCAGACATTTAAAAGCCGCTGCGAAGAACTCATCATAGCCGTTGAAGGGAGCGACTGGAACGAGTGGAGGCATCCTAAAACATTAAGCGATGTTAGCGAGAAAAACAAGTTGAGTGCCTACTATGACAAGATATTTAACTTTGTTGTTAAGCGATTACAGGGAAGCATTATGGATTTGCCTAGCGAAGATAAGAAGCAGAAGATACAGGTTGTGCATGATATTATGTTGCGATACCGGACGCACAATACATTCCCTGCGTATTATATGTTTGATATTGATATGATACTGTATCGTGCCGGAAAGTTCCAAGGGAAACACATTAAACTCGTCGCAATCACAAACGGCACTATTGTTAATATCATACTCGCCAAGATTGTAGGGGTTGTTGCTGAGGACAACATCGTAATACACCCATACAGTTCCTTTGACAAACTGAATATTACCGACTATCAGCAATTTATCCCTTCCAAATACGGGACGATTGAGACGGACACTAAGAATAGCAGCGAGAATACCTTTAATGTTAGCGATAACTATATGAATAACGAAATAGAGGCTATAATGTATAAGAAGTTGCTAGAAGAGAATATACCAGAGGATGTGGATATTAGCAACAATAACTTTACGCCGAAGGCTGAAGAAATGGTTAAAAAGAATAGATGCCTGTTATAGGCTTGCTGTCTGTCTCATAGACTGGCTGTCTTTTATAGGCTTGGCTGTCTGCTATGACTGGATGCCTTTTATAGGCTTGGCTGTCTGCTATAGAAATCTAAAAACTTATATAAATATATGGCTATATATATACTTATAAAACCACCAAACCCAAAATGACTTCCGCATCCGCTGCTACCGCTGCTACTCTTGATACTCCTCGTTGCTATCCACAGTATCTGCAAGTTCCTCTTCAGCAATACCCAGTATATCAGCATTACACGCAAGTTCCTCAACAGTATCCGCAATACCAGTATCCAGTATATCAGCATTACACGCAAGTTCCTCATCAGTATCCGCAAGTAGCACAACCAGTTCCTCAATATGTTCCCGAACAACTACAATTTGTTCCAGAGCAACTACAGTATCTACAATATCCTCAGTATTATCAATATCCTTATTGTCAATACCCGCATTTTACCGGTGGTTATAATTGCGAAATCCAATATGTTTCTCCGTTTATTGTGTCAAAGTCTAATAGTCAATACTCGCAAGGCTCGCCGCATTCACAGGGCTCGCTAGTATCTTCTTCGCAGCCTCCTCAGCAGCAAGACGCATCACAGGCAGGACTTGCCGTCTCTATGTAATTATTAATTATTAATCCTTTTTATAACTTCTCTAAAACATTATTATAGAAATAGGCTACGAGTGTTTCCCAGCGATAATGTTTTAGAATGTTCTCTCGTCCTTTTGTCCCGTGCTTATTAGCCAATTCAGGGTTGCTAAAGTATTTCCAGAATGCCTCAGCGAAATCGTGAGGGTCGGTTATTTCCGCCTTGCCTCCTATGCCCGTGCTCTTATTATCTAGGTATTGATAGATGGTAGAGCGGATAGGCGTAGAGTTATTGTCGGTTAAATACTCACGAATGCCTCCTACAAAAGCCGATACCTGCGGTTTCCCTAGAGCCAAGCATTCAAACACAGTTAGTTCGTATCCGCCGCCATTACAGTTATTACACCCGACATCGCAGCAATTATAGAGGATGTTAATCTCTTTGTCTGACAACTGCTGAGGGTTCGCTACTTCTATTATAGTATTTTTAACATATTCAAAAGGCACATTCCTAAACTTCACCTCGTTCTCTAGCACATCCATTAAATCCCAGTAAGCATCTATGCTGGTTCCTATAATCAGTTTAACAGGTCGCTTGGTATGCTTGTTGGTCGTAATATTGCTCTTCTTGTTTAGCACATTAACCGCATAGTGCCGTTCTACAAACTCCACCCACGCAATTATAGTGTGGTCCCAGCACTTGCGAGGCTGGTTCCTATTAAGATTTAAAACCATAAAGGCGTCATCTTCGTAATTGAAGAAGGTGCGTGCTATATTCGTCGGTATCGGGTAATATACATTCGTGTCAAACCCGTGAGGGAAACTATACATAGGCATACTTCCTTTAATCCCTAGTTTCCTTGCGATATCCATCCAATATGGCGTGAAAGCAATTATACCGTCAGCGTAGGTATTCAGCAACGCTATATAATCCTTCTTTTGGTAAGGATACACCTGATCCATATAAGAGATTATCTTAAATTTATCCTTGTGTGTCCCGCATTCATTCATTATATTACCGATTAACGCTGAGGTAACCACATTATCATTAAAGATAATGATGATGTCCTGAGGATTTTCCTTGAGATATTTGCTAATCTCTAACTCACCGAAGCCATTTCTTCGGGGGTTCTCTGTCGCCATCGCATCGTGTATTTTAACGGACGCTGGTATATCATTACGAACCGCATAACTGTCGGCACATTTAATATTCTGGAACCCATAGACGGTTAATTCAATATCTTCATAAATACCTAGATACTTAGAGATATAATAGACGACCTTGGAGTATCCGTTGCTGGCTCCAATAGGATATGTGCCGCATAACATTATGCGTCTTTTGCCGTTCTTAGAAGGATACCACCAATCGTTATTTGTAGGCGTCACAGGCGTCGCTACCGCCGTCGCTTTCTTGTTATCCGCTATAGTTTCTTCGCCGACATCAATAGATTTAGAGAATAGACTAGATAGGTTTAATGACATTTTATAATATATATTATAAATATTATGTAAATCTTATATAAATCTTTCTATATAAATTATATTTTTTAAAAGTAGTATTAAAGAATAACTTGATATTGATGACATCTCTATTAAATGTAGGTTATGGAACTACAAACCCTAAGAAGTTAATTCATTTAGTACAGAATAATGTCGCATTAAGATTACAGGATATTCGCACAACAGGAGACAGGACAGCAGGCGTTGAGTTTATGAATGGAGGAGGCGATGTCTTCTCTTCAAATAACTATGAGACTGATTGGCGTATCATAAACTCTAACGCTTTATTTTGTATCCAGAGCGGAGCCAGTAATATTACAAATAATGTTATGAACTTTACGAGTTTAGGGAATGTAGGGATAGGCACGACGCAGCCGAGGTCAAGATTAGATGTCGTGGGGGATATGACTATAACTGGAGATATAATCCCTAGCAGCAACAGTATTTACAACTTAGGCACCTCGTCTAATAAGTGGAAGGACTTGTATCTCTCAGGCAATAGTATTTTTTTAGATAATACAGTGATATCTAGCGATAACAGTTCTAACCTTAACATCAAGGATACTGTGGGTAATTTTAAGAATATCAATATAAATACTTTACAGTTGAACGATAGCGGAAAACAGATGGTGCTAGCACTTGATACTTCAGGAAGGCTCACATACACGAACGCCTCTAATATAACCTCGTATGCTATAACGACTACTAATATCGCTTCGGCAAATCTGGATAGTTCTATTTTAAGTGTGGATAAAGGCGGGACTGGCGTAGGCACCTTTGCGATAGGAGAACTATTGATAGGTAATGGAGCATCTAACATTCTACAGAACGCTAACCTTAAATGGGATAATACGAATAGTCGGCTGGGTGTCGGGACAGCGACCCCTTCACAAAGAGTTCATATAGTTCATCCTACAAATAACCTAGTAAGGATTGAGACGGATACTGATGAACCATCTCAAGTATCAGGGATAGAGTTTGGTATTCCCTCGTATTCGTCAGCGACACGAAGCAAAATAACATCAACGACCTATTCTGGAGATGCTAGCGATTTACAATTTTATACTTCTTCGTCAAATGCGTCATCTACAGCACGACTTATGATAACATCAAATGGAAATGTAGGAATAGGAACCACCACAAACCTATCAAATAGGCTGAATGTGGATGGAACAGTTAGTGCTACCTTATTTTCGGGAACTGGTAGTAATTTAATAGACATTCCTATATCGGGTATTACGGATTTACAAATAACCTTAGATACTAATGCGACGAATGCGAGCAACTACATTCTAACCACGAGCAACCTCATATCAAAGAGAATTACTGATTTAACAACGGATATGATAACAGAGAACCTAAGTGCCGCTAATAAGTTTATAGTGAATAACAGATATAATAATAGTCTAGAGGTTAATGGTTCTTTAACAATCAATTCTAATTTAATAGTGCTAGGTGATACCACGCAACTTGACACTATCGCATATACTACTGAGAGGCTTGAGGTAGTGAATGCTAACAATACCACGACGGCTTTAATGGTTAAGCAGAATACCACAGACAGCGACATCTTTGTTGCTTCTAATATTAGCACAGCGGTATTTAGGATAGCAAATAATGGAGACACTCATATTAACGGCGCTGGTGTTTATAAAAGGAATGATAGAGATGTTATATGGGATACTAGCAATTACATTTTAACGGCTAGCAATAACCTTATAAACAAAGTTAGAGAGAATGATGAGAACTCTAGTAATTACATTTTAACTGCTAGCAACAATCTTATAAACAAGGTTAGAGAGAATGACGAGAACTCTAGTAATTACATTTTAACTGCTAGCAATAACCTTATAAACAAGGTTAGAGAGAACGACGAGAACTCTAGTAATTACATTTTAACCGCTAGCAATAACCTTATAAACAAAGTTAGAGAGAATGATGAGAACTCTAGCAATTACATTCTTACTGCTAGCAATAACCTTATAAACAAAGTTAGAGAGAATGACGAGAACTCTAGCAATTACATATCAATCACAAGCAAGAATGCTAGCAACTACATCTTAACTGCTAGCAATAACCTAATAAATAAAGTTAGAGAGAACGATGAGAATGCTAGCAACTATATCTTAACTGCTAGTAATAACCTTATAAACAAGATTAAAGAGAATGACGAGAACTCTAGCAACTATATCCTAACCACGAGCAACCTCATATCAAAGAGAATTACTGATTTAAGGACTGATATGATAACTGAGAATATAGATGCCTCTAACAAATTTATAGTTAATAATCTTTATAATGATGATTTGTCTATTAATGGTTCTTTAACTATCAGTTCTAACTTAATAGTACTAGGTGATACCACGCAACTTGACACTATCGCATATACTACTGAGAGGCTTGAAGTTGTAAATGCTAACAATACTACGACGGCTTTTATGGTTAAACAAAATACCCTAGACAGCGACATCTTTGTTGCCTCTAATATGACTACGACTGTCTTTAGAATTGCTAATAATGGTGATGTGCTTATTAGTGGCGGTGGTAGCGCCGGCGTTTATAAAAGGAATAATAGAGATGTTATCCTTGATACCAGCAATTACATTTTATCTGCTAGCAATAACTTAATAAACCATCTTAAAAATAATGATAATAATACGAATAGTTATATCTTAACCTCCAGTAATAACCTTATAAATAAAGTTAGAGAGAATGACGAGAATGCTAGCAACTATATACTAACCGCTAGTAATAACCTAATAAATAAAGTTAGAGAGAATGATGAGAACGCTAGCAATTACATCTTAACCTCCAGTAATAACCTTATAAACAAAGTTAGAGAGAATGACGAGAATGCTAGCAATTACATCTTAACTGCTAGCAACAACCTTATAAACAAGGTTAGAGAGAACGACGAGAATGCTAGCAATTACATCTTAACTGCTAGCAACAACCTTATAAACAAGGTTAGAGAAAACGATGAGAACTCTAGTAATTACATATCAATCGCCAGTAAGAATGCTAGCAACTATATCCTAACCGCTAGCAATAACTTAATAAATAAAGTTAGAGAGAATGACGAGAATGCTAGCAACTACATTTTAACTGCTAGCAATAACCTTATAAACAAAGTTAGAGAAAACGATGAGAACTCTAGTAATTACATTTTAACTGCTAGCAATAACCTTATAAACAAGGTTAGGGAGAATGATGAGAACTCTAGTAATTACATCTCAATCGCAAGTAAGAATGCTAGCAACTATATACTAACCGCTAGTAATAACCTAATAAATAAAGTTAGAGAGAACGACGAGAATGCTAGCAATTACATTTTAACCGCTAGCAATAACCTTATAAACAAAGTTAGAGAGAATGATGAGAACGCTAGCAACTATATCTTAACCGCTAGCAATAACCTTATAAACAAAGTTAGAGAGAATGATGAGAACTCTAGTAATTACATCTCAATCGCAAGTAAGAACGCTAGCAACTATATCTTAACCGCTAGCAATAACCTTATAAACAAAGTTAGAGAGAATGATGAGAACGCTAGCAACTATATCTTAACCGCTAGCAATAACCTTATAAACAAGGTTAGGGAGAATGATGAGAACTCTAGTAATTACATCTCAATCGCAAGTAAGAATGCTAGCAACTACATCTTAACCGCTAGCAATAACCTAATAAATAAAGTTAGAGAGAATGATGAGAATGCTAGCAACTATATCTTAACAGCCAGTAATAACTTAATAAATAAAGTTAGAGAAAACGATGAGAACTCTAGCAACTATATCTTAACTGCTAGCAATAACCTTATAAACAAAGTTAGAGAGAATGATGAGAACTCCAGTAATTACATTCTAACCGCTAGCAACAACCTTATAAACAAGGTTAGAGAGAATGATGAGAACTCCAGTAATTACATAGAAATCGCAAGTAAGAATGCTAGCAACTACATCTTAACTGCTAGCAACAACCTTATAAACAAGGTTAGAGAAAACGATGAGAACTCTAGCAATTACATTCTAACCACTAGCAATCTCATATCAAAGAGAATTACAGATTTAAGGACTGATATGATAACAGAGAATATAGAAGCCTCTAATAAGTTTATAGTGAATAATAGATATAACGATGACTTAGAAGTTAATGGCTCTTTAACTATCAATTCTAATTTAATAGTGCTAGGTGATACCACGCAACTAGATACCATCCTATATACTACTGAGAGGCTTGAGGTGGTGAATGCTAACAATACCACAACGGCTTTTATGGTTCAGCAGAATAGCACTACTAGTGATATCTTTGTTGCTTCTAACATTAACACAGCGGTCTTTAAGATAGCAAATAATGGCGATGTGTATATTAAAGGAAATACAGGGATAGGCACCACGCAACCACAGTCAAAGTTAGATGTTGCTGGTAATATGACTATAAGCGGCGATATGACTATAAGCGGCGATGTTATTCCTAGCAGTAATACCTTTTATAACTTAGGAACGCCAACTAATAAGTGGAAGGACTTGTATTTATCTGGAAACAGTATCTTTTTAAATAATACAGTATTATCAAGTGATGATGGTGCTGACTTGAGTATCAAGGATACTACAGGCTCTTTAAAAAGTATGAGTATAAATACCGTTCAAGTATCTGGTGATGTGCAGATTATAGGAGAAGGATATTATATAAAGAATGACCGAGATGTTATCCTTGATACTAGCAACTATATCCTAACCACTAGTAATAACCTTATAAACAAAATTAAAGAGAACGATGAGAACTCTAGTAATTACATACTAACTGCTAGCAACAACCTTATAAACAAAGTTAGAGAGAATGATGAGAATGCTAGCAACTATATCTTAACCTCCAGTAATAACTTAATAAATAAAGTTAGAGAGAATGATGAGAATGCTAGTAATTACATTCTAACCGCTAGCAACAACCTTATAAATAAAGTTAGGGAGAATGATGAGAACTCTAGTAATTACATTCTAACTGCTAGCAACAACCTTATAAACAAAGTTAGGGAGAATGATGAGAATGCTAGCAACTATATCTTAACTGCTAGCAACAACCTTATAAACAAAGTTAGAGAGAATGATGAGAATGCTAGCAACTATATCTTAACTGCTAGCAACAACCTTATAGCCAAAGTTAGAGAGAATGATGAGAATGCTAGCAACTATATCTTAACTGCTAGCAACAACCTTATAAATAAAGTTAGAGAGAATGATGAGAACTCTAGTAATTACATAGATATAGCAAGTAAGAACGCTAGTAATTACATTCTAACCACTAGTAATAACTTGATAAACAAGGTTAGAGAGAATGATGAGA